TTCAATCATCTATCCCAACTTACAAATAATTGCGGAGTTTTAATACGAGTGTCAATACTACTATCAAGAACAAAACAAGTATATCCTTTATTAGAGAAGCATTCAACAAGGTTAGTTGATATTTCTGGAAATCCTGGATCAATATCAATAACTAAACTATAATAACCACGTTGAGCTTTAGATTCAACGAGTTCACTTATAGTTTTTACATATTTGTTGAATATTTGATCCTCATCCATAGGCTCACCATACTTAGTAAGTGAATATGCACGTACTGCAGTAAATTCTTTCTTTGCAGTAAATTCTTTAATTGTATCTTTAATGCTCATTTTAACTTTACAACTGTTTGATTAATACCTCCAGGTCGTGTAGTAGCTTGTTTATAACTTTCTGGTTGTTTATCCCACCATTCTTTTGCGGCTTTAAGTGCTGCTAATTTCTTCTTATATTTCATCGTACCAACTGTCTAAAATAAACTTAAATTCAAGAGTCCATCCTGATTCATCATCGTCATCTTCCAAAAATCTTGCAGTAGTTTCAATACCACCACAAGAAATAGTATAATTTTCTTTGTTATAAAGAGCTTGAATAGCTACTTCCTCTAATTGTTCTCTAGTACGTTGCTTAAGTTCATCAACTGTTGGAGTTCTACCATAAGGTGCCCAAGTCCAATCGACGCATACCATAGCCTTATGGATTTTTTTCCAATCTACCTCCTCAACAATCTTTTCTATGCAGTTTTGTAATCTCAACTGCAAGTCTGTCAACTTCGTCATTCTTTTCATTTCCATCGTGTCCTTTAACGTGTTTAAAAATTACTTTGTGTTTAGTAACAAGGCTATCTAATTCAGCCCATAAATCTTCATTGCAATTACGTCTCCAACCAGCCATCATTGTTCCTACAACATACATAGAATCTGTATATATAAGAACAACGGATGGAACTTTGATGCTATGTAAGGCTAATATACACGCCATTTGTTCCATCCGTTGATTTGTTGTATTAGAAAAAGGTTTACTAAACGTACAAACTTTTTCTCCTTTGTTGTTGAAAATTGTAAATGCAATTCCTCCGATATTATTTTTCGGAGAATATGCTCCATCTGTATATACTATATAATCAATCATCATTAGTATATAAATAAGCAATTAAATAAATTACTATAATCCCAATTGCTGCAATTAAGATGTCTTCCACTGTTCCAAATCTCGCATTAAAGTTTCTATACTTTTATCTATACAATCCGAGTATTTGGTTTCACCTTTTTCTTCAAAACGTCTTTTTAACACAGTCAATCTACCAATATTAGATATACAAGATTCTAAATCATAGTTATTTTCGGAGCTTATTAATGACGCAAGCATTAGATTAATTAATTCTTCAGATCTAGCCATAAGTTTACAATTAACGTTAATCTTGAAATACAGATAATCTCCAAACCCACGTTCTTGATTATATTTCTTATCTACCCAATCTGGAACGTATCCTTCTTGTCTAATTATAACATCATCATCTATAATTTCATATACTCCTAAATCTTTAACTTTAGTAAATATTGTATCATAAAATTGTACATATTCTTGAATACTAGAACTAATTTCCTTTCCCTCTTTATATAAATTAATTGTTCCAGATTCAATACAATCAGTGTCTAGATTTATAAGTATATCTTGTAATCCTATATAAGTCGGATCAATCGCGTTTATTCTTAGATACATTGTCCCTTACTAATTTAATTCCACGTTTAGTTAAAAATTCATCTTTGAAACTAGGACCTAAATCTACATACTTACTTTCAGTTAATTCTAAATTATCAAATTTCTTAGAATTAATAATGTCAATAAACTCATCTACTCCGATTTTGCTATCTGCTTTAAACCATACTTCTACTATATTACTTTCACAACTTCGATCAAACTTACAATGTATATAATCGTTATGAAAGAAATAAATTTTATCATTTAGTTTCATCGTAAGCATTAACTCAGTATTAGTATTAAACTCGGGGAATACTGTACATAAGTTTCGAAGTTGTTTAGATTCTATCTTAACCACACCATAACTTTTATCAAAATTAATCCCTTTGTGTGCCTCTAGAATTTTAAATTCTTTAATATCTATATTTCTACTTCTAGACCAATGGTTTTGCATTGTTGCCCTAGCTTTTAGCAAATCCAAATGCTTATAGTCTGGCATACCATATTCTTTAGCGTAATTTAGATACCACAAAATAGATTCCCAATAGTTTTCAGCCATATCTATTTCAGTACAGTCATTCCTACTATATGTAATAGGTGCATTTACCTGCATACTAAATTGCCAGCAAGTTCTATAATTTTTACCAAAGAATATAATAAAATGTCCAGGATGTTCGTAACGTGGACTGTTATATTTATCTTTCCATCCAATATCCCAACTTATAATACTTATTGGCCACCATTTAGGCATAAAATTTCCCCATTTTAAAACCTCTGTGCTTGCAAATGGCCAAAGTCCTTTTTGTTCATAATCATCATATTCTCCAAATTCAGTTACTTTGTGTCCTTTAAATTTAAAAGTTGGTCCAAAATAGAATTTAAATCTAGGACGCTTAAACCATTTTCTAGCTTTCCACCAAGTGGCAAATGGACATTGGAAAGATGCAAAATGTCTAGTATCTCCCAAATGTAATGCCATAGTTTCTTTATTATAGCTTATTAGTTTCATATTGTTTAATTTTTTTATCTTCAATATTTCCTTCTCTAGCGTCAAGTTGCTTAGTATTTCCATATTCGTCAACAAAATCATTGATGTCCATATAGTCAATACCGAAATTTTCGGCAGTTCTCTTGTCGCTGTCGGAGAATTGCCCGTCTTTCCCGCTTGCGTCGCCAACCATTAGACAGTCTTTTTTACATTCTGATTGGAATGAAGCAAAATAACGAAACAGCAGATCTTGCAACATACCAACATTCGGTTTTCTGTTTTTATAGTTCTTGTTGTTAGACGAGCAATACAAGTAGTCTACATAATCGCATTCACAATATTCAGATAATGCGCTTTTTATGTATTCCATCTTACGTATAAAACTGAGTTCATCTATAAAACCATTTTCTATACCACCCTGATTTGTTGCTATAAAAATACATTTAGGAGACATGTTCTTTATTGCTTCAAGCACGTCAAACTTGAAACGCATATCCCAAACTCCTTTAGGGAATACTTCTCCACTGACTGTATCTATTAGCGTTCCATCAAGATCGCAGAACAATATTTTATATCTTTTCTTTTCCATATATTTCTTATTATTAAACATTTATTTTCTTACTTTTAGATGCATATATCTACTTAACAAAAAGGAGAGCCTATTTTTAGACTCTCCAAATAAAGTAAAAATAAGTCTTAATTACAATGAAAAGAGGCTTCTTCCAGGCACGATCTGGAGTTTCAGGGTTACAAATCCTGTGTAATAACCAACTATACTAAGAAGCCTTATAGACAACTCGCCAATTACATACTGTAAAAGGTCTGTTGTCTCTTATAAATTAATTATTAAAAGTTTCCTAAATACTCGGTTAATAATTTGTTTAATAATTAATCCTTGATTCGATAAATGACTACCTTACAAGGGTTATTAAAACCTTTCATATCTCTTGTAAATAAAAAGTCTATCGCTTTACGAAGTCTTGGTGCCATTTTATCTTTAACAATCCATTCTCCCCGTAGGACAGGATTGTTACTTTCTACACGGATCTTATCTCCCATTTTAAAACCGTGCTTTTTGAACATATCGTGGGATAACGCTACCCATCTATGTTCTCCGCTTCTAACTTTTTGGTTGTTAATGCGATCGCCACTCGCAGTTCTCCAACCACAATTATGTCCAGCATAATATTTGGTTGCTCTTACTGTATGGTTAGCACTAATTTCCATTGAACAAATGAATGTCACTAGAATGAAAATCAATACTTTTCTGAATATTCTTTTAATTTTTATCATATCGAGTTCTCCTTTCACTTTTGTGAGCATTTAGGATATAACACAATTCGTGTTTTAATACAAACACTAATATAATAAAAAAATCATTCATAACCAAATGATTTTTATCAAACTTTCATTATCGTTTTATATCCGCAATTTTTACAAGTATAAGTATATTGGTCAACGTCTTTATTATCACAAATATAGTGGAAATGATAACAGGACATATAATTCCCACATTTGGGACATTTCAAGTCATCTTTTTCTTTCTTTAATTCCATTATAAAGATAAAAATAACCAATACTACTATGGGAATTATATATCCTATCATTTCTAATCTTCTTTATCAGCAGTATACCAACTATCTTCGTTGATTTCTCCGTCATAATAGTCCTTATAAGTATAATCCCATTCATCATCATTATTCTTATAAACACTATCATCTACTTCAAAATCTTGTCCCCAATGCTCCTTTACAGTATTAGGGTTACTAGTTGGAGCTTGCATTATAGTCCAACGAATAGAACATTCATCTCTATTTCGTCTATAAAAGCCAAGAAAATCATTAATTAAACCATAAACTTTCTCGGCATTTTCTTCTCCAATTAATTCTGGAAGTTTTTCAGTTTCTTCTGCACTACGAGTTTTTTTACCTTCCCCAAATATATCTTTATAAACAGTACGATGTCCTCCGTTTTTGAACAAATCAAGAAGCCAATTGAAATATTCATGCATTTGATCATTTGCGTTATATGCTTCTAGATAACTTTCAATAATTTGAGTTTCTACTTGATTAGGAAGATAATGCCATTCATAACAACGATCTTTCTCTTTATCAAAGGTACCGTCTTTATATTTGGCAATATAATCATCAATATCCACTGGAGGTTGAGCACGCATATACATTTCCTTTAACATTCTATGGCATGCCTCTTCAATAATATCGCTTCTACTAATATAATGTTTCATAGTTCTTTAAATTGTGGTGTTAAATTATCATAAGTTTCTACACTCTCATCGTAAAAACAATCTTTACCTCGCATAGCAATACCCAAATTGCTAAGGATTTGCCCAAATCTCCAATCTGGATATTTGTCTATCATTTTACTAATAACGGCAAGAATCTTTTTATTATATTCCTGCCGTCTCTTAATCATTTCGTGTACTGTCATAATTATTTTAAGTTTTAAAAATTAGATTCTAAAGTAGGAGCTTTAACATACTTAAACTGGTTTTTAATAAGTAGATAAGAATTATATAATTTTTCTCCAACTTTATCTTTTTTATATTCTTTATCAATATATCCTGAATCTAACTCAATTCGTAACTTTTTTAATCCGGATTTTAATGTTATTATGTCGTTTTCACTTATTGGAACATAAAAAATACAATAATTTAAATTATATATATGGTTTCCTATTACCTGTAAATTATATTTATTATTACTAGATGATAATGTACTTAAATTTAACACGTTATTATTAAATGTTTTAATCAGTACTTTTTTACTATTTTCTGAAATGTTTGAAAATCCGTTTATTCTTATTATAAGCGTGTAATCAACATCTTCCGTATTATAAGAATATCCACGCAAACCAAAAATATAGACTTTAGTATCTGTAAAATTTCTTGCAACAATTGCTGATGTTTCAACTACTCTTAAATCATCTTGCATCTCATCTGCTACTATTTTTTGAGCATAAGAAAAGATACTTATCAATGAAATAAGTACTGTTATTAAAATTTTCTTCATAATTAAACAATTTAAAAATTAATAGTAGCGCAGGTGGGTAATGCTCCCACTATCTCCGGCTTATAAGGCTGGTGCTTTTACTGTCTAAGCTACTGCGCAATATAACTTAGAGTTATTAAGCTCTAAGTTAATGTTTTTACCAGTTAAACGAATAGTTCAACTTAGTAGGAAAAGCAGGATTCATATCAGTAACATTTCCAGTAACAGCATCTACGTAAATTTGAGCTTCTGAATTACCAAAGATGTACTGAGGATTGCAATCCTTAGGACCGATTTCCTTACGCAACACACACTGACGACTGTGAGGCTTAGGAAGATTAGTTGCCATCATCTTAGCATAAGCTTCCTTGAAGGTAACTTTAATTGCATCATTGTTCATCGGCATGTCCTCAATCCAAAAATCATGCTTAACATCAACTTGTGTACTATCACCAACGTGAGTATACATAATTACATGAACATCAAATGACTTGCTACTCTTCTGTTCGAGAACTTGGAAGATATTAGAAATACCAACAACGGAATCATTAGTATTCTCACTATCCATATACTCATTCATAACAATACAAGTCTCAAACCACTTGTAATCCTTGCCATAGGTAAGATACATATTCTCTTTGTCCATAGCAATTGCATTCTCAACATAATTTACTGAATTAGTAACTGTTGAATCGTTAGTAATAGAATCATTACCGACAACCTTCTTGTCAGCACAGCCTGTGCAAGAAACAAAGGCCATACTACATACGATGGCCATCAATAACATAAACTTTTTCATAAAAATAAATTTGAGTTAATAATAAAAATTATCTAAGGCTTGGTGTTACAAATATAGTAAATTAAACTGATTAAAAAACTTAAATAGTTCAATCTTTGATATTAAGTTTTATACGCCAAAATATTACGTATAAAATAAACATTGTCAATACACATTGCCAATATTGAACTGTAAATAATGTTGGAAACCAACTTACCAAAGCATAATTCCAAAACCAATAAACTAACAGTCCAGTAATACAAGCAAAGATTAATTTAATAGTAAACGCTATTAATAAAATGACTGTAATTCCAACACAGCCATATCCGAGATTTTCTTTTAAATCATTCATAATTAACTAAATTCTACACTTGTACTAAAACGTAATCCGTCACTATAAAAATCATGCTGATAAATACTATTAAAAGTAAATCCTAAATCTTTCCACATTTTTTGTCTTTCAGTTTCTGGATATTCGGAATGTCTACTTTCATCCTTATATTTTTCAGCATATGATTCAGAATCAAGTCCATCTTTATTAAATGCCCAGTCTAGAAATTCTTCCTTATCTTGAATGTCACCATATTCATCTACTAGAATATTTTCTGGACGCATAATAAATTCCCGAATAGATTCTTTTGTAAGTTCGTATACCTTATCATAAGTAGAAGATGTAACAGTAATTTTTTTACCATTATCTGTATAATTGTAGTTAGGTATTTCAATAATGTTAGGATTCCATAAGAATTTCCAACCTATACTATTTTTACCTATATGTATTACTCTACCATTTAGATTAAACGGTGTACGTTCATCATATAGTTCGTCTACTAGGTCCTTAATTTCTTGATAGTTTACATCCTGATTATCAAGAGTGTCTTCAATCAATGATACTAATCTATTAACGTCATTAACTAAAGGTTTTTGCTTAATGTAATAATTAGTTCCCATTATCAAATATTTTATTATAGTTATCTGTTTAATAGTATTTTTCTATATACCATTTTGCTGCATTTTCTGCTTCCTCTTTCGAGTTCCATTTTTGTCTGCCAAATTCATCGGTAATATCTTCTTTGTTTACCTTGGCATACCAGTGTTTACCACCTTCCCACTGGATGAATCTCACATCATCTAATGTTGGTTTCTTAAAATCTGGATATTCTAATTTATCACTATAATATGTTTCAACAATTTCAAAATGCGGATTTTTTAATGTGTATCCGAATTGACGAACTCCATCTTCAACATAGACGACATTACCATTAGCAATGTCTTTAAGCCTATTATTGATTGCTGTTAATAATAATTCATTAGCAGTATCAAATAGAGCTAATGGCGAAGAACGCTTAAATCCTTTAATCTCTGTAATAGTTTCTATCGAAGAAGCAACCTCGTTTGTGGCATGAGCCATTATCCCACCATATTTAAAAATTGCTTCTACAGCATCGTGTGCAGCACTATTAAATCCCTCTTGCATCGTTGGTTTGAAGAACTTCTCAGCGTGCTCTATAACTTGCTTTACAGTTTTTGCTGCAAACCACCATTTATGGCTTTCTTCACCTGTAGTTAAAGATTTAAATCGTACAAATTCGTATTCTTTCATGTTATAAATCCAGCGCAGACAGGTGTGTCGGCTGTGGCAGGTGGCGTGACCGCATGCTGCGATGTCGTTGTTGTGTCGTGTCATTGCTTGCCTCCTTTCTTGTATTCAAATGTTTCCATCGCCTTTTCAAATGCCGCTTTAGTTTTATACCACTTGCCATCAATGCGGTATTCTCTGCGAACCTTTCCCGTTTCAAATTCGCTAATTCGCTCAGTTATATCGCAAATGGCAAGCCGTCCGCTATCGTCCACATATATTGTCTGATATTGGTCGCTCATTGACAGATGCGATGCAAAATGGAATTGTATCTTTTTTAATTCTTCTTTAGTCATTTTCTAATGTATCAATGTCTTGAGTTGTGTGATCCAATAATTCTTTGTATGAATTTAGTTCAGACTCACATACCGGGCGAGTATTCTCTATTGTGGATTTAATCCATTTCCACTCGTCAAACGTGATAACATTTTTACTGCCATATCTTTCAAATAAACTAGCTTCATCAAGATATTGTTGATATAATTCTTCCTGTGTCATATTTTTCTCGTTTTAATTTTCCTGTTCAAACTCTTTACAGGTCATTGCAGTTTCCACAAAGTCATCATCAGGAATTATAATAGGCTCGTCTCCGCCGCAATCTTCGTGAAGATAACACGACACGGCATGGTGATTATATTTCTTGCTCTTGCAAATATAGTGTCCGCATTGGCAATTCTCGCAACTTCTAACGATTCCCCATTGGTCTTGGTCCGTAATATCAAAGTTAGTTGTATCACCATAGTATGTGGTATCATCAACACTTTCAATGACAACGTGACCAAGTGATTTATCAAACCTGTTATACACCTCATCACCGGTCTTGAAAATCGGTTTAATAGCTTTAAGCGCTTTTGCTTTTTCAAGCCAGGTAAGAATATCACTTACGTTAACATTCCAACAATGGCTTTTGGTTCTTTCCCAATCTCTAAAGAAAGCTATGAGCGTTTTTCTTATTCTTTCATCCTCCGACTCTTTGAGTTCTGGAAAATTGTCTTTTACCCAATTTTGAATACCTTCATCAGAAGGATTCACTTCTTGTAAGAACTTGACAGCCTCTAAAGCTTTCTTGTATTTCTGTTCGTAGTTATTCATAATCATATAATATTAAATCATACTTTATACCCAATCTTGTTGCAAGTGCTTTAACTGATTGTATAAACACTTCTTTCTTATTTTCAAGGTTAAAATAGTATTCATATTTTCCTTCGGGTAAGTCTTTAGCTGTCTCCCAAAGTTGTGCAAGTCTCTCACGTTCATCCTTAGATAAATCATCATAATTACCTAAATCAGAATGTCGCATATCCTCAGCTTTTTCAAGACAAAAATTTGAAACTCTTTCAGGTTTTACAGTAGCGATACCACTGAACACCCCATCACAATAGTTCCATTCATTGTTTTCTATGTATAGATAATTATTTTCCATATACTTTAATTGTTTAAGTCATAAACATTTTCATTTGGTAATATCATTATACCAAAGAATCTGAAAGGGTAACTGTTTACTCTTTGCCACCATATATTCTCAGACACAGAAGTGAAATGATAACATTTAAATTTGCGATATACGGGTGACCATATTATTTTGCATACCCATGCCTTTTTGCCAACACAAAAAGCTGGCCAATTATTCCTATGCAAAGCCAATCCAAAAAGTTTCATATTATTAATCTTTATAAGGATTATTTTCTTCTATTAATTCTTGTTTAACGTTAAAGACATTACATTCTTTAGCTGTTTTAGTATAATTGCCAATATATCCACCATCTATATCTTTATCCAATATTGAACAGTGACCACTAGCAGCATGTAATCCATATCCCATAAAATATACACAGTAATTACAAGCTTTTACCTTCTCTAAATCTGCATATATGTCACCATTTGTTCCATGTCCTACTTTAATCCTCATAAGGATTATTTTCTTTTGTTACTACAAGAAAACTATCCTCCGCTGCTCCAAAGAATAGGTCTTCCGCAATACTTACATTTTGATTTAAAGTTAGTCCCACCTGTATAAGTGATTTTATCTTCAGGTATATGCCAATCTAATTTGTCGCACTTGAATTTAGAAAATAATCGTTTCATAAGCTAAAATCTTTTTTAAATTTATCGATAAGCATATCAGGTGTAGGAAATGTATTTTTCACCCACGTTATGATCTTATCGGTATCGAGTTTCTTTGACTCGATCTTCTTCAACTCCTTGTTTTCAGCGTCTTGGATAGTCCAAAGATGAAAGTGTTTATCTACATAAGATATATTGTCATCTACTATATTACCATCTTGTGATTGGAGTGTATAATCCAAAGGATTTACAACTACTATTTTCCAAGTATAATCACCATTAGTAATCCACTCACCTTCATGAAACTTCGATTCATCATTATCCACAGACTTTTGCGTCTCTTTAGTAATAGCAGCACGATAACCTTTTAGTTCAGTCAACCATTCAGCTAACTGTTTATGTTCTTTACCGCAGATTGTGTCATTACAAGACTTTTCCTTGCAATGTTCAATAGCCTCATCAAGGGTCATTAATGTTTCCATCTTGCAGGTTTGGGAGGAATCCGGCACCTTCTGCTTACCTTGGTTCTCAAGCCAAGTAATCATGTCTTTTTGATTTTGTTTATTAAGAACTTCTGATGATTGTTTGACAAGTTCAATTATACTTTTCCTTATTTTCTCATCTTTTGGTTCTTTGAATTCAGGAAAAATAGCTTCAAAAATATCTTGGCGTGTAACCATTTCTGTCGCTGGTGTGTGCCTAATATAATCAAGTCCTCTTTTAATAGCCTCGTCATAGGCTTTTGCTTTTTGTTCTGTTGTCATAATTTAATTTGTTTTTAATTATTTGCTTAACTGAATTAAGAATTTGTTCAAACCTTTCAACTATATATTTCTCAGGGAGTATCAGTTCAAATTTTTCCAACCCTTTAGAATAATAGCATATACCAGAAATAAGAACAATATCATGAATATTTCCTACTTTTAACATTGTAGTTATATTTCCTTCTTGTTTATAAAATCTTTGGTTATAAGGATAAGTACTATCAAAAAATTCCCCTAGACATTCTATAAAAGTAATTGGTTTATCTTTTGTTATATTTTTATAACCAAGGCTTTCAAAATTAATCATAATCACGAAATTTTATTCAACAGCTACATAAATCTTATTATTAGCAATATCTAACAACCAAGGTTCAAGATACTTAATAGCCTCTTCTCTATCCAAAGATGCCTTATCAATTTTCCACCGTTTAATAAGTGGACTGAAAAGACCTACATCGAAATATATGTCATATACTTCAGGTTCAGTTCCTTCTTCATATTGTCCTTTAGCAAATCTTCTTACTATTTTTATATTAGTCATAATTACAAAACTTTTTGTTCGTGCAACTTGATAATCATTTCATAACTAGACTAGTCACTTGAATCAACCTTATATTCTAGATAATCTTTCCAGTTCTTGCCTTTCTCGGTTAGCAATTCCTTGGCCATGTTAACCGCCAACCATTCGGCATTACACATCCCGTTGGCGTATCCAAGATAGCCAACTTTCGGGCAATCGTCTTTGCTGCCCTGAAACTTTGTTGTAAATACCCAGTATGCTAACCTATCCATTGGCTCTATGAATTTCTCGTTTTCCATATATCGCTAATGTTTTAAGTAGTTCTATTTCGGGGTTTGCTTTATAAACTCTATTACACAAAACAACGCATTCGATATCCGCCATTACAAATTTTATTGGATAAGATTTAGGACCATATCCAATTTTTATTTCTATATCATCTTGTAATTTGGATAAAATGTCTTTTAATTCTTTGACTGTCATTTTTTAGTCATTAATAAGATTTAAACGAAAATCAATCTTATCCATAATCCAATTGCAGGCAATCGCCATTCCATAGAAACATTTTCCTATAAGAAAGAACGGCAGCATAATGATAGTGTTTAAATAAAATAATATCTTTTTCATAATTTCAATCTTTATAGGGATTAAATTCTTCTGTACTTAACGCAAGACCTTTAGGAATAAGTCCACGGATATCGTAATGGTGTGAATATAGGTACTCAAGGTCCTCAGCATCAAACTTTATTCCTGCCTCGAACGCCTTTCGCTTCTCGTCAATCTCAAGGCATTTGAGCTGATGCTCAAGCCTAGTGGCCCCAAACTCTTCGTATTCTTCGTCAGACATTGATGAAAGAGGACGGAGGTAGGGTTTAAAACGTATATAACTAAACCAATTATAGGCACCGACATCATCGGTATAATCTGGCAAATATACGAATTTAATTTCTTTAGAATTATTATCAAACCCTTGAAGAGTACCTAAAACATCTGCTGGACTGTCATCCACTTCATCATAGTGTTTAACTACACCAATAACTCCATACGGTAACCTTGCGCAAAGGTCTACCAAAAGCAGTTGTTTATCTTCTTGTGTCATATTTTATGGATTATAAATTCCTCTATTAATTAAATTGTTCATTTCTCTTTCAAAATATTCACATTGATATGGCAATACATTATCTATCCATTTATCTATAAGATGTCTATATTTTGTATGCCAATTCATTCGGCATCTCCATTCAAGGTATTTTTTAAGTTGATTTGTCATCTTTGCTCTATTATCCATATTTCAAACGCACCTATTATAGGTTTATATCTTGTTATATAATTATCATAAGACTCTTTATCAACTACAGTAAACCAGCTACTACCACATGGACAAGTATAATAATCAAATTTGTGATGAAACCAATAATGCATAAACATACATTTTATTTCTGCTTCATCTTCTCGTTCAAATCCTTTTACTTTTTTCCACAATCTTTTTGTGAAAAATTCGTAATGGTTAAAATAACCAACGAGATCAAAGAACCATTCAGCTAGCTCCTTCTCATTTTGAGTCATAGTTCAATCTCTTCTTCTTTTATTATTGGATAATTTTCTTGAATTTCAATTTCCTTTAACGCTTTCTTTAGAGCATTAATTGCATCTTCTTTAGAATTATACCATTCATGTAGTTCAGCATAACAATGCAAGCTCCCATCAAGTCCAATACCTTTCCATGGAAGATACCAACGTTTTTTACAAAGTACCTTATAGACAGTATATTCTTCTTCATCATAAAAGGTCTCTGATATTAATTTATATTTCATCGTTATTGTCTATTTTGTATCATGCGTTATTGACAATATTATAAATTCGTTCTAACATATCTATTGTGACATATCGTGAATCGAGTTTATTAACAATCTTCTCAATAAGCCTTTTTCTTCTTTCTTCTCCTGTCATAATTTATATTCATGTGGTAAGCACTCCTGCAAGAAAAATGCCTTTGATTCATCAGACATTGTGTTCCATTGTAAATATTCGCAAGACTTTAAATGAACAGGTTTTCCTTCATGTTGATAATTTGCAACACATTGCGTAAATCTATTTTCGCAATCTTCGAAAAATGCACATTCATCACAATGAATAGTATCTTCGCTAATTTTAATAAAGTCTTCCTTTGTCATAGTTTTACCTTTTTAATCTTGCTATACCATATCCTGAAAATCCTAGCACTGTCATAAAGTTTTCGCCATTTTCACCATCAATAAACATATCTTAATCTTCCTTTTCAAGTTTGGATACTCTGAAAGTGATAACTTCACAACCATCGTAGCGGCATATTGCAATCATGAGTTTTTTGAGTAATGCAAAAGTCTCGTCCTTTGTCAGGCTAAAATCGCTGACCTTGTGACCATCTTCGTAGAAACAAAGGTCTATCTTCTTATCGTTAATGTCTGTTGAAAATTCCATAGTTAGATAGTTATCTCCTTGTCAATCCCAGCCAACCGTAGAGCATGCTGAAGTTCATGGACATTAATAACGAACATTCTCCATGCCGGCAAACTACTCATTATTTCGTCAACTTTCACCTGCCATAAACCATCGGTATATTCCTTTATATCAAGGTAAGTATCACCAAAGAAATAAAAAAACCCGAATGAGTCGTATGTAAAGTTCTTCTCCAAGATTTCGGGTGTGATAGGAATAGGTTTAACATTGTTGTAGTAAACTATCATCACCGAGTTTTCGGTTTTCAATGACAGCTTGTGTTCACGTAGTTCTTTGACCTTACCGTTCTTGCCTTCACAAGCGGCCCAGTCATCTATCATCAAGTCTTTTGCTTCCATCAATTCATCATTAAATAATCCTTGATTAAATCTTCATTTTCTTCAAGAAACAAATCACGTTGATATACTGCATGAAACGATAAAAAGCGATATAATGAAAAATTAGTGCCTCGTTCAATATGATTTACCTCTCTAAAAATAGTATATTTTGCAAGATCAGAATTATTCCATTCATTATCAGTTACAGGACCTCCAAATCTTTCATCATTTGCCATAATTTGGCTGATTCTTGCCATTGCTAGTGCTGATTTAGCTAACTCTTTAGTAGCAAAAACATTGAAATTACATTTTACATTATCTCCTCTAAATGGAGCTAATTTGTTATCCATCATATAATAACCTGTAATTTTTGCTTTTGAATCATCTCTCCATCTTTTAATAACTGGTTTAAACTTTATACATTCAAAAGTACTATTCTCTTTATCAATTTCATATCCCTCAGGTGGAATAATTTTCATTTCTTTTTCCATAATTTTTTTTAAAATAATTCGGTTGGACACCATTTTAATGCAGCATCTACTGCTTCTTCATAAGTAGGGAATGTTGCTAAATCTATTTCTCTTTTGTTTTTACGATAGACTGTAAATCCATACTTTTCATTGTCTTCACAATCTTCGTCTTCATTATAATCAATTGTAATCACAATGCCTTGCTCTTCTCTTAACCACTTCATTGCAAGTGCTTGTGTGACAGTTGGGATATAGTCATCAAAAAATGTTCCATATTCCTCGTTAGTCATAGTCAGACATGCTTGATGGTCAGTCATTAGTTTGCCATCTTTGTTGACATACATAAATAAATGCTCACCCATCGAGAACCCATTTTCTTTAAGGAGTTTGGCTACCTCATACGAGCAGTAATCTTCAGTTATCATATCCCGAAATCTCTTTTAAATTTATTTACGAATTTATCAACTTCAACATCTTCAATCCAACCCTGACATGCTTGGTCGTTTAACCACTCAATCACCTTGTCGGGGTCAAGTGTCTTGGATTCAGCCTTCTTTAACTCTTTCTTCTCAAAGTCAAAGGTATATCCAGCATTAGTCATTGCTTCTATCAAAGTATCGCGCTGTTCTTTGGTGGCTGGATGTACTGCTCTTGATGTTTCCCAATATCCACCTTTTGCTTCTTTATTGATATTGATTTTGACATAGTTGAGTGCGACATAATACTTACAAGCACAATCATCAACGCCCGCAAAAAGAAAGATTGAACCATCAGAAGCGACAAGCACATCGCCGTCCTTTGCGTCAGCGATAGTCCAATGTCTGCAATAAGGGGAGGGTGCAAATTCGACTTTTCCATTTCTTCTTAAACCTAAATTAATATAACCTTCTTTTGGAAGTTCTACGACTTGGTAAGGTCTGTGGTCATATACCACCCAATCACCGACCTTAAACTTTGGTTCAACATTATCCGTAGGCTTTTGCTCATCTTTTTTCATCTGACAATGACCTTTGTACTCGCCAGCATAGTTAAATTGACAATCTTCGCATTCTTTTCTTTGTCCGTAAGGTTTCTGCTCGCATTGCTTTTCGAGCCAAGCAATACATTCATCAATATTAATGCCGCCAAAATCGCTCCACCCCAAATCTGGGGCGTCTCTACAATCAATAAGTCCAGCAAGAATTGCTTTTCTTGCTCTATCGTCCTCGCTATCTTTCTCTTTGAACTCGGGGAAAAGTAAATCCAATGTTTGTTTAACATCAGAATACATTTTTGTCTTCCCTTCATAATAGTCCTTTACTTTCTTTACAACCTCATCGTATCTTTGGGCTTTTGTTCTGTTGACAATACTTTCATCATCAACAAAGTTTGAGAAATTAGGACAATTATGACAACACATTAAATTTCCCGCATGAGGACAGTTGTCACAAGTATAAACTGTTTCGGTCTTTTTAGGTTTAATATCCGAGTTATCAAACTGACTATTATCCATAATCACAAAAAGTTTTATTCAACAGCTACGTAAATTTTATTACCGGCAATATCTCCGCCAACTTCTTGCTTTGCTCTATGTTAGTGTATGATTTTATTGTTGCCATAGTTATTTCTTTTTTTTAAGTTTAGTCCAAAACTCTCTTAAATGTTCTATTGCACTTGTTATTAAAGCAAGTGATGTGTATATACACGAAAACATAATAAGTGCACAAATCGCGTATGCTAACATCCCATGTATTTCCATAGTTATTTCTCCTTTCTTAGTTCTTTTATTAACGCATCAGCCTGCTCGATAGCAAGCTTTGCTATTGTCTCCTTGTTATAGTCAATAGACCCAAAGAAGTTCATAACTCCTTGCATAGCCGCAATAACAGCACGCTCTCTGACATCTTGCCAATGTTCATCTTCGGTGAGTTCTTGAATAAGTTCAATCTCCTCTGGCTTAACATCTATTGGATTGCCCCAAGAGTCATGTTGTTCAAGCGTAATCGTTGCGTATGACGCTAGATTAACAATTTCACCTGTTTTCTTTATCCTTGCTTTCATACCTTTTTCCTTTTATTTGTTCAATCAATGATTCCAACTCTTGTTTTCTGCGCTCTGCACAGAATCGGCAGTTGCCTTTGTGAGCAAAATAGCCAAATCCTTGATACCCCATCGCCCTTGTCTTTATAAGATACTCACAACTGTCTATAACAACAATATTGAACCCATTTAAACGGTTTGCTTCTTCTATTTTCTTAGCGTCGGTTTTGTTATCGCATCCTACCATAATCAAGGCAGTAAGCACTAGTAAGATAATCTTATTCATATTCTTTGGTAAAAATTTAAATACTATATTTGATTCCAAATACAATTAAACAATAATTTTCAGTCAACGAGATCTACCTTGTTAAAGAAAATAGTATTTAATTCAGAACTTAAAAACGTATCCTGATACATATCCTCAAATAGACGATAGTATTTTCTTGCATTTACTAATTGAGCGTAAGTCTTACAACTCTCAATAACTCGTTTTGCTTTCATAAAAGCATCGTATTTATTCTTCGTTTGGATCATCATTGCTAATTTTTAAATCTTCTTCTTTAGCAATTGCTAACATTTCATCTCTAGTTTTTATATAACTTTCTGAATTTACATCAAGATTATCAATAAATTCTTTAAGTTTGCCTTTTGCTTTTCGTTTAATTACTTTCATAGTATACTAATAAAAAATAGAGGATTGAACCAATAGTCCAATCCTCTAACGTTAATTATGAAAACAATTGTTATCCCATCGCATCTTCGTAATCTCCAATTAAATCTTCTGGAATGTAAGTTTGTTCAAATGAAGATTTATTTAACATTTTAAGAATATTTTCTAGATGTTCATCAGTTAACTTATCAATAGGAATGTCTTTCCCATCTTTAGTTCTCCAAATAATATATTTACGTTGTCTTAGCCAATATTCTTTTTGAAGGTCGTCGACTGTAGCACGTCTTCTTATCATATTTATTATTTCTTAAATCTTCTTAATAGCTTTCTATACCATTTTTTGAAATAGTTGTCGTTTTCAATTTCAAGCAATAAATCCAATTGCTTCTTTCTATATGTAACTATTCCATCAGTAGGTTCATCCCAATGATCTTTAGGTAATTTTTCAAACTCAAGATTTTCTTGAATTTCATTATCGTCATACTGAGAACTAATATACTTTAAATGTTTCTTATTCTTTCTTCTAGATTGACGATTCCTGCTTCGATAATACTCAGTATTAGAACCTCCAGCAATACCAACTCTTACGTTTTTATTATATGTTCTTGACATTATTTTGTTACTACAAATTCATATTCCTCACTAACATATCTTCCAGTAGCAATTACTTTAGTTCCAATGGGAAGTCGCCACTTTCTTATTTTTCTTTTTAGTGCAGTTATTGTTTTTACATATGCAGTATCTGATTTCCATTTTGAAATAACAAATTCATCTCCGAAATCCCATGTGTCAGTATCTTTATTATACCACATGAAATCATATTTATTATTTGCATTTTCTACATGTACCCACCAATTTCCTCTTAATGGACGTTCAAATGGAATGGTTTTTCTTCCATTTGGTGATTTAGTTAGTCGGAAATGAGTTCCATACTCTACATTAGTGCGGTATGGTAAAGTATATAATTCACCATCAATAATTTCCTCATAAGAAGATTTTTCAAGACCTTTAATTGTCATTGTGCCGTCCTCATTGAAGATGAAATCCTCAAGTTTAGCCCAGTACGGTGAACCATCTTTATCAGGGTCATAATTCTTTACACTTTCATAAAAATCACGAATTCGTTCCTGTGACCAGTGCCCATAATTGAGCATAAGATCTTCTTGTACACCTTTAATTGGGCAGTTACGAATGATGTATGCATCAACATAACATGGAGCATTCATCACAGGGCGGGTATTGTCTCCGTCCCTCCAGGTATCGTCATCTATATACCACAAATAGTCAGTGATATGTATTTCCTTTCCATACTTGTCATGAAGTGGTGGTTGGTTTTTACACCACTCCTTGAATGCCAAATAATCGTCTTTCTTGAGATAAATTCTATCTATTGCTGCCATAACAAATTATTTCTTCTAAATGAATTTTTTGGAAATGATTCTTGTCATCGAAATTTATTAGAATCTGATTATCCGAATTTATAATAGTGACATTATCTGTACTTGATTCAAGATATATTTCTGCACACGTATTCATACAGAATTTAGCATCGTTATGACTTTTATAACAGCCAACTATATGCCAAACATAAGAAGTTCCTTCATTAGCTTCCCAAATTACAATATAAACCTTATCCATATACTTTACGTTCTATAGGTTCACCATATTGAAGTGCATCATTCTTACTTACAAATAATTTACCAGCAACTTCATAAACGATCACATAAGGTGGTTCATCTACGAGTTCAAATTCGTCTATGTCAAGAATAGCAGTGCGTTTTATACCAATAACAGGTCTTACTGCTATACCGTCTCGTCTAACTCTGTAGATATGATTACTATCTTTAAATCTAACATAATCTCCAATATTCATGACCAATATTTTTTACAATTAAACTTTCTATAATCAGTATCGGCAAGAACTTTACCTTCAAACGGACATTTACATACTGCCCATTCAGAATATCCTTCATAAGGATCACAGAAATTATCACAACTACCACATCTATGTTCCCATTCATTAGGATCAGTAACTAACTTAACTTCTGGATCATTCTCTACTTCAGTAATGTTTAATTTTGGCATAGTTATTATTATTTAAATAGCAGTAGGGAGAGGTGTCGATCCCCATACGTTTTACCGTACGACTTGTTTTCAGGACAAGCTCCAAGGCCGCTTGGATTCCCCTACTAAAAACGTATTACCACCAAAGACAGAAGTAATACTTAGCAAATAAATCAAGTCCTTCTTGAACTCGATCACTTACTGCTTTTTCTTCTTCTAAAGTCCAAGATTCATCATCTTCTTTAACTTTAAATTCAAAAGCATCGATCATTTTATCAAGAATGTCTTCCCATTCCTCAAGAGTCATATTACCTGGATAACAATTAGCAACTTGCTTAAATCGTTTTAATCTCGGAAGAATAAACGAAGCAATTGTATAATCTAGATTCCAAGTTTCGGTATCATCAAATCCGCGTTCAAGGCGTTGCTGTTTAAATGTTTCTTGACGTTTATCATCTTTATTAAGATCATTAGTTAATGAGAAACATACATTCGGAATATTCAGTTCTATAATGTCTTGCATAGTTTTTACAAATAAAAATCTGCGTATATATCAATAAATTGTTTACCTGCATATTTAGCAAGTTCTTTGGTTTTAAATACGAGTCGTGAACCGAAGTTGGCGGACGAGTACGAAGCATCGAGATACGCGCCGCAACGCATGAAGCCGAAGTATGAGAACGTGTTGTAGCCGGAGCGAAGAACACAACATTCTTTTTCCTCATCGGTTAATTTATTATATTGTTCTTTGGTATAAAAATAGAACCAAGGATAATATCTATACTCATCTTCTGTGAATTTCGGTTCCCAACCTTCATTAAGAGCAGCAATAATAATACGAAGTTTTAGATAAGCAACTAAATCGGTACTAGCATTCTGGTTATTAACATATTCTCGCATTAAAGTAGGATTATAACATAAATTAAAAGCATCCTCAAATGTCTTGATACGTTCAGTAATAGGTTTCTTAATATCTACTAATTTAAGAGTATCACCTACCCATTGTACTTCTTTTCCTTCGGGGATTTCGATTTCGATCTTTTTCATTGTGTTAATATGTTTTGATATTTCTTGATTTGGTATAGTTTTTGTAATAATCTCCTTTCTGACTAGGATTTGTTTACGATGGGTAAATTAATACAAAGTCAGAAAGGAGGTGATTGACATGAGATAGACTTTGTTAAAATAGAGTTTAATTATTCTTTTACTTTTACATTTAGGTGCTGAAGTAAAGAATTATCCAAGATGCGATCAATCTTGGCACATTGTAGAATAGATCTACAATAAGAAGAAGTATTAATCTTTCTCATATCTACTCTCTGCATTCTCTATACGGATGTGGAGAGTTTTTCATTGAAATAATAACAGTATTTATCACGTTATGATAACATTGTTACTACTATAGAACTAATTGTTGTTATCAGATTGCACTTCTTTTCCTTCAGGAATTTCAATCTTTTTCATTGTATTAATAATAAAGTTGTTAGCGATATAATATCGTTATTGAATTTTGCGTTTTCAAAGGTAGGGCTAATTAGATATAACCCTACCAAATTTGAGCATTGGTTTGTGTTGCTCGTTTTAAAACTTAATAGATATGATTTATTATAGCTATTAGTCTAAGGTTCGTGAAGTTACCGAATCTTAGATAGAAGAAGTCAAGAAGTCTTTTGGATTTAAGTTTAGTCTCACTGAAGCGTTACTGACGATAGGTGAGAAACTACTTAAATGGATTGGTTTACTTCGTTGACAGACAAAGGCTCACGCTTGACAGGGAGCCTTTAGTTTTTCATTTGAATTTGTACTTTTTTCTGGTTTGTAAGTAATTTAGATCATTCTGGTGTCTGTAGGCTTCTTGCTCAAAGCGGATATGATAATAGGCGGTGGTCCAGTCGTGATACTTGAACCACAACATAAGCCACTCTATGCCATACCAGATGAAGAACGGCAGATAGAGCAACTCGCGTTGTTGGGCTGAGTGTATCAATTCATGGTTAAGCTCCACAGAATCAAGGTTACGCAATGTGAAGATGAATCCAAACAGATTAATGGCCAAATAGTTTTTGCCAAAAGGATGTCTTTTGATTTTGATAACGTTCTTCATTGTCTAAATCTTTTCTATCATATTCTACAAGTATTCTCTCTATATCGCATTTAGAATTTGCCATTATTAAAGTATCGAATAATTTTTGAACATGAGTTCTAAATTTAGTATTAGGATAACATTTTCTAATTTCTTCAACTAATTTTTTTATTTCTACTTTATATTGAGAAAGTAATTTTTCATTTCTTTCTTCAAGAATTAGTTCTCCATCTTGATCTAAACCAAGAATTCGGTTATAATGTATAAGAGTTCCCATTTAAAAATCATTTAATCGTTATTTCTTTTGAGACCAAAGATTAACAATCAAAACAAAGGTGAACGTAGAAAGGAGATGTTTGCCAATGAAGTAGTATTTTAATATCCAATATTTGCTGAGAGCTGTTATACAAATTATAATCTCTGTTTGTATAGCAACAATTACTAAGGAGTTATATCTTAGTGCCATAGTTACCTTCGCTATCACTGAGATTCTCTTTAGTTGTTGATCTGACGATTGAGATAGATTTATGAAATAATCAGCATTTTTAGAGAGTGAATCAGATTGATTTGCTCTCATCCGTTTCTATCAACATAGGCATCAATTAGTCGCAAATTTCCATTTTCATCAAATCCAATATTGTCTGGTGACAAATCGCTAATTTTGTATCCTCTGTAATTATATACACCATTGCCTACTGAAATTCCTAGATTTCTCATAGCATATTCAATCTGAGGTAAATACTCACTTTCCCAGGTAGTCCAAGATTTATCTGTCGGTATTGTTAGTTTCTTCTAGCTAAAGATTGGATAATATGCTTCTTGTGTTCCTGCATTGTTTGGGCCTTTTACATATCCGAGGAATTTAGCTCTTTCTTGAAGTGGAATTAAATTTCGTTTGTTGTATTGTTTTACACCTGCTCTCAATGCCGTTTTTGTTGGATAACTGATATCTAGCATTTTGAGAACCATATTAGGATTATCAAGATTTTCATAGACCGTCTGTTCAGAACCTACTCCAATGACTTTTCCAAATCCTTTTCCATTAATATCAGGGTGCCATCCCTATGAATCTTTATATGGAATATATCGACCTAAATCTCGATTACTAAAGATGTATCTACGTACATAATCTTTTATTCTTATTGGCAAGAAATTATTGTTATGTATTTTTGTGACATACTCTTGTGGTAAGTCCTAAATTCTGATAATCCCGCTGTCGGGACTTTGGTATTTCTTGATTTGCATATTGGTTTTATTTTAAGTTGTAATAATAGTTGGCGATGTGGGCTTTTAAGATACTAATATTAAATTCATCTAAATTGCGATAAATATTGAGATTGCCAATATGCTGAAAACATTTATTATAAGTTAATTTTTCTTCGTAAGTCGATTTTAATTTAGATGCTTCTACTTTGGCAATATTTTTATATTCAGCAATATCGTATTCCGAACAGAAATCTTGAATTTTTTGCAGCGTATCGTCTTCCTGTCTAAACATAAATGTAGAAAGAATTCCAATAATAAATAATACCAATAAAAACATGTTTAAAGACAAGTTGCCTTCATACGTTTGTATTGTGATAACTGTCAAAACCATCCCTAAAAATAATGCTTTCATAATTCTTATATACTTAAACCAAACCTATTTCCATTAAACGGATTTTCATACCATTTAGTCTTTAAGATAAGTGGAGTTCCTATATCATTAACAATATTTAGACCAATTTTCTATAATAATGGATAATCCTTTTGACTAGTTGTGTATATATGCTTTCCATCTTTTAACCATTTTGTTGTATACGCATCTGGATCAAATTTCCAAATATCCTATCTTGCAATATGACTTACTCCATTTATCGGAGTAGATAATTTCAAATGCCCTGCTACATTAACAGCATGATTTTGTCCTGATGGTGCAATTAAAGAAATATTTCGCTAATCGCCACTAACATTTTGTGGTGTTTCAATATCAGCACTAATTCCTTTTTTACCATCAACTAAGGGTTCTTCATTTAATTCATATACTGGAACATGTTTATCTTTATACTTCGACTATATGTATTTTGTGTGTATTCCATAACCGTGATCTACTTTAGTAGCAATTCTTGGATCAAGTTCTTTTCCATAAAGATATGCATCAATTATATCACCATACCCTTTTTGTGCATGAAAATTTGCATTTATACCTAAATTATTTTTACTTATTAATCCAGTAAAACGATAAGGTTCGATTATTCCATTCTCAATATTTATTGCTGGGTCATTTGACCACGTGTCATATCCAGGGTTTTTTGAACGATGTCCAGTTAAGATATAATTGATACGATCAACCCCTTGTTTTGTAATTTGAAATTTCCCATCATTTGGATGAAAAGTATCATGAAATCCACGTTTAACTTCATTTATTGGACTTGGAGCACTTGTTGTTCGCATCGCCGTCTCAATACCTCTTCTAACTGCACCATCGTACCATTTATATCCTCCTATGCCTCCTGTAAAAGTTGCTATGTTATTACCAGCTGTACTAGTCAATACTGGGATATAATCACCTAAATACTAACCGACAGTTTTCCCAGTAAAAGGATAAGTGAAATAATTAAATAATTCTGCTCCACCTATACCACTTAAAATTGAACCAATTCCGTAAATATTAGTAGTTGCAGGAAGTGTTGTCATTTGTAATGGGGCTGTAATTCCAAAATACGTTTCGTTGCTTCTAGGATTACGACCATCTAAATTCCAAAGCATCTAATCTGCCATTCGTGCTGCCAAGGAACGATTTGTATCGTGACGTGCGTTTGTCACACCTAAAGCGTCTCCAAGATTAGCAAAGAATCCCATACGTTCTTCAGCCTCAGCGTCAGTCAACGGAGTTATTTCTCCTTGGTTTTCTTGAGATTCTTTAGCCATGCGTAAAATGTCTTCTCTTTTCTGTTCATAAGCATTTCTGACTCTCTCTGGTACTAATATACCATTAGCATCAACAAGGTAACTGTTATCTAATCCTTTTCTTTGAACAACTGAGTAGTTTGGATCGGATTGCTTTAACTAGTTTCCTGGAACAAAATGCCAGCCAGTACCGTTGTAATATTCGTCAGTTGCTCTACTGATTGGCCCAGGTGTGTTTTGATATTTTTTGATTTGCATAATTTTTGAGTATTAAGATTAAAAAAAAGTATTACCTTTGCGGTATGAATCTGTTGTTCCCATTATTTTTTCTTTGCAAAGGTAATACTTTATAGCCTAAAGTGGGTTAATAAGATATAATAAAAAAGTAAGATTAAACGTTCATGAATTAAGCTTTTCTAGTCTGATTGTGTACACAGGCTTAAAAGATTGTACACATTAAATTCTTTAGATTATGAATAAATCTGAAAGAATCCTCAGATAGATATATTTCCACTTTTTTTGTCTATCTTGAGGACATTGGTAGTAGTTGAGAACTAGGAGTGGCTAGTTCTTTAGATTGAACTAGCATTTCATTGCTTCTCGTAAAAAATAGTCTTTCCTAGCTCTAGACTTTAAAGAAGAGCTTTTTTATAACGTTTAATCTTACGATTACTTTAAAATATTTTACGTTATAACATAAAGTCAGTTAGGGTGTATTATATCCCTAAACATTTATCACAAATTTTGGTTCTCTTTGTCCAGTTTGGCTTGCCGTGCCCATCCTGCATGATGCATGTTGGATCATCGGCCGGACAGTGTCGCATTTGTGTGTAAAAATATCCATGACAAAATTCATGAGCAACAAGTTTCCATACATCCTTCTTATTCTTAATTCTAAAAGTCGACACAACACAATTATTTTTACCAATATATGATAAACCTTGGATTCCATAATCATCAATATTGTGAAGTGATGTCGAAATGTCTTTACTCGTTAAACCAATAATCACATCGAAATGTTCATCTTTAATCACATCTTTAGCTATGTCATTCTGATATTTCAAAATCTTCTCTGCGCGATATCGGGTGTTTGTGCTATTGAGCTGTTGGTTAGTCAACAGCTTAATCGGTAAAACACTCACTTCTCGCACGTTAATGTTACCTAGCAGTGAAGATAATTGATATCCAAATGTCTGGGCTAAGCGTTGTGCTTCTTGATAAGAGACACTATCATATGGTTGAAATAGAATTGAACATGTAGGACAACAGGGCATAACTTCTACTTCATTGGATTTATTGCAACTCAAAAGAAAGACACATGCCATTACAATTGTTAATTTTAAAATTTTCATTTATCTATTAATTTAAATATAATAAATCTCCAATCCATTCTGATCCGTCTTTTAGACGAGTAGTATATGTTTTTGCATTATTATTGCCTAATACAAGTTTTATATTTCCTTTCCAGTCTTTAGTAAAATAATTTCCTTCCGTTTCAGGAGTAATATAAAACGGATCTCCTTTCTATAATAACCTATTACGATAAACATAACTCGTGTTACCGCATTCTCCTCTAATACATCCTGTAGAGACATAAGGATTATCACCTTTATTAAAATTACTAGTTGATACAGCCTTTGCTCCAGGAGGTGCATGAAAAGCTACGGCTGATTTATATTTTGGTGTAGCTAATCTAAACATAGGCTCATGACCATAATAATCACTAGTTTCAACGGGAATAATAGTAAATACACCTGCAGGAGTTGTAGAACTTTGTTTAGTGTAATAGTTTGTATCGCTTGTACTTTTTGTATTTGCGTTTCTAGGATCACTAGAATAGTCATATACTCCATCACCTTTATTTTTACCGCGTCCAACTTTACTAGTAAAAGTAGGAGATCCGTTCTCAAAAGTGATGAGTGTACCTTGTGGTTTATCTAAAACCCCATATCTTCCATTTTGATTAGACTAATAAACAAGTTCCATATCATCACTAAATGGGATACCTACTTCTCGTGTATCGTCCTTAAAAACTCGATATATTCGATGATTTGGTACTTCAGATACTACAAATTCCTTAGGTTCAGGTCGACCTGCAGCTCTACGATAAGCTTGTGGACCAGTTAGAGAGCTTGAAGACTAATTACGTTTATCATATGCAGTCTATGCAGCTTTGCTCTTTTTGCCCCAAATACCATCAATTTTGCCAGTATAATAACCCGCTTCTTTGAGTTTACGTTGACGTTCCATGATAGCTTGTTTCTGGGCACCAGGTGAAGCTGCACCTATCTTAGAAGCTGTTCCTCTTCTGCGTTGACGACTTCTCAAACTTTGTTGTTGTTTGGTCTTCTCAACAGCATCATCAATTATCTAAATTCCAGTTGTTGGAGTTACATATTGTTTTGCTGAATATCTTTCCCCAGATTGAAGATGTATTCTGATGTTTAGGTACTAATTTACTCATTTTTTTCTAATTAATTTAGTTCCTTGTTTTGCAAAAGATAATAATTTACTTCTTTTTAATGCTTCATCTTCTAAGCGTGCATCTCTTAAAGCTTTATAAGATGGAGTCTAAACAGTATTACCTGGATTAAAAGTCTTAACTTCCTGACTAACAGGCGCTACATTTGTTGGTAATTTATCAGCAGTTAATTGTTTATAATCATCAAAGTTCAATCCAAATTTAGAAAATGCAGATCTTAATAATTCATCCTAGTTATATGAAGGATAGTATTGCTAGTTTGTTCCTAGTTTTAGATTACTATCTGTAACTCCATATCCATAATTAGGAACACTAGGAGTTTCAATTTTAATGTCGGGAGTTTCAACAGTAGGAGCTTTAGTAATTAAAGTTCGACCAGCATAAATACGATTAGGATTACTAATATTGTTTAATCTAGCGAGTTCATCTACTGACATTCCAAATCGTTTTGCTAATGCTCCAAGTGTATCACCACGTTGAATAGTATAATTACCTGTGTTTTCTGTGGATGCTGGTGTTACAGTAGGTGTTGTGGTAGTGGTTGTTGCAGCAGGTTTAGCAGTAGTTCTTACATTACCTTTACTACCTCTAGTACCACCTTTAGAACTGTTACCTTTAGTTCCTGCAGGTTTACCTTGAGTTCCTTTGTTTTGAGCTGGTTTAGAAGCAGTTGTAATAATACCATCATTACCTATAACCTTTCCACTATTATTATATATAGTACCATCAAGACCTATACTATCTTTATTATTATTAATATACATTGTTGTTTCACCATCCGGCCATGTAGACATCGTTTTGTTCGTAATCGATGAGTATTTAGGCCATGTACTAATCGGAAGTCCTGTATTATCCTTAGCTGCAAATATTGCTCTATTAACAGCTCTATTTTGTGGTGTATTACGTGACATTAAAACAATTCGATCAGTGAATGTCGGTTTATATCGTTCAATACCTCGTGAACCAGCAGCAAGTTGATATTTTCTAACTAATCCACCAGTCTAATGACGTGGAATTAAATTTTTAGTATTGTTTTTAATTTTCATAATGCATTATTTTTAAATTAGTATTTATATCTTAAATAAAATAATTAAAAGAATTAATCATTAGTGAAGGGAGTGTAACCTATAAGGTTAACTCATATCAATTTTAGTACCCCAGGTACGACTTGCACGCACGACCGATTGCTTATTCTTCTTTATGATACCTATAATAACTACGTTCTCCGTTTTTATTTTTGGATTTATAAGTATCTAACTGCGAATCACAATTTGGACAAATACATCTAAGGTTGTCTCGTTTGTTATTTGAAGCATGACCATCAATGTGATCAATAATGAAAACTAAAGGTTTACCATTCCATTCTGGTTTCATACCACATATTGCACATACTCCATTTTGTTCATTAATTATGTCTTGTCTGAAAATTTTAGGAGAATAATTAGCTCTCATTATTGAAGGGTCACCATCTAATATGAGCTGATATTTTTGTTTATGTTTATATTCTTTTTCACATTCTGAACAACAATATTTTCCACTTAATCCAGAATACGATTTAAATTCTTTACCACAATTAAGACAGACATTAAGTTTTCCAGTTCCTTTATTAAAGTGTTCAGAACCGTTTATTTTTCTTCTTTTTGGTAATTCTATACCAATTCTAGATGCAACTTTCTTAATGTTACTTCCAGAACAATTATATCTTCTTCCTATTTCTTCATAAGATAATTTATCTACTAGAATCATCTATTCTAGATTTTCTTTTTCATTAAACCATTTACTTTCCATAATAATTTTATTTAGTTATTAGTGAAGGGAGTGGGACTCGAACCCACAAGGCCAACTGGCATCAGTTTAGAAGACTGAGGCGCTTCCAATTACGCGCTATCCCTCCAACATTACCCCGTTGCATTATCCATTATGCTACCGAGGCAGCCTATAAAGTAATTAAACAATGTTATAATTACTCTTTAGTTCATTTATTTTCTTTTCAAGTTCTTTTATTTGGGCAATTATTGATGCTTTTTCAGCAAGAGCTTCTTTTTTAAGTCTTAATGTTTCTTTTTCAACTTCGGATATATTTAGTAAACCTAAGTCTGAAAGTTCACAACCTAAGTCTGTATAAATCACATCAACATCTCCATCATCATAATGTATAGTGTTTACAATTATAGGATCACTGGCAATTGTTTGTCCAATAATATAACAAGCTGTATTATCCTTAAATATGAGGATTGTTAATTGCGCAATACGCATTTTTCGAAAGATAATTCTATCTAAGACTTTACCTTCAAAGTCTTTAACTGCAGGATATTTAAGTAATGATTCCATAATTCAATTATTTTCTAATTGCTTTAATATTTCTTTAAGTTTTCTAATTTGTTCTTGTCTATTTTCTTCAAGAAATGTTAATCTATATTGCTCTTCAGCTTTTAAAAGTTCAGTAGTATCATTTAAAAGACCTTCATCATAAAGTGAACTTCCAAGGCTACTTAAATAAACATTAATGCCGCTTTCTATGTCACCATATGATGTTATTAACTTAGGATGTCTTTCTGGATCTTTATCACATTCATAATATAAAGCAGTTTTATCAGTAAAAGTGATTACTTTGTAATTATCACTCCAGCCATTATAAAGTGTATAGATTTTCTCTATTGTTTTACCAACAGCTTCTTTTTCACTGATAGGTTTATATTTAAAAGTCTTATCTATAAGTTCTGACACTTTCTCAAATAATTCCTCAGATGTCATAATCCTTAATTTTAAAAAGCTCAGTATAGGTGGATACTGAGCAAACAATATGAGCAAAAGGTTATATTAGCCACCTCTAATAATTATGAATATTAGGCTTCCTCTACCTAATACGACAGTTAACGGTTTTTGTAAGTTCAAGGTACTTATAGACCAAGCGTAGCGCTCTGTTACACCGTAAACGCTGAAAAGGATTATAAAATACAACACTTACCAAGGTAGCGATCCTTCCCAACTCTAATACTTCGCACATACGCCTAGTTTAATAGGTTTTGCGTTTGAAGTCCACCTCAGTGTTATATTTTTTGTTTAATTAGTGCTCGATACTGGACTCGAACCAGCAAGGCCTTTTCAGACCGGTAGATTTTCTTCCTACTATAGTTTTCACTACCTTTTTAAGTTTGTAGGCTGGACTATTCCTTAACCCTGTCTAAAATTCCATAGAGTTTACACCATTTTCTAACAGAATTGTCAGTTACACCATATTTTTTACCAACTTGTACGAACGATTTTAATTCTTTGAAATCATTTAACAATGTAAAAACGTCAGGTCTTTTACTTCCATTAGCTTTATGTGCACATTCTGATGAACAATATTTGTTTTTTCTAGCACTTCCTATTAGTTCAATACCACAATACGCACAATATTTTGGCTCTAAAATCTTTTTCTTTTTAGGTTTAGGTTCCTTGTGTCTAGTCTCTGCACCTTCCAAAATAACATTTTGGCTTGGCTCAAGATTGCCATCAGCATTATCTGTTAAGGTTTCCTTGAATTTACAAGGTTCTACATCAGAAATTTCTTTCTGTGCACTCAATTTGATATTTTTACCTCTATAATTATCAGTCATAGCGTGACAATTAGGGCATAACATTTGTAGGTTTTCAAATCTATTATCAGTATGTACACCATTTATATGATGCAGTTCTAATGCAATAGGAAATCCTTCCCATTCAGTTCTCCCACAATTCTCACATTTATGCTCTTTTAAACCCTCTTTTATTAATCTTTGAGAAAGTTTATAAGACTGATAATTACTATTTTCCACCATTATTTCAGACAAAGGCTTTGCGACTTTTGGTTTAAACTTTAAACCAGTATTCCAACCTTTACCTGTAAAATGTGATGTATCTAAATTTAACTCTTGGATCTTTTTCTTTACAGTTGCATAATTTCCTCCAGCAGGTTTTAAACCTAATTGTTTCATTACTCCTGCATAAGATTTATTTTTAGCAACGGCTTGAATAAATTCTTCGTTTGTATATTTTTCCTTACTCATATTATGTATTATTTATATACACAAATATAAAGAAAAATTTCGAGTCTTCCAAGTCAAAATTGTTAAATTTAGTTAATGAAAATCTTTAGAATAAAAATATCCTCTAAGTCTACTGCGTTTACCTAGAATTTCGCCAATCGAGCAATTTAAGCAGTTTTAAGACATGCTTAGGTCATTAAATGAAATTATGAGATATTCAATTTAAATTCGATAAGTGCTAAGTTTTTTACTAAGAACAAGTTCTCCGTTTTCGATAAGATAAACTTCATAATAATAATTCGGATCAAAATTTTCTAATTCTTTTGCAGAATTAAAGTATAACATAGGCGTTCTATCTGCATCAGTTTCCCATTGATCAGAAAGCTCTACACATTTTACTATGATACACGGAATATCCGGGAATTTCTTTCGCTTCTTCATATTATTCAATTTTAATCCATTCCACATCCTCTGGAGTTACTACTCTTTCCAGACCATCATATTCTCGGATAAGATATAAATCAGAATTAATTTCAGCAATACGAAGTTCTGCGTAATCGCTGTTAACTTCTTCTCCGAGTTCTTCAACCGCTTTAATTAAGCGAGGATCATGACGACTCGTATAAACTTGTGAATCATAAACAACATTATCATTAAATTGTACTTGATTCACTTGCTTATAATAAAATTCGTCTCCAAAGTCTCTCAGAAAGACGTGAGTAGCTTCAGCTTCACTACACTTTGTATAGTGCCAATCATCATTTTTAACATCTTCTTTATAAAAGAATAGTTCAATATCTGGTTTGTTCTGTCGGAGAATATGAGCAACTGCCTTCATACTTAAACCAAATCCTCCATAACAGTTGTTATAAACTACCTTGTTCATAATTAAATAAATTAATTGTTAATAAATGTGCGGTTGAAGGGACTCGAACCCCCACGCCTTTCGACATCTGGGCCTAAACCAGACCTGGCTACCAGTTACAGCACAACCGCTTAGTGATCCCGCTGGGATTCGAACCCAGGACTCCCACATTAACCTACCACTCTATGTTACCATAGCCAAATGAAACATCACCGATAGTTTGAAACAAATCAACTTTTTGCACATTTATTATTCGGTTTATATCAGCCGAACAGCCGTGCCAGCTCTATACTATCTCATTTGTTGTGGTCTGGACTGTCTAAGTACCGTATTAGTGGAGGGTGAACTGCTCCAAATTATATGCTTCAAAGGACAAGCCTTAAAGGTACCCATTTCACCAGCACCGTTCTACACATATAATCTCTTTACTAATTTACGGTATCACCCGTTCAGTCTCTACACGATTATAATGAATAATGTCAGGTATGGAACAATTCCTTCCCACAGAATATTCAATATATTATCTGATTCATTATTTTCGCTCGGTATTGTCCTTACACATTATTGGTTAGTGTTACTGATATTATTGCTTGGATATAGCCAAGACGCTATTTATATTCAAAAGTTTTATATTTATTTTAACATAAATTTTATATACAAATGAATTTATATTATCAGTATAAAAAGGGTTTCCACCGAATTTAGGTGATTCTACTATGGGATTTCTCGCCATAGCACTCTTAAATCAAAGTGTGGTGCTCTAAAAACCAACTGAGCTACGAGATCTAAAATTGGAATTCTAGCTAGATATTTAATAAAAATACAGTAAGTTACTATTTACAGGAATCGAACCCTACTTACACTACCAAGAATTACATTTCTATTAAATAAATTCCAATTTAGTCGGAAAAGAAGGATTCGAACCTTCACTCAATATATAAATATTTCTATAACTGCGCAATTATTGAATTGAAACATTTATATATCGTCTTCGGTATTCCGCGCTATTATTCCCGAAGTACCCTACCTAAAGGGGAGTGCTACCGTTACACTATTTTCCGTTTTATGTTTGATTTATCATCGTGCTACCGTTACACTAAGGAGTCGAACCAATCTTATGATAAACCAAGCACGTTAAAAATTCACGTGAACTTTAAATTAGTGGCGGGCGCCGACTCGAACGGCAACGAAGGGTTATGAGCCCCACATGATTCCAGTTTCACTAACCCACAATATGTAAAATACAAAACTTCAGCTTGCATAAACTTCCAAATCGCTGATTATAGTTGGTGAAGTTTTGTATTATAGTAGCCCAGCACGGTAACGCTCCGTGTTCTCAAGAATGAAAATCTTGCGTTCTGCTTCTAAACTACAGGGCCTTAAAAAATAGTCAAAGATAAGAAAGAAACAACTACAACAAAGTCTAAGTCCTAGACAAAGACCGTTTCTATCAACGAAGACGAAGACAGAGAGTTCTTTAATTTCGATAGAAACGCCAGTCCTTCCCAACGAAGGTACAAAGTTAACTAAACTTTGAGTAATGTACATAATTTATAAATATGACGTTTCTTTCTTATCTCTGTAAATCAAGATTAGATTCCAATGAGAATCAAGTTCTTGAACCTATTCTACTTTAGATAAATCACTTACCTAAAGATTGAAGATGATTGAACGTTCCTTCAAGTTCTCGAGGAACGATAATTTTTAACTTAGCAATCTCATTACGATACGCTTCTGACTCAGTACGGTATTCAGCGAACAATTGCTCTTGTTCAGCATTATACTTTCTAAGTTCAGCGTTGTATTGAGTTTGAGCAACACGATTGCGTGTAGCAACTTCTTCCTTAATCTGATACTTGATCTGATTAAGTTGACGTTCTACCTCACGGTATTTGTTTTGAAGTTGCATGTACCAATCATCAACCTCATTTGTGTTGAGAATCGGAGTATAGCGTGTAATCACTACATCGCTATCCATCTTATCAACAGAGTTGGGAGTTTCTAGCACGTTATGTAATTGCTTACGTGCAGTGCTAATTGAACCATTTTGATGAATTAACTTACCGAGAGTTGCTGCATAAGCCTCAAGAGTAAGATACTCATTGAGCTTCTTAACATCAAACTCGGCTACAACATCAGCTTCAGTGAAACGTTGAGGACGAGCAGGTGAAGATACTGTTTCTTTATCTGCCTTCCACTCGTCGAAATCAGGAAATTCTCCTTCAAGAACCTCCTTAGCTTTAATGGCTTCACGTATCCAAGCACAGAAGGCGTTGATCTTGCTCATCTCGTTGATGATGACTTTAATCTCCTCTAAAGTTGGTGTGTTACCATTCACCATAGGAACTTCCTTTCCAGAAGAAAGAAGAACCATAGTCTCGCTGTACCATCTCAGATTGTCTAAAGTAGTCTTATACCCAGTAAGGGCTTCTTGTCCTACATTTGTCAAATAGTTGGCAGACGTACTGGTAAGACCTTTCTCTCCAAAGTATTTTTTGCTAATCATGTTTACAAATATATAAGTTTAAATGTAAATTAAAAAATAAAATTATCTCTCATTTAAAAAAAGAGTGGGATTAAATAATATCCCACTCTTGAAGTGCTTGATACGGCGTCATACAATTAGCCGTAATGTCATACATTACTTCATACTCCAGATCAAATTGTCTGGCAATGTGTAATGCTGAGTCTACTGCCATATTCTTGTTTACCCAGATGATCTCCATGTGAGCTACATCTTGGTCTTTAAGAATACCTAGTTCTGCAATCATTTCAGAACGATTACAGAACTTCAATTTGCCAACTGTAGGATAAATAATTGCATAAGTGATGTCCAACTTAAAATTTGGAACATTTTTTTTAATCTCTTTAATACGTTCTTGAATAAATTGCATATTCATCTTTATAGAGTTTTAATGATTAAACAAAATAAAAATTACCTACTTATATTCACATACTTTCGGTAATTAACCCAAAAAACATCAGACATGGGGTCTGGCACAAACAAATCTTTATCATTATATTAATTCCCAATCAACATCTGAAATATTCTTTATTTCAGAACTTTTATGAGGGAGATTATATGCTTTACACCATTTACGTATAGTATTATCTGTAACATTATAATTTTTTCCTATGGTAGTAAATGGTGTTGTTCTAATTAAACTTTTTAAAGTTTCTCTATCTGGCCTTTCTGCTTTTCTAGATTTTTCTCTAGCACAATTTATACATAAACCGTTTTTAACAGTTGTTTCAGCTCCACATTCAGAGCATTTAAATAAATCTGGATTAGATATTCCTATAGATGGTTTTATGTTTCGGCTCAAATATTTTTCTTTAGACTCTATATATGGTTGATATTCAGGGAATTGTTTTTCTATAAGATATTCTTCCGCATAAGAACAATTTGAATTTCCATTTGCTGGAGGAGCTAGTCTTAATGTTTTAGATGTTAATCCTTCACATTCTTTAAACGGAATAACATAAACTTGTTTATTAAAACTAGTAGCAAAATAATCTATTTGATTATTATTATATTTATACGTAATTTTTTCTTTCGTATTAAGCGTACTACAAACAGTGGAAAAAGTAAAAGCATCTTCTTTTTGACTTCCGTGTTTTCTTACATAATGAGAGCTTTTACATTGTATTTTAATAAATTTATCCCCTAAATCTACAATAAAATCGTATTTTGAACAGTTTCCATATGGAATTGAACAATCGTATCCTAATTCCATAAATGCAATCATACATTTTAATTCATTTGTATTTCCTATAACCTAAGTGTAATCCATAATGTAATCATTTATATTTGTTTTTGTATTTATCTAAGTAGGGAAGACAGGTAACGCTCCTGCTTTCATCTAGTTCCCAAAACTAGTGCCCATCCTTACTGGCTCCTTCCCTATTACAAATGTAATAAAAAATATCTATATTAAAAATCTAATAGTAATTAATATTAGTTAATATTTAATAATAAATGCTGTTTTAGCTTACTATCTTCACAGAGTTCAGCAGGCACAGCTACCGTTTAACCTTTAAACATCATGACAAACGAGTTGAGATTACAGGATTCGGACCTGTACTACAACATCCAAAATGTTGTGTGCTGCCATTACACCAAACCTCATTGTACCGACAATTGTCTCTTAGGGATGTCGGCAACCTACTTGCAGAAGTTTTTACAGAGTTTTGCAAGTTACACTCATTATAGATTGTTAAGTAGCACAATCTGCTCACGATTGGAGGCTTATAACAGATCTATGTCACAGCTGCGTATTGCAAATTATCAGCTGCCTCGTCACCATTTTCTTTCAGATAAGAAGGTGCCCTCTCATCACACAATACCTATTGTGCTTCTAGGTAAGGTTTAACCATTGTACGGATGGTAACTTCAACCTTACGAAAGCCTCTCTATGTCGTCGAGATAGACGGAGCAAGATACTCACAATCTCCAATTTTCTGCCATTTTCGATTGTCAGCAAAAACAGCATTGTCAGGAAACTGCGATTTCCATTCAGGAGGTATGTGTCCTTGGAACCAAAGATTGGTAGTTCTAACAATAGTTCCATCTTCAAAGATAATGATAAATTTTTGTCCACCAAAACCTCTGAATCTGGATTTTTCATTCTCTGGTGCAATGACGTAATGTCCTCCATCAATCACTGTCCACTTGTAATCACCACGCTCTTTATCAGCTTCAAGCTGATTTTGCCAGTGATTACAAGTGAAACAGAGTTGACGATCAACCATTTCTTGACCACAAATATATATTTCGTGGTCAATTTCTGATCCGCAAATTCTACACTTCATGCGATTGTAATTCTGAGGTCACGATGCTGTCCGCCCTCGTGATTAAAGAATTTCTTAAAGTCCTCATAAGTGTAATAGTGTGCTTTTCCTGCGTAAACACAACGATAAATCATCGTGTCGTCAGGATAGCATGTCACATGAAAATCCATGATGTCCTTGTTATGCTGAACGGCAATACGAATAAAGCCGTAAAATGCATCGTCACTAATGATGAGCATTTCGTCATTACCATTGTTAAATTTGATAAGATACTTCATTTTTCAAAGTTTTTAAATTGATAATGTTCAATTAAATCTGCAATACCTGTAAGGATGCAGATAAAAAGGAGAATTCCTCCGATAAGAATCAGAGGAATGCTCCAGGATGGCTGTTCACAAAGCCAAAAGATAAACGTCCCCATCACCAACTGAGAGTCGGAATTGTTTCAACTTCGGAAGCACACATTTCCTCAAGTTGGTTAGGATCAGCTTTGAACATGAATGCAGTCGCATCCAGATCGTTTATGATTTTGGTCAGCTTATCGTAAATAGGCTGATCAACTTCATGGTCCTTGATCTCAATCGTCTTGATATCGTTGCGCAAAAAGATGTGCAACGTACCAAACAACTTTAGCATTTTATCTGCTATCTCATCGTAATCGTCGTTAGACGATAAAATAGTAATATAGTAATTCATAGTTATTTCTTTATTAAAATTATAAAAGAACTTACCAGTATGATTAAAGAGGGTATAATCATCTCCCAAATTTTATTAGGAGATGCTAGCAAAACGATAGTAACTGGAAGGCTTACTATAAAAGCAAGCCCTCCAATTACCTTTAAGAGGTCATTACCAAGTTGTGGTCGATGTCCAATAAGGAATTTTCTCAGTTTCATTCTGTACGGGTTTGACCTCTGTTTTCTTTTCTCTTCTTGCTCTTAAATACGCTTTATGCGCATCGTAGAGCTGTGTAAAGTGGAGTGGTTCTTTTGTAAAGAACAACTTACAAGCACGACCACGACCTTCTTTAATCACACATTTGTGATTGATTAAGATCGTTAATAGGATAGAATGCCATCCTAAACCTGAAGTAAGAATGGCTTGTTTGATTTCTGCCTTCTGTACTGCCTTTCCAATATAGTGCATACGCACCATATTGAATTTGGCAGTTGCTTGCTTGTAGTCAAAATTATCGTAGTTAACTCGTGCCATAGTTTAGTTCTTGTTAGAGTTAGCAAAATCTATACACTCGTCTCGAAGAATGTTCTTAACTTCGAGAAGACCCCACTGACGACCACAGATTCTGTTAAAGAGATCGCCAATACGTGGCTGTACATCTACGATGCCGCCACGGTTGTTCAGTTGGATGTCTAGCTTGACACCAGCGAAAGAAAAGGAGCGTGTCTTACGTTCCTTCTTCATACGAAGGTAGGAGCGATTGACACCATTCTTGCGGTTCTTGTTGATATGGCTATACTTACGCATAGTGTTCACCTGCTTACCCAGGATTTATTTAAGGTAAGAGAAAATAGAGAGATTCTTTCAATGTTAAGTGCTTTATCAATATGGAAGAGAAAAATGAAAACAAAGTTTCTGAAGTTGAACGAATCTCTCTATTTATGGGTTCCAGTTATTTATATCTGGCAATTCAACCTTTTACTTAAGCGGCTGTTACTATTCTTCGCAGCATAGAAAAGATAAAAGAGCAATGTCTAGTATGCGCTAATGCGACCCCTGACCCACGTGAAGGTCTAGACTTGTCAGGGATTTTGGCTCTTAAAGAGCCAGGGATTTCAACCTTGAACCGCAAGATGGTTAATTAAATAACAAACCATCTTGTCATAATCCTTATAAAGTGTGGCCTCAGAATGCAGAACAACTGACTTGAGAAGTTGCTCATACATGGGAATATCCCAGTTATAATAAGCATCCTCCTCAAGTGCTTTGAGAAGCTTCTCCATAACCTCCCAACTCGGAAGGTTGAAATAAGAATATTTATCCTCAATTTTGTAATGAATGGTCATACCATCATTATACACGATGTTGTCCATTCCTGCAACAAGATCGTCATAACACGCTTGCATACGTGTTTTAACGGCCTTGATTAACGCTTCTTTGTTGTCTTTGAGACACTGATATTTAGGTGTCTTTCTCAACTTGGGAATACTATTCCCTTCAACAAACGGGAGTACTATTTGTACAGATACTCCCGTTTCTGTTTTCTTAATGTTTGGTGTCATATTTAATCTTAATTTTCTTTATTTTTAAATGTTTTGATTTCTTCCTTGAGTTCGTCAATTTTGTCCTCGATGTGACATAAGTGAATTCTATCAATAACATGACAAATAAGAATACAAATAAGTGAAATAATAATAAATTCAGACATAATCTTAATCTTTTTGTTATAGAAAATTCTGTCTCTCCAGTGTCACCTATTGTTTTTATACCAAAACATAAGGTCAAAAATCTCGGAGTATATAAATAGGCACAAGGAGAACACTCCTAAAACACTTGTGTCGTTATGCCTAACTTCTCAATGTCGGCAAGAATATCTTGTGCACACATTCTATCGACAGGATTAATACTCTTAGCATCTTCATTAAGAGATGCCATGATGTCACTCAAAGCCTCTTTTGTTTGTACATAAAGAAGCTTTCTTTCTCCATCATAGTAGAGAATAGAACCTTGTTTTGTTTTAAAGATCTTTGTCATGATAGTTAAACTAAAAATTAATAAAAATAGGTTTTACATGGGTTTATAAACTCCCAAAACCAACCAAACGTAGAATACTACGACCTAATTAATTTTCTTTAGGTTGGTTAGTCAAGTAATGTTTATGGTGCGTTCTTGACTATTTCTGCACAAATCCGTTCTGTCAGATATTCAGAACTTATACCTGCTAATACAACTTATACTAACAGGATTAGGAACATACAGGTACCTTCTACCTTTTTGCGTTTTACACCTAAAACTTGGTAAACAGTATCTCCGCTTTAAACCCATCTGCGGCAATCTCCCTGCGGGTGATGGTAGTTTGGGAATAGTTGTCGTTTTAAACTCACTACCGACTTGCTTACTGTCTATATTACCAAGAAACTGGTGCCCTCAACGACTTGGGAAGTTATTGAGTTTTTTAAACCGTGCTGACTGTTTTCTTGCTTCAGCACTATTAAAAATTTTATTTAAAAAGAAAAGAGATAGATTCCGAATCCAGGGATATCCTTGAGCTATTTTATGCAAACGGTACTATAGATGTTTACATAACGATATTCACTAGTAGGAGTCGAACCTTTCGTAGCCAGACCTGTTTTTATCTCTTTCTCCACTCTGCAATTTATAGAGGCTTGTGACTCTCATTCCAAAGAATGGCTGCATTAAAGATTTCTACATCAGTATTCCATCTATGTAAGGAAGCTCAGATGTAGAAAAATGTTCTGACTAGTATTTCACAGAACTGTAGGTCTCTTTACAAACACCCTTTGGAGTGTCTTATTCACTTGTTGGACTCCAACACTCATGTCCAACTTCCCAACTAGTCGCGACGCAGAGACTTCTCTCCACCTAGTGGGAACGCTTCGTCATACAATCGTTGCAGCGATCACAGACTAATTATGCTGAACTCTGAGATGCTGCAACAAACTCAAAGTTCAAAGTAGACCGCCGATGTTATTGAGCGATCATACACAGCATAACTACCTATCAAGTTAATAGGATTAGGAATCTTCTTAGTACCTTCTACTACCTGGGTTTCGACTTACTATACACATAATTTTTAAATGACAGTTATTCAAAAAACACGCTACTGACAAATGCGTACGGCAACTTAAACAAGGGAGTATCCTTTCCATTTAGAAACCCAGGAAAACTAGATACTTTTCTCCCTCCAATATCAAATGATATTGTTGTTTAAGTCACTTTTAGTGAGGTCTATCCACTAACATTCTACATCCGCTCTTTGCTTAGTTCCCAACAACCGATGCCGTTGTTGCAATCTTACAAATGCCACTTAATTTAGGCAAGGAGATTCACCATATAGTGAATCTGAATTCCCGCCAAGGTTGAGGCCAACCTTTAATTAAAAATACATAAAATGAAGGTTAACCAATACACCTACAGGCTTATAAAGTTAGTAAAAAAAATGGTTTAGCATCACCAAAAAGCCTCTATACATAGCCTTCTCACTCGCTAGATACGCTGTTAGTTATCTAAATACTCACGTAACTTTGTTACCTCACTTCCCCCTGGGAATATGGTATTACGAGCATCTTGTATTAGATAACGTGGTGGTCCTACTTGGGCTTGAACCAAGGACTCCCTGATTATGAGTCAGGTGCTCTAACCAACTGAGCTATAGGACCAAAAGCTTCCTTAACACGATGCTCTCGTAGAAGCAATGTTCCATATCACGTAGATAGAGAGTTGGAGCATAAGTGATCTTCTCTATCCTTATCACGTCCTTGCTGCAAGGATAACATCTACTATGTTGCCATAGTTTTACCGATACAAATTCATCACACTTACTCACTTCAGTGCTACATCTTTAATTGTTCGTACAGCGTACAGAGTGCTCATCCACTTGGGACTTCTTTCTGTTTTTACTCCTTAGTCCCTGTACCGACTTTGGAAACAAAATTTTCTCTTATTCATAACTAACCCTCGAAAATTTGAAAAATGTAGGTTAGTTGTCAGGGCTATTCAATTGTCTTGTTCACATTTTACAAGACGATAGATAACATCAAGTGGAGATCTGGGACGGATAAGAGCGTAGAATTTCTTACCGATCATCCCGTCTGAGAACAAATTTATATCATAAAATTCATTCTCAATTCCCTCAACTTTGTACACGTTACTCCTGATAGGAGTAATCTTTACGGTAATTAGATTATTGGACATAACCTTTTTACCGATTTAAGAACGAGCGAGCGAACAAAAAAAAATTGGGGGAAACCCCCAATTTTTTTAGTCGATAGCGGTAGCGTTACACTTGCCAGTGTACTTGCCCGCTTCTCTATCCCAAACGGGCAATTCGTCGATAACAATCGGTTTGGCGAGCGTGTACGACTTCTTGTCAGCGCTGAAAGTAATCTTAACCTTTGCAGCGTTTGCCAACAAGCGAAGATAACTCACACGCAACAAGTCGCCATTCTCACTGACGGTTGCTAGTGCTCGAGGCGTGGGATTGATGTTATCCCCTTTCGAGTTTTGCTGTTTTGCGACAGCATCATTGCCACTAGAGTCCTTGCCAACGAGAGCGTACATTGCAATTTTCCCACTTTTGAGGATTGTAGTCCCCACTAAAGCAAGTTGACCAATAGTCACTGTGTCGCTCACTTCCACATAAGAAGTTCCAGACAAGTTGCTAGCACGCTCGGTACTGTAATCACTAAATTTTTTCATTGTTGTAAAATTTTAAAATTGTTAATAAAATTATTTACTTTCTATCAAAAAGTGGTAGGAGGTGTAAAAGGGGATACTCCTCTCCCTCTCCCAACATATCCAAAATTTCAATTATCTAGCAAATCGCTTTCCTATCAATACCCCCGGGGGGGTCTATTTTCAGAACTTCAATTTTTATATATTTACCTACGGGGGTATTTTTTAGACTTTAACTATATCTCAGCTTTATATATTTCAATACTTTTATATTCAGTAGTTTATATACTATAATATATATAAATTTATATAATAATATATTAATATAGGAAATGTAAAAATTTTAAGCTTAAAATAATATGAGAATTAAAAAATATTAGTCTCCAGCAGGAGCTTTAAATAAAAGATATACAGATAAAGATTTTTGAAGGAACTGGTTGGCATTATATACCACGCTCGGATATAAAACCAGACGATAGGCTATTAGGTACTGCTTAGAAATAGGGAGAAGAGTACTATTTAGCAGGAGAAGATGGGTATTTACTTCCATCTAATATCGTTAATAACTTTCTTAAAAATAAGGGTTTAACTACCGCTTATGATTATTTTTATGATCAATAGAACCTATCTCCATTTACCAAAAATTTAAATAACTATTTTACTTAGCAATATGATGCTAATGACAAAATAGGACAATAGATGAGATTACGAGCTGCTGATAGAAAAGCAAATCAATTAACTCCTGGAGCTGGAACGTTTGTTGTCGCTCCTGTAGCTGCAACATTAGCGGGTATCGGAGGAGCAACGTTAGCTCCTTTCTTAGCACCAGGAACGTTAGGTGGTAACATTATAGGAACTACTGCGTTTGGTGAAGCATTAAATCAAGCTATGAAGTATGGAACAGGTAAAACTCTAGGAGAACATGCAGTTAATGCTGCCCATTATTTAGGTATTCCATAGAGTCAATGGGGAGATTTTGGAATTTAGATGGTTGGAGATTTACCTTTTTATGTTACTGGAGATCTTGTTGGCAAACAAGTAGCAAACGCAGGACGTACTTTAACTAAGGAAGCTTTAGATCAACTAGCTTTAGATAATACATTTAAAGGAATTCCAATTAATCCAACTACTAAAGATTTAGCTAAAGCTGTAAATGAATCTGTAGACAAACAGTCTTTATATACACCATCCATTTTACATAAATTTGATAATCCATATCAAATAACTAAAGTATCAGGAGATAAAATACGTTTACGTTTACCTTCACATACTCAAGAAAAACCTAGAGAAATTGTATTAGTACCTCATGGAAATAAGCAATATGAATTACATATCCGAACTTGGGATGGTGATCACATTCCAGCTAATCTAAACCCTCAAGAAAAAACTGCATTATTTGAATCAGTATATAATGAACTTCCTGAAGGTGCTGAAATATTATTCCCAGAATCTAGTGCTGATTATCCTGCAACTAGAGGTACAGTAGCAGCATTAACTCATTTATCTAGAGATCCTAGATTCCAACGTGGAAATACTACAGGTACATTAATCTATACGGATAAAGATGGCAATTTACAAACGTTTACTGGAAATAGTTTTATAAAAGGTGAGAAACCTCTTAATTCTCATTCATAGGGAGAAGCTTATTTAAAAGATTCGTTTGGAAAAGAAATAACTCCAACTCCATTTCCTGGAACAGATAACGAATTATCTCAAATGGCTTATGATTCTCAAATAGATGTTTTAAAAGATTATTTTACTAATCCTCAAAAAATTGAACAAGTTAAATCTGAAATGCATTGGGGAGATAAAGAATATGATGAATTTTAGGATGAATTAATGCGTATCTTAGGAACTCAAGCTGATGTTAATATTAGAGATTTACAAAGCGGTTTTACAGATATAGGATCTAGTTCTGGTAAAGTTATTGGTGAAGGAACAAATGCTGAAGCAAGACAAAAACTATCCTTAAATAAAGATAGAATTGCAAATGTGGAGTAGGCTTTAGAAACTATTATTCATGAAATTGGAGGACATGGAAAAACATTATCTATTAGATAGAATCCAAACGATGTTGTATCAACGAAATTTGGAAAATGGTTTCCTAGAATGAAATAGTTTACAAGAAAAAATAAAACAATAGCTGATACAACATTAGAACTAAATGAAAAAGGAAAATTATTTAGTGATTTTGATTCTGAAAACGTATTAAAACATTATTTAAAATGGAATAATTACTCTCCAAGTGAAATTAATGATTTATTAGAACAATATAGACATTTTAAGTATGCTACAGATGAACAGGAATTATACGCTAGAGGATACACTTCATAGTTAATGTAGAATTTAAAACCAACTTATAAAACATTAAATTAGGAATAGTTAGAAAGATATTATACACCAGAATCGGTTAAAAAATATATTAATTCAGTATTAAGTATATCAGTTCCAATAATAGGGAGCTACGGATTAATTCAATCTAATCGAAAAGGTGGAAGATTAATTCCTAGAAAATTTTAGTTCAAAGGAAATCATTAAATAAGATTCAATAACAATTAACTTTATAATTAAATTTTTATGAAACTAGCCGATAAAAATAAAATATTAACTTATGACATTATAAATTCAGATTACCCATTAACTTATTTTTATACATCTGATACTAAAAAAGATAAATTCGTTTGGGTTACTATTAACGAATTAAATCCAAGCAAACATGATATGAAGATATATGATATAAAGATAAATGGTACTTTAAATGACGACAATGAAACATATACTTTAGAATTACCGTTATCTAATTATATAAATACTCACACAAGTTCAGATTCCTCTACAAGTTCTGCAAATTATCCTGAATTTGATTTTACTACGGGAGAATATAGAATGAATAGCTCACAATCTAATTATATTGAAGGTATTAAGGATTTAACTCCATCAGAAAATTAGATTTATTTTTATGATAGTTGTACTCTTACCGAAGATTCAGATAGTAGTGAAAATGCGTAGTTTCATACCTTAACTGATTTCAATACTGTGAAAGATGGTTTATTTAAAGGACAACAAGAGGTTTTAGATTGGTCTAATGCATCTGGATTTCCTTCAATTGCCGAATGGAATCTATCTTGGCTTCACGTTAAAACCAAATTATTGTAATACAGTTAACAAACGTTAAATTTGCAATATTTGTTGTTTTATTGCAAAAAATGTATTATATTTGTTATATGAGAAATGAAATAATAGAACTACAGAAAAAGTACAATCATAACATTGCAGTTGCAATGTATGAGTACGCATCAGGTCTTTTAGACTTGGTAGAAGATGATGAAATACTTGATTTATATAAAGAACATCCTGTATTTGCAAAAATTTCAACCATGAGTAATGATGCCATTCTAGAAGATAGAGAACTTCTTGAAGAAGCTATTCATACATTGGAGGATTATCTTTCTCAGCGTCCCGATATGGAGAAGCTTGAAGAAATAATGAAAGTATTAAATGAGCTAGATGAAAGATCACTTATGAAATTGTTAAGAATGACAATTGGTGAGTAATAGATAATAAGCCTTGAAATAACAGGCTTAAATTGGGGATTAGCGTAATTAGGTTAGCGCAAGGGTCTCTAAAACCCAAGGTCTCGGTTCGAGTCCGAGATCCCCGACTAATTTTATATGTTTATGGATAATGTTAATGATATTCCAGCTTGTCCTGGGATTTATGAATTAAATGGTAAATTTAATTACTGTATGAATCTCCAGAAGAAAGCAAAGAAAACTTCTGGAGATTTCAAGATAATAAAAGAAATGCCTAATGCAACTTTACAAGAGTTATGTAAAGAAATGAATGGAAAAGCTTCTGAGGTTAATTATGATGAAGATAAAGTTGTACTTCACCATTATATAAATAGACAAACTGGGTGGAGTATAACATCAATCTATAATAATCTGAAAATGAATGGTTATGAACAAGTAGACTAAAATCTTGATGGATACTGTTATATATCTCGCAAATAAAGTATGGGATATAGTTGAAGAAAACGAATTACAAGATGAACAAGAAGTCCTATCGTGGCTTGATACACTTAATGAAATATCGGTAAGAGGATGAAAAATCAGTTTATAACTTGTATGAAATATGATGTTTTATCAGATATTTCTGATTTAACTTGGGAAGATATGTTAATGATTCTAGAGTTATTTCAAACTCGAATTAATGAAACTTTAGAATTAGTACAAAGAAAAATAGCAGATGAAGATTTAAATACTTGTATAACAATGATGGATGAAAATGAATATACTGCAAGAAATATTGGAGCAATTGAAACAAATTAATGAAAAGCTTTCTACAATATCCGTAGTACATACCTACGAAAGTATTAAACCTGGGCCAGTCTATTGTACTACGATATAGGATCCTTTAGAATATCAAGAAGGATTTCAAGCGAAAATGAACTTATGATAATAGAATTACGTAAAGTGCGGATGGCTCTATCTGATATTGAAAGTCAACTAGAGCTTTCTTTGAATTAGGCGTAGGAGAAAATTGATTATTTACAAAATCAATATAATAATGCCTTATAGCAGATAGATAACTTAAATTCTTAGATAAAAGAGTTAACAAATAAATTGAATGAAAATGTTAGACAAAATAGCAACACTAAAGAATCTCCATCAGGAGTTTCCGAGGTACCAACTTGATACAATGTTAAAGATTATAGACTGTATAGTCGAATCTGATGCCTAGGAAGATGGAATTTTATTAACTCCTAAGAAAAAGCATTTAGAAGATATGACATCTAAAAATTAGAAAATAATACACAATGAAACTTGATTATAATTTAATTAACATAATTACTAATTCTAATAAAAAGGAAGAAGCAGCTACTATATTAGATGGTTACTTTTCAGATTTAGTAGGTCGTCCTGTTGCAACTCCAACTAAAGTTAGAAGTTTTGTGGCATATCCTTATGCTAAAGAGTAGCCTACAGGTGGTGATACAATAGAACGTGTTTTCTCAGAGTATAATAAATCTTATAATGTAAACGATTATCCGTTTGGATTTGTTTTTTGTGGAGGTGGGTTTGGTTTCCAACTAATAGTACCTATTAACAAAATTGAATTAAATTCGGAAGCACATTCTTATACAGTACATCTTGATTTTGGAGATGAGTATATAGGAAAGTTTACAGCAGGTGTAGAAACAGATAATGAAACAGGAGATAGTCGTTTATTTGTGCATGATCGAATATTATTTACTCCAGAACACACTGAATACCAATAGCCTGATTTTGATAGTTACGAATCGGAAGAATTTATTAACTATTTTAAATAGCATATTAAAGAATGTTTAATCTATAACAAAATGTTTCCAATGATACATGGTAGTATAGAAGATGGTGAATATTGTTGGTTTATACCTTATTATGCAAATAATAATATAGAATCAGAAGATCTTACAAGTTTAGGATATTCTAAAAACTCTCCGTTTTTACCTTTGGTGTTTAATCCTGAAAACGAATATTAGATAATACAACCAGAACTTCCAAATTATATACATCAATGAAACTAGAATACGATTTAATAAATACTAAAACAAAAAAGATTGAGTTCAAATCTATTTGTGCAACTTATAAAATTCATTACAAGAATTACAAAAACACAACTATTTACAATGAAGAAACAGTAGACATCAATGATGGCAAAAACACTTTTGTTGTTGCTGCTGGTGCCACATCTACTCGTTCTCTGGAAATAGAATTTTTTGATAAAGATGGTAACAAATTTTTCCCTTATAATTGGGAATATTTAACAAAATTAAAAGCAAGTTCTGGCGGTAACGGAATGTTGACAGTGTTTGCAGACGGTACAATTAGAATCTTCATTGCAAACAGTATGCAAAAGGATGCACCAAGTATGTACAGTAACGCTTTAGAGCTTGTTTGGGATTCTGTAAATGAAGAAATAGATAATAGAAAAGTAACTATAGCTTTTGACTTTGAATGACCTTAGAGGAATTAAAAGAGTATAAAAATAGACCGAAATGTTTTTATACTAAAGAGGAAATACAAGAGATACTAAATAGTATATCCCAAAAAGTTGTAGTAGATACTCTTCCAACTGAAGGTTAGGAGAACTATTTATATTTAGTACCTAGTACAGTAAATCCTGGTACTTATGAACAGTATACTTGGAAAAATAACAATTGGGAATATCTTGGAAATGTAGATGAAACCCAGTATACAGATTATGTAACAAATCCTGAAATGAATCTAGCTTTTTGATAATTTAAAGACTATCAATAATCAATCGCTTTTTAGAAGGAGGTAACCTTATTATATTAGAAGAAGAATTACCTAATAAAGTTTACAATCCTTCTAATTTCAGCGGGCTGGGCAGGAAGTACTTGCAGAAGAACGTAGTAAATAATAAGAATGTATTGACTTAGGCGATGCTGCAAGATACTAACACTATCTATGTTGTTCAATATGATTATGACCTTAATGGTGCTAGTATTACTGTTCCTAGCGGCGTGAAACTGAAATTTGAGGGTGGGTCAATTCAAAATGGTACACTTGTTGGTGCTGCAACAACATTGAGCGGAGATATACGCTTTGGGTTGGATGTTGATTTTAGTGGCACGTTTAGGTGTGATGATGTAGACCCATGATGGTTCGGTGCAATTGCTGCTGAGAATACTAATGAGAGTTATGCTGCTGCTCAAGATTTTGCACTGTATGCTTCTGCTGCACTGAAACTTGTTGAAGCAAGTAAGATGGCTCTTTATATTCCTAAGGGTTACTGGGTTGTCAAAAGTCCCATAGTTTGGACTCCAACATTTGTCAAGATTATTGGAACTGGGCGATATTCTATTATATCTATGTACAAGCAAGATGGCAGAAATTATCCTATTTGCTTTGATTTTCAAGGGGCAACTGTAAATGGATATATTAGGGATATAGCATTTGTTCGTGAAAGGACTGGAGGTGATGCAACTAATTACATGGGTACAATTTTTGAAAATGTCACATTTAATGCAACAAAGATTAGTAATATCAGAGTTTATCGTGCTGGCATTTTTATTAGAGGAGCTATTAAAGATTGTACTGAAATCAGCAAATGTCATATAGTCAGTCTAGGTTATTCGTTAATTTCCGCTTTCAAGGAAGATGAATTTGACTCTGAGGCTGCAAATGCAGGCAATATTTATTGCAGTGTAGATTCATTTGTCAGAGATAACTATATAAATGCTGTATGTACAAGTGCAGGTGGTGCAATAACTAAGGATAAATCATTATTCTCTGGTGCTATTGGCAGTACAATTGTGTCAGGAAACTTTATCGACTTTTGGAAATACATAATTCGTAGAGCTGGCTCTAGTGGTGGAAATATTGTTAGCAATAATGTTTTTAATGGGAACATATTTGATTGTTGTTTCACTTTTGGAGGTAAATCTAACTTTAGACCACAAAGTCTAACATTTGTCAACAACCATATATGGCATTGCAGGTATAGTACCGATAATGCTTGGGGGTTGTATGCATCTGGTGATACGGATATAACTTCAAAAAAGTGGTGTTTCCTACAAATTGCTGAATTAAGTTACACAATTATCAAGAATAACACTTTTGTGGATGGTGATTATGCTTATACTGACAATCCATTAAGTTATCCATCATTAGATTCGGAGGTAGATTTCCCTGAAAATTTGGTGATTAGAAACACTCGCACGAAATCAAATATTGCTAATGATGGGCGCAACTGCTACATTAATGGCGACAAACTATATAAAGATCCAAGTTTTGCGTTTTTAAGAGCACCATTAAGACTAAATTCAACTATTCAAGGCTCTCGTACAGATTTAGGTAACAACACTAAATTTGATTTTGGTGATGAGTATTACCCATTGATATTTACGAGTCCTGCATATGGCACTTTTACATCCGCTGATTTATATGACTATCCTGACAAACTAAGTGCAGGCTATACTTTATATACCAACCCGACAAACGCTAGCTCAGCTACAGGCTCCAGAATATATTTAGAAAATATAGATGGAGAGAATGTATATTTAATGAAATCAAATAATGTAGTGGATGGTGTTGTATATCATGATGATATATTCAAAATTACTTCACTTTTGAGTAAAAATAAGGTAATTCATGTTTTAGACCTTAATATATATCTTGTATATACAGGTAACAATGCCTATGATTATTATCGTGGATATGGTGAAAATGGAGCAACTAGAGGAAAGTTAGTATTAGCAACTTTGCCAACCACTGCACAGATTGGTCATGTTGCGATATTGATGGATGGTGACACTCCTGTATGGTATAAATACGGTTATGATGGTTGGGTTAACGATGCTGACACTATCAAGAAGTATTTCCCAAAAAAGAATCATGGCACTACTGATAACAGACCTTATTGCAACAAATATGCAGGTATGGAGTACTTTGATGAAACACTAGGAAAGAAAATATTGTGGAATGGCTCTGCGTGGGTTAACCTTGATGGGACGGCATTGGTTGACACAGACATTGATTGACATGAGCAGAATGTTGGCAATGCTGGAAGTGGAGAATTTATCTTAGGAGAAGATGTTTAATTATGTTCATTAAAAACAAAAATCCCGAACTTAGGTTTTATCCTAGGCTCGGGATTTTTAGTTTAAATAAATTAAGTTTTTAATCTTTTAATTTCTGGTTTATATTTATTCCAGTAATTTGGATTATAATTTACTATCACTGTTTTTTTGTACTATCTAGCTGAAGCATGTGCCATTTTAGTTGGATTGCCATTTGGATCAACCTCTGCTACTATACCAATATGAGATATATAATTAGAACCTCTGTTATCTGTCCCTCTAAAGAATATTAAATCCCCAGGCTGTGCTTTTGTTACTGATTCTAACTTACCACTTTCGTACATAGCTTTAGCAGTAGGTAACCCATTAAATGTATTTATACCAGCATCTTTTAATACTTTACCAACAAAACTAGAACAATCTGAGAAACCAAATTGTCCTCTTCTTGCTTGGCTATAAGATTCACCTAAATGCTTTTGAATTGCATCTGTTAACTTTTTAGAAGTATCTACATTTACAGTTTGCTATACAGGATCAGATTCTTTAATATCTCCTAATAAACTATCATATATATTATCGTTTTGTATTTTAGTTCCAAAGTCAGGATTATATGCGTCTGTATAATCTAATTTAGGCTAATTATAAAAACGTTCAATGTTAAAATCAGGCATTTGTAATTCAAATGAAGGTCTTACTACTTGATATTCTACCATTATATTCTACTTATTTCCTGTGCAAATCTAAACCTATCAGCCCACTATTTGTTATAATTTTTACCATAAGTTTTTTTCATTGATTCGTGAGAAGCTAAAGTGTTGTACCCATTTTCGTAGCCTCTCCATACGACATCAGTTGCTGTTTTAATATCTTTGGCGTTTAAGAACTGTTGCCAAGTACCACGTTCTTTAAATTCAGCAATAGCAACATTTAATTGTTCATCTAAAGACATTTCTTTTATAGGTTTAGATTTACCATATATTTGTCTATATATATCTTCTGCGTGTTTCTATCTCTATCTGCCTGTCCATTGTGCAATACCTTTACCAGCATAAGGATTATTTTCTTTACCGATTTCATGAATTCCAGGATTAAGATGAGATTCTGCCCACCATACTCCAGTTAGTGCAGATGCTTGTTCATTAGATAATCCTTGATTTTTCATTAACCAATTTTTAACATAGCTACGCCTATCTCCAGTGGGAATATTCTGCTATGAACTAACTTGCTGAGAAGTTTGCTAGTTTTCAACTTGTTGGGAAATCTATCCTAATAGTGAGTCATACAATCCTTGTTTTGGAGCAAATGACGTTCCAGAAATTTGTAAATTCATATCTGAATAAGGATTGAATAATTCTGAATTCAACTATTCTATTTCTGAAAAATCAGTTACAGGCTATTTTTGTTCAATATTTTCATAAGTTACAAAAGTATCATTTAACATATTTCTTTTTTATTGCATACCAATGATTGGTCATCTAAGTAACTTCAGGGAAAACAGCTGGAGAATGCATATTTAAACCAAACGTTCCTCCGTCTTTTTTAGACCAATGTCTTGCATTTGCTGCAAAAGTAGCTCTCTTCCTAATTTTTGGATCTTTGCTATTCTTTCCTCTCTAAATACATTCATCTGTAACTTTACCATTACAATATTCTGTAAATTTACCACGATTGCTTTTCTTTATATGTATCTTATGTCCATTTTTAAAATATGGAATATGCTAAAAAGTGTTTATACTATAAAAGTTCATAGATTATATATGTTTGGATTTATAAAATTTATCTTCTTCATTATTTACTTGTTAGTTAGTAAAATTATTAATATTTTTGTGTATAAACAAATAGATAAATGTGCAATAAATAACTTTTGATAGAATTAATAGCACGACTTAATAATTATAAACAATACATAGCTAAATATGTAGAATAAGATACAATGAATTTATCAAATTTAAAAATTATTTGGGAATGGCTTGCAAAGTTATCTCCAGATTTCTTACGACTCCTTATAATATTTTTAATGGGAGTTGTCCTATTCCAGTGTAGTAAAGACGGAATGGTGAATATGTTTAGACAAGAAATATAGCGTGAGACTAAAGCTAAACAAGATCGAGAATAGTATACGATAGAAATAACTCCTAAGGTTCATAATATTCTTGAAGATATTTTAACTCAGGATGAAAAAGCTACAAACGTACTATTACTAAATTATCATAACACCTTAACTAGTTCTCATGGATTATCTTATAGATATTTAACAGGGTTATGTGAAAGTTTTTAGGAATCTAATCCTTGTATTGATTACTGGAAGGAATTAGATTATATGAATTATGGAGAAGAAATTCAAAAAATAACAATACGCAGGTGTTTATTGATGCACAACGTACAGATGTTTAGAGAGGAATATCCAAAGTTTACGTATTTAATAGAGAGAAGTAACGCCTCATCTGCTGTTTTTTATCCGATTATTGGAGTAGATGGATCCGTAGGTATGTTAGTTGTTCTTTATAAACAAGAACTTTCGGAATTAACATTAGATGATATTAGAAAGGCTATAGCTCCAAATATATAGCCTTTAGCAGTTTTATTAGATTACAATTATGTTCATGGAATTAAAGAATTATGAAAATTGATAAGAAAAATGGTAATGTGAAGTATAATGATGAAGAACATTTATACTGGGATGATAATGGTAAATACATAAGTGTAACAACATTAATTGGAAAGTATTGCCAACCGTTTGATAAAGAATTCTGGTCTGGGTATAAAGCTTTAGAAAAATTACTCAGTAAAGAGAACTTTAAAATAGAAAAGGAGATGCTACTTGATACTAAAAAGATAGAGCTTAAATACTATATTGATATGTATGGTATTACTGAAAACGATTTCAATCGAGAACAACAAGCAGTTCTTGATGGTTGGCAAAAAGAAAACGAAACAGCTTGTGAACGTGGAACTAAAATTCACGCAGATTTAGAAAACATGTTTACAAGTAAAAAAACAACTGATTTAAAAAAGTTTGGTTTAGGAGGTAAATTTCAAGTAAATACCAATCAAACTTTAGAAGATTCTGGAACGAGCTTATTAGATATTGAAAATGGCGTATTTCCAGAATATTTAATCTTTAGGCAATCTGACGATGGGATTTTAAAGATAGCTGGGCAAGTGGATTTATTAGTTAAAGAAGGTAACGATATATGGATCATAGATTGGAAAACAAATAAGAAACTTGATGAAAAATCATACTACAATCCACAATTAAAAAAATTTGATATGATGAAATATCCTTTAAACAATTTAATGGATTGTAACTTATTGCACTACACTATGCAACTTTCTACTTATGCTTGGATGGTTCAAAAACTTAATCCTGAATTTAAAATTGCAGGATTAAAAATAGTACATTTTGATCATCAAGGTAATACTAAAGAATATGAACTTAATTATCTTAAAAATGAAGTAGAACGGATGCTTAAAGATTATAAAAAATCAATCATTCTAGAAAAAAGAAAAAATGCTCGCAAACCCATAGAATTTTGAGTAAGAGCGGGACTAGAATTCAGATAATTCAGACGTTAAAATTAAGTATAGAAAATATGGGATTAAAAGCGATAATTGATGGACATGTAAAAGAAGCTCTCGGTAAAAATCAAGATATTTTTGAACAAAGAATGGATATTTGCCGAGAGTGTCCACTATATAAACAAACTGCTATGGGACCAGTATGTAACAGTAGACTTTATTTAGATACAATTACAGGAGAAGTTTCTGAAACTAAAAAACCTGGATATAAATCAGGTTGTGGATGTAAATTGAGTAGTAAGACTAAATTGTCTTACACACATTGTCCAGTAGGTAAATGGTAATGATTATGTGTAAAGTAGAAGGATGCAATAATAAAGTGTTAGCAAAAGGTTATTGTTCTAAACATTATACTCAACTCAGAAAGCATGGTAGAATTCTAGAAAGAACTAATGCAGATCCAAATGAAATAATTAAATATGAAGATTATGCAGAAATTATTTTATATGATAAAAATCAAAAAGAATGTGGGAGAGCATTAATTGATTTAGAAGATATAGATAAAATTAAAGACATAAAATGGCATAAATCTGAAAAACAAAGAAGTACGTTTTATTGTATTAATAGTAAGTTTGGAAGATTGCACCGGTTTATTTTAGACATTACCGATAAGAATATATTTGTAGATCATATAAATCATAATGGATTAGATAATAGAAAATCTAATTTAAGAACTTGTTGTAATGCAGAAAACATTTGTAATTGTCACACACCTAAAAATAATAAATCTGGATGTAAAGGAGTTTATTATTGTAAAGAACGAGGTAAATGGGCAGCTCAAGTCACAATAAACAATAAAACTAAGAGTTTAGGTAGATTTGATACTTATGAAGAAGCGGTTAAAGTCAGGTTAAAAGCAGAAAAAGAATATTATGGAGAATTTGCATATAATGAAAATAATAAAGAATCTACCTAATATATTATTAGGAACTTTTAGAAATGTATTTAGAATAAGACCTAGTTACTATAAACGAAGATATAGTATTTGTAAAAAATGTGAATATATAAAAAAAGCAAAAGGTTTTGGAGAATATTGTGATATATGTGGATGTATAATTAAAAGTAAAATATCAGTTAAATCCGAAACCTGTTACTTAGAAAAGTGGTAATATTAACAATTAAAAAAATGTAAATGATTATGGAAAATGGTAAAATGAATTTTTTTGGAGGAGACACAGCAGTAAGTTTTGCAAATGCACAAACACTTGACGAAGCTACTAAAAAACAAGCAATAGAAAGTTTTAATAAGGAAGTAAATAAGAAAACTGAAGCTGTAAAAGCTGAAATTGATAGAAAGCTTGCAAAAGGTAAAGAAGTTGCCGAAAAGGCAAAAGATATGGAAATTATTCCTGCAAATAGTTACATTCTTGTAAGACCTTATGCAGAAAATCCATTTGAAGCCATGCGAGAAGAAAATGGTATTATTATTCCAGTATATGATGGTTCGTTTAAAAACCCAGATACTGGAGAAGACGATAAGGAGTATAACTTATCAACTCAAGCGGATGTTATTGAAGTTGGACCGATGGTTAAATATGTAAGACCTGGTGATGTTGTTTATTATCGTGAAGCTTGTCAAGTTCCTGTTCCATTCTTTGGACAAGGATTGTATGTTGTTTCTGAACATCAAATTCATGTAGTAATTAACGCTGGTGTAAAAGAGCGTTTCGAAAAAATTAATAAAGAAGAAAAGTAATATGGAAGATAAAGTATATTTTGTTCCTGGTGAGCTAGTAACAGTTCGCCAAGAACTTCCTAATAAACCTACAATGTTAATAATAGGTAAAGAAACTATGGCCTTTAGAATGTCGGATAAATCTGAATAGTTTAAAGGTATGAGATGTAGATGGTTTACTAAAGATGGATTTCTTTAGGAAGCTGTATTTTCAACTAAAGATTTGATTAAGATATGAACGATCAAGAGAAAATAATGAGTGTTCTTGCTCAAGGATATCAATTGCTATCAAAAGCTATGAAATAGCAACCTAGTAAAGAAGGATTTTAGCAAGTTCTTTAGATGTTAGGTGATGATGGTATTCAAGCTTGTGTACAAGTAGCTGAGTAGGGACCAGAAGCTGTAGCACAAACTATGGCAGAAGTAATAAAATAGAAGCAAACGTAGAAAGCAGAAAAAGGAGCTAAATTAAATAGAATTAAAGCCCTTAATAACACTTGTCCTGAAGGTTATATGAAGAAAGGCGGTAAGTGCAAGAAATGTGAAAAAGGTAAAAAACTAGATCCTACTAAGGGCGTATTCCATGTAACTACTTATTTTAAAGATGGAGGTATAAATAAAATGCAAAGTGGAAAAAATAATCCTAAATCAACCACTATTATTAGTAAATACAAAAAATCTCCAGGATATTCTAACTAGATAGATTATGTAAAATATGGTGACGGAAGAGTTTACGAAAGAAATATTGATGTAACTCCTAATGGTAACGATACTATATATAATTATTGGGGACCTAATATGGAAAAACCTGTTGTAAGTTTTAGATCAACAAAACCTGCTTTTGATAGAGCATACAATCAAGTACAACCAAAAGATAGAGCTGTAAAAACTGCAAATATTATAAGTATTCCTTTCTTTAGACACTAATTATGAAATTTTTCCTCTTTGATAATGCGACTAATGAAATAACTATTAATGAACCTGAAGTTCTTATAATAAAAGAATTTGCAGCGTTATGGGATAAGAAGAGAAATGAATGTAAAGAGGATAAAACTGGAGGAAAACGTCTAAGAGCATATAGAGAACTAACTTATATATGGTTAATGTTAGATTGGGCCAGTCCCTATTCAGACTATGATGAACAAGAAAGACACTAGGCTTGTATAGAGGATGCACATCTAACAGAAGAAGAATGGAATAATCCAGAATTTAGAGCAGCTTGTCGTAAATATCGAGAACTTCAGAATTCCTCTAGAATACTTAGGCTTATAAATGCTGCTAAAGGTACAGTAGATAAAATTACCGATTATTTCGATACCATTATTGATTTAGATGAACGTGATCCAAATGGAAAACCAGTATTTAAAGTTAAAGATGTAATGGCCGAAATGAAAGGTGTTTCAGATGTAATAGAACAACTTAAAGCACTTGAGATTCTATATAAGAAAGAGCTTGAACAAGACAGTAATGGTCTTATGGGTGATGTAGAAATCGGCGCTTTTGATTAATATTTATAATTATGATTTCAAACGAAGAAATGTATGATTTTGCCTCATAGATTGCAGGTATTACAGACAGTGATTTACAACAATACAAATGCGGGGGTAAAGCTAAAATGAAAAAAGATTGTGGTGGAGCTAAGTTACAACAAGGTAATAAGTTTAAACAATTTCAATAGAATTATAAATTAAAACAAGAACAGGAAAAACAAGCAAAAAAGCTTCAAGAAGAAAAAAAGAATCATCCTGAACGTTTTGATAGTAGAGGTAATAGAAAATATACTAAAGAGTAGGATACTCCAACTAATGAAAATCAAAGACCTACGTGGAAACCTGATGTAAAACCTAAAAGAAAATAATGCCTCGTAAAAAGAAATAGAATCCTACTTTAAAAATAAATTAGGATAAACTCTAGTAGCAAGCACTTGATAATAATATACAAGCTTTAAGAGAGTCTTTATTTAATAAAGACGTAATGACTTGGGACGTTAAATTAAACGATAAAATTGATTATTTTGATTCTGATTTATCTTATGAATTAACTGGTTACAGACCGTTAACTAAAACTAAGGGTTTAGACTTTAAACCAGAATGGTTTACAGAAGCTAGAGAAGTTAAATTACAGACAGGTAAATATTGTTCATACCCATAGGGAACTAAAGCTTATATGGATTTTTGGAAAAAGGAATATGATCGATGTAATAACGGTATGAGTGTTAATGGTTATAGAATTACTGGAGATCACTATTTCTTTTTAAATTATTATAGACTACCCGAAACTGATGTTAAAAAAGCAGGCTAGGGTAGAGGTTTAATATTTCCAGCTTTTGTTGATAAGCAATACGAATATTTTCATTATATAGAGATGGGTTAGATATTAAAACATGATGTTTTAACAGTTAAAAGTCGTGGTATTGGCTGGTCAGAAATTGGAGCTAGTTTATTAGTTAATAATTACAGTACTAGACGTAATACTCACAATGTTATAATTGCTGCAACTGACAAATTCGTATCTGACTCATTAAAAAAAGCTTGGCTATAGTTAGACTTTTTAAATGCTGATACAGAAGGCGGTATGAGACACGTTCGTTAGAAAATGAATACTGCTTATCATAAAAAGGCATCAAAAATAAATAAATAGCGTGAAGAATTACCAAACTCCTGGAATTCTGATATAGAAGGATTAGTCATAGATTAGTCTAGTAAACTTCGTGGTGATCGTATTGATCTACTCTTATACGAAGAAGCAGGTTCAAATCCTATTTTAAAAGAAACTTATATTAAAGGTAATGCTCTTGTAGAAGTTGGAGGTAATAAGATAGGTACAAGAATTGTATTTGGTACCGGAGGTGATATGAAATCAGTGGATTAGTTAAGAGATATGTTTTATAATCCAATTGCTTTTAATATACTTCCATACAGACATAATAATTTTGATAGTGGTGAATACAAATTATCAGGATTTTTTGTATCTGCAGCTGACTTTATTTTAAAAGATGGATATGAATCAGAAGAAGGTAAATATATACGATTTATTGATGACAGAGGTGTAGTTGATAGAGAGGAAGTTAAAAAGTTTAGAAATCTAACTCGAAACAATCTATTAAGTATGCCAAAAGAGTATAAACGCGAATGTGCTGAACACTGTTTTACAGCAGAAGAAGCATTTGCTCTTGAAGGTGAAAACCAATTCGACCAAGCACTTATTGCAGAATAGATGGCTAGGATACTTATGAATGGTAAAGATGTACCTACAATCTAGCATGGAACTTTGGAATACATATTTAAAGATAATGTTGTTACTGATGAAATGATCGAAGGTGTGAAATTTGTATCACAACAAGGTGGAAAAGTTCATGTGTTAGAAGCTCCTAAAATAGATGATGATAAACAAGTTCCAGTTAATTTATATGTTGCTGGAATTGACGGTATTGATTTAGGTTAGGAAGATACATCTGCTAGTTATAAAGATCCATCTGATTTCTGTGTAGTAATACTTAGACGTGCTTATGGTATGCATCCTCCTCAAATTGTAGCTTATTATAAAGATAGGCCACAAAAAGTTAGGGATGCACATGTAATGTGTCTGAGATTATTACAATGGTATAATGCGAAAGCTTGCCTTGAATCTACTCGTATATCTTTACTTCAATTCTTTAGAAGTAAAAAATGTGAAAATCGTTATTTAATGCGAAGACCTAGAGCCTGTCAATCCGATATATAGAACGGTAAAAGTCGACAATTTGGTGCTCCAGCCAACGAAACTACAATTAAACATGGACTTGATATGATCTCTGATTATATTGATGAATATTGTGGTGAAATTTGGTTTAGAGAAATCCTTGATGAATTGTCAAGATATTCTTATGAAAATAAAAGAAAATTTGATATTGTAGCTGCTATGCAAATGGCATTTCTTGCTAATGAAGAATTAATGTTTGTTTAGCCAAAAATAGATTCGCAACAAGATAAATTTGAAGACTTTGGCTATTGGAAAGATGAACGTGGAATTATTCACAAAGGTAGAATTCCTAAAGCTCCTACAACTGAAGTTAATGCTACAATAGACACAAATATAATAGATGTTGATTCATATTATGGATACGAAAGACTTAGAATCAGCAGTCTTGGATATTATTAAAAACGTTTATGAAAAAGAATATACTGGAATGATCAAAGTAATTAAACTTAAATCTGGTTATAAATTACAGTTAGGTTTTGGGCATAATGATATTCCTTATGAATGTGCGTTTGATGGAAACGCAGAATAGTTTCTTAATTTTATATGTAAAGAATTACGAAAGATTCATTGGGACAGTATAGAATTTTCGGAATTAAAAAAATTATATTTTACACGTGGCTGCTGCGAGGGGTAAAGAATATGTAATAGAACAAGTAGACAAAGCTATTAATGAACTTGTCCATCATAAATTTAAATTATAGAAAGCTTATAATTACTATAACGGTAGACGAGATTCTGAATAGTTTAGGTATCTTGAAGAAAATTTTGGTATAGGTAATCCAACACAAGTTGAGTTTACACCGTTAATTAAAAAGCATGTAGATGCATTACTTGGCGAATATTTGGATGTACCAACAATTGCTAAAGTTTCTTGTAAAGATGAATAGACTCTAACTAACATAAATAGAGATAAACTACTTGAGATAAAACGACAACTTTTTAATTTATATAAACAAGATTTAAATAAATAGATTCTTGATTTTGTAAATGGAAAGGATTTAAAAGATCCAGCTATTGATTAGCAAATAAATAAACTTATCGAAGACATTGATAACAATTTTATAAGTGAGTACGAAATAGCAGCACAAAATGTTATAGATTATGTATCTCAATCTAGAGTAACCGATCTTTCAAATAAAAAAAGAATATTACTCCAAGACTTGTTAATAGCTGGATGTGCTTTTTATCGTACTAAACCTTCTCCCGAAGGTACTAATTTGGTTATTGAATGTCTTAACCCTTTAAATACGTTTGTAGATAGAAATCCAGATTCTCCGTATGTTAAAGATAGTTATCGTGTAGTTATTCGTAAATGGATGACCCGAGAACAAATTCTTGCAGAATATGGAGATAGAATGACTCGTGATGCAATATCTGAACTTGATGATATGCATAATCATTATGAAGATGGTAATTTTATGTATGTTACTGCACATAATAATTCATTACTTCATGCTCCAATGGAAGGAGATTTAGATAATGGTAAACGAGTGGTGCCTGGATTTCCAATTGACGGATACGAAACTTATATGTATAAACTACTTCCTGTATTTGAAGTTGAGTGGATTGACGTAGATAAATAGGGAGGTAAATATATCCAAAATCGATATGAGGGTGTACGTATAGGTAACTCTATATATATTCCTACTGGATTATCTTAGAATATTATAAGAACACAAGATGCTCCAAGACATTGTAAACTATCAGTAGGTGGTATATTTATGATGAATCGTGATAATTTACCAACTAGCCTTGTTTTACAATGTACAACTTTACAAGATCGTTATGATGTAACTATTTTCTTACGTGATAATCTTCTTGCTAACAGCGGTACAATTGGAGATTGGCTTGATGTTTCAATGCTTCCTGCATTTTTAGGTTCAGATATGACAGAACGTATCTAGAAATGGTTAGCATATAAAAAAGGTGGTACAGCTCTTATTGATTCTTCACAAGAAGGTAGAGGATTTAATAACAATACATTTATGTCTGGATTTGATGATGCTACAAAAGTTCAAGCTATTCAAGCATTTGAAATAGTTCTTGAACGTATTGAAAATCAGGTAACTTCAATTACAGGTGTATTTAGAGAAAGGTTAAATGGAATTACATAGCGTGATGCTGTAAGTAATATAGAAGCCGGAGCTAAAAATTCATTTACAATCACAAAGCCATTTTATCAACAAATGGATACTTTAGTTACTGATATATTGATTGATTGTGTTGATATGGCTAAAATTGTATGGAAAAATGGTTTAACTGGTTCTATTATTCTTGGAGATCATTTGTAGAAAGTATTTACAATTCTTCCAGAATATTTTACAGTTACAGATTATGATATACATATTATATCTTCAACTCAAATTCTTAAAGATTTAGAGTAGTTGAGATAGACAGTCATATAGATGATATAGGCTAATATGCTAGAGCCAGATATGGCTGCTGAAGCTATTTCTTGTCGTAGTATGACTGAATTAAAGCAAATGATGAAAAAAGGATGGGCTAAAAAGAAAGCTGAATTAGACTAGATTAATCAACTTCAACAACAACTTGAATAGGCTCAACAATAGATGTAGCAACTTCAATAGCAGAACTAGCAAATGTCTCAAAAACTAGAGCAACTTAACGAATAGAAGTTACAACTAGAATAGGCTAAACTTGAAACCGATAAAGAAATCAGATGGTATCAAGCTTAGACTGATAGAACCTATAAAGAAGGACAAACTGAAATTGATAAATAGAAAGTTAAAATCGAACTTAATCAGCTTTATGATGGTAATCCTTATAATGATACAGTTAGATTTACATGATGGAAAAAATAATTGACTTACTTCTTGGTAGTTTTGACTTCGGTTATATGTTAACTGTTAACATATTAACATACCTAGTTATAAAAACTATAGATTAGCTTAACGGCCCAAATAAAGGTGTTTCAACAGCAGTAAAACGTATAATAGCTGTGATATGTGGATTGCTTTTAGGTGGAATAATATGTTATAATGGATAGTACTCAAATGTGATATTATATAGTTTTATTGCTAGTTTAGTAAGTTGGGATACCGTATTTAAGCCAATTGTTAAGTATTTTAAAAACTTAGATTATAATAAAGATGAGAATAGTTGAGTAGAAATGTGATTGTAGCGTTCAAGTAATGCCAATTACAAACTATCCTGAAAATAGTACTTTATACAATCCTACTTGGGAAGATTCTGGTGTATTTACATTAATTTATAAAATTGATGTAGATGGTACTGAAACTCTTGTAGATAAACATTCAGCTGTACACATTATTAATGGAAAATAGCAACGTGAGGTTTATGATTTAACCTTAGCTGATGGTAGATATAAAGTACTATCGTTTATAGTTCCTACAAAACAATATCTTGTTAAGAAATTAGGTATGGAAGATGGATTTGATGATTTAGAATATTAGGAAAAACATAAAGATGATCCTGAAAATCTAATTTCTAATGAACTTGAAATAATTGTAGCTGCTGATGAAAAATCACGTACATTATTCAGTTTTACAGGCAGAAAACCTAATCCATCTCCATATAGAAGCTCAGGTTTATATTACTGGATGGAGATTACCGATATTAATGATTTACTTGATGAAATAAATTCAAGAGACATCGTTGATGGTTATCTCTATGGCACTAATATTAAAGTTATTGAAGAAGATTACTTTCAATATTGTAACCTTTATAAATGCTTTATAAATAAAGCTAGTGATTTGTTCGATTAGTATAAAGGATGTTCTAATAATAGTTATAATATATGTAATAATTCTTCACTTAATGAAACGAAGTGTAAAAGCAATGTAGACCAAACTCAAATCTAGATTCGTGATTATTTATGGATGGTGATTAATGCAATTAAGTACGCTTTAGAATGTAACGATTATGTAACCGCTAATAAACTACTTAATTGTATAAGCACCTGCAATGGGATTTGCAATAATGAAACTTCAAATAAAAAACAGTCAGACTGTGGATGCTCTTAAATAGTAGGTAATAGCAGAAGTTAAACATTATTGCAAGTTATTAAATAATGGATACTAGGATTTTTGCTATTAGGATACTATGAATAAGATACTTAAAATTGAATTAGATAATAGTTTATAAGTTCTATTAAATTATAACTATGATAGAATACGAAAAAATAAATTTAAATTAGCAATCTAAAAAAGATTGTTCTTGTAATAAGAAGATAGATATTAAGAATAATTGTGCAACACCACAATGTTTTAAAGTAGATAACTATTTTTCAGAGCTTGTTCATAATTGGGAAAAAGAAGCTGCTAGATACAATTTAGGTATTCAAGAACTCGAAGGTATTGAATACGTAACTGAAAATAATAATGGTGAAATTCTTACTAAAGTTATTTTCAAATACAGAAAAGGTCACGAATTATTTACTCGTGAATTTTATTGCGCTCCTATTGGTCCTCAAGGTAAGCCTGGTAAAGATGGCCGTGATGGCGATATAGGTCCACAAGGTCTTAAAGGAGACAAAGGTGATCCTGGTGTATCACCAACATTAGGTATAGTTAAACTTACTTGGATAAATAAATGTTCAGACGAAGAAGCTTATTTTGAACAAGTATGTGATACTAATGTTTGGAATTTAATCCTTAAGCTATAGAAACCAGATAGTATTACAGAGTTAGAAAATATTATTACTCAAATAAATAATAATTTAGTAGAGCATTATGTAACCAAAGATTCTCTACCTGATTTTTCATAGTTTGTAACAAAGTCTGAAAACCGTATCCATTTAGATTATACAGGTTCAACATTAAGTTTAATTAAAAACGGAATTCTTGAAGATAGTGTTGAAATTCCTAGACAAAATCAAGAATATACACTACAAATTGCCAGTGATAATATATTAGGTGGTATTAAAACTGGATATTCTACAGATGAAACTGCTAGAAATTATCCTGTTAATGTCGATGGTGCAGGTAGAGCTTATGTAAAAGTTCCTTGGACTGATACAGTATCTGATGATTTCAATATCTATAATTGGAAAGAGGTTATTTAGAATTGGTAGAATTCTGCATTAAGTTCTATAAGAACTGCATTAGATCAAGCAAAGAATGATGTAAATGCATTGAAAAATTGGAGAGTTGTAGTTACTGATGACAACAATACTGTAATAACAAACATAGATCCAAATTCTGTAATTACAGCTCTTAAAAATGAAGAAACTGGTGTTATTTCTGGGTTAGTAATGAATACTCTAGAAGCACAAAATTCTTTAGTTTTAGTAAAAGGAGAAAACGGGGCTTCTTTTATACAAGCGTTAGGCGAAAATGATAGCACTACGGCTATTACTTCTGATCACATTATTTTAAAAGGCAAAACTATTGCTGATTCTATCCATGCTGAAGATATTACACTTACTGGAAAAATAACTGCACAAAATGCAGAAATTAACGGCGATGCGATGCTTTCAACGTTATTATTGAATGAAGGTAGCTACTTTGAAAATGAAGCTGAAATAGTTCTTAAAAACGAACCATATCATAAGATAATAATTGTAGTTACTTAGGATACAGCAACTGTTTTACAACCTCAAGATTGTAATCTCCAATATATAGTTAATGGAGAATAGACTATTATAAGTCAAGCTTTAACTTTAAATACTTATTCAACGTATTTGCTAATTAAAACTAATACAAATTGGCGTGTAACTAAACTAGATTTAGAAAAAAGTGAAATTAGTCCTGAAGACCCAGATACACCTTTCGAAGAAATAAAATATTCTAAACCTATATTAATATCTTCTAGTAGTATGAATTATGCTGAAATAACAACTGATGTTGTTACAAGCAGTTTAAATAATAATTGGGAACCTAAAGACGAAGATAACGCTCCAGATTGGAAAGATGTTTACTATGTATGTTTAACTACACGAGGTAATAGCTTATAGTATAAAAAATTTAGATCTGCAGCAGCTTAGGTTGTTGATCCAAATTCAGAATCGATGCTTACTATTTATTATCCATGGCAAAAATTAGAAGGAAATACAATAAAAGTAAAAGCAACGAAATCTCTACGTGGAGATACTTCTGAAACATTAAATTCTTATGATTATAGTTTTAATGGGGAAGATGGAAACGCTATATAGTGGGAAAATGGTTATCCATGGCGTTGTGCGGATTTAGGCTCGTCTATAAAACTACAAGATATATTTGACAATATTCCATCCGAATCAGTTAAAATTGCAATATATAGACAATATACTGTAACTAAATCAATACCTAAAACGAAAGCTTCAGCATTATCTAGTGGAATCATAGTTGGTTTGGCAGATCGCAATGTGTTAGGTGAAGTTACTGAGGGTGTTGTCTATAACATATCTGGGAAAAATTATCAATTAACATTTGAAGGAGAAAAATATAATGTTGCTGCAACAACTGCTGCACAAAATTTAAGTGACATTAAAGTTCAAGAAGCACAAATAAATCCATAAATAAACTATGAAAAATTGTAATTGTAAAGAAACAGAAATAACAACTTAGTGCAAACCAAATCCTTGTGACTTTGTTTACAAAATGCCAGTAGACGAATGCACGAATAGAGTTGTATATTATATAACATTGGCATCTGCTGTTCTTATGAGTTGTGACAGTGAAGAAACTGTAGAACACGTCTTAAACTAGATTCGTAATGATTTAGAAAATTTAAATTATATTACTAATGATGATGCTTAGCAAGCATTAATTGAAAAAGTTACCAACTATCTTAAAACACATTTAACTGACTTTTCTGAATTAGAAACTTATATAAATGGTCTAATTACTGAATATTTTAATAATATAGATTTTGATGGATTAAGTACTTTATTTGAAAGATTATTTGCTGATTGGAAAGATCATTTAGATGAACTACTTGAGAGTATTGGTCAAGGTATATCTCGTGAAGAACTAAATGGTATTTTAAGTGAGTATGCAAAAACAGTAAAAATTAATGGCATAGCTCATAATGCAGTTAACGGAATCGTTGACTTAGGCAATATCGGTGGTGGAGAAAATATTAACCTACGTTTAGAATTTGAAGAAAGTTTAGTTCCAAGTCAAGATGAAACTATAAGCATTCCAATAAATATATAGACAAAAGGTATTAATTTCGTTGAACAATTACCAAATTCTTTGTCTAAAAATACTTTATATGCAAAGTATCATACTAATTATGAATACGGTTTTACAAAAAAATACAACTATTTAAAATCAGATGTTGTAGATCTTTTGTTTGTAATTGGTATTATGGATGGAAAGGAATGCGATGCAAACGGAAATCGTATATCAACTGGTATGACGAGTTCTGTTAATGATTTATTAGATAATGTAGGAAAATACGTTAGAATCGAAATTACTGAAGGTTACCATAAGTATTTTGATGATTTAAATTAGTATCAGCATATAACAGATCAGACTAGTGAATCTGAAATTTATTATTTTCCAATTCTTATAGAAACATTTATGATGGAAAAATTAAAAGAAAGATGTAACTATCATAATGTAGATGAAGTAGATATAGCAATTGTAAATGCTATAATAAATGAACTGTTAGATAAGCGGGATTTATATATAGATTAGGTTTATTATAGTGATTCTAATAAAAATTTAAATGAGATAAATTTACGAAATAATAGTATTTATTACGATAATACACATAAGTGTTTTGTTTTATTTAATTCTACGAATGCTTATAAGTATGTCGATATAATTCCGCAAATTGTAAATGTTCTAGAATCAGCGGATATTCGAGATTTGTATTTTCTGATTAGTGTTGGATTATAGCCACAATTAGTAATCACTAATCCATATACTAATATTTCAAATATCTACATTCCGTTAAATATTGCATATGGGGACTTAATTACAGGATCTGTTGTATGGGACAAAACGATATATTAGGCAGAATTTAAATAGGATGGTGAAGAAACATTGTTTAATTTGTATACAATAAGTCTAAATACAGGGCAAAAATGTACTACAGGCAGTGCATAGCCACAGTGTTCTGATATAGATAATGAACCGATTATTCACATAAATCCTAATCATTAATTATTAATCTTAAAGACCTATTTAATAGTTTAACTCAAATTATAGTTAATACTATTGGTTTAAAAATAGGATATATGATCTTAACTTTATAAAATACTAACAATGAGCTTTAAAAATATATTTCGAAGCTTTGTACAAATAACTCGCAATACAATAGACATTGCTTTTATTAAAGAAGAGTTATAGATACTTAAGAACAAATTTCAGGGTTCATCATCAGCGGTTCCACCTGATATTAGAAATGAACTTAATAATATTACAAACTAGATTAATAATGTCAACACAAGAATTGACAATATATAGATAGAAGGGAGTGTATTAACTCGTGAAGATTTTAATAGGATTTGTACATGACACAACAAGAATTAATAAATTTATGGGATAAAACTTCTGAGAAATATGAGAACTTAGTAAAAAGCGAAAATTATAGAGTCTTGCGTAAAAACATTCTATTTTCAGAATAGGTTACAGAAGAGAATATGAATTATGTAATTTATAATGATTTTGAGATAGAAGACGACTTTACAATGCCTGCAAATTGTACTTTATTTTTTTGTAACGGTAAATTATCAGGAGTTTTAAGAGGTAATCGAACTTTTATACAAGCTAGACCTATTCAAATATTTGATGAAAATATTATAATGGAAGGTACATTCATTAATGATGTTGCTTATCCAGAATGGTGGGGAGCTGTAGCTGAAGTTAAAGATACAGGTTCTGATTTAGAAGAGCACAACTTTACAAATTCTCGTGCTGCTATTTAGGCAGCTTTAGATTCTCCTTTCTATGAAATACATTTTTTACCAGGAATGTATTATGTAGCGGATGCTGTTGATAGACCTAATCATGATCGTGCTTTATTATATATGGATAGAGCTAAAGTTTTAAAGTTAGCAGGTGAAGGAGGATATTATAAAGTTTTTCGTTATGGTAGTACTACAGTAATTTGGACAGATTAGAATGAAAATCTATTAATGCTTTATATATTAAGTGATAAATTTACATTTGAGTATAGTCCAAACACTACTGGTGCTAATTATACTACTGTAATCGATGGAGGCATGTTCAATATAGTAAGATGCCCGGAATATAATAAAGCTGCAATATTACTTTGTCCTAGAAGTAGATCTGATATTAGATTACATACATCATTAAACGGTGTGATTGGAGGAGTACATAGTACAAATCCAAACAATTGGAATAAAACCGGATATTATGAATTGCATGTACCTACAAAATAGGAAATTAACAATGGATATAAAGGTTATGGTATACGTATAAAAGAAAATACTAGTGAACCTGAGACTATGTGGAAAAAGGATGATGAACGTGGTCTTATTGGTACTAGGGGTACATTCTTTTTAGGTAAAATTGATTGTAAGGTATATGGATTTGGACACGGTTTTTGCTGTGATTATGATGATGTTAGAGCTAATGTAACAAGCCTTGATTTAAGTGGATATTTTGACAATTGTCTTAGATATATTTATGCACCATCTTAGGCATTCGGAGGTGGAAGTATTACTCCGATAATACAAACAAGACAAATCAATAGTCAAAAAGGTTTCTCAGAGGCTGTTATTTAGGGTGATTTAGAAGGATGCTATCTTAATCCTTTTATTTGGGATATTGATAATATAAATATATTAAATATAAAACCTAGCAAAAATATAAGTTTTGGTAATAGAATATTACCATTATTAAACGATCCTTATAATAATAGTGGCTTACAAAGAATATTTCCTAGAAATAGGATATGGGATGAAACCGCTAATCATGAAGAACCTACATTTGAAAGTAATACTGATTGGGATACAAATGTATTAGCAGCTGCTGCAATAATCGCATCTGGAGACTATGCTACAGCTGGAAGTTTTGGTAAATATGATAAAAACGCTTTATCTGCTTCAAATGCTAATAATTCTACCTTTGATTATATACATACTATTGATAATGATTTATTATCTTTAGATTCTGTAGAAAATGGATATACGATAAATACTTATTATAGTGATAATTTTAAACCTCTGACTGGTAATGATAGTATTGTTGTACCTAACACGAGTCCATTTGATAAAAACGGAATGGTATTCAAATGGAATGATACTTCAACTAATGGTGGGGAACTTAAAGTGGAAATACAATTTCCAAGTAATTCCCAAAAAAAATTATAGTTTTTAGCTATACATTTAAAAGGTGTTAAATATACTTATTTCGAAAATCTAAAATTAGATTTAGAATATGAAAAAATAGATACAAATGGACACCGTTGGCATGAAATATTATTTAACGGTAGTTATACATAGTTAAGTAGGAAAAATGGAGCAGGACTTTGGGATATAATTTTACCATTCTTTTTTAGACCTAATATATTTAATTCGACTACTGGGACGTATGATTAGATTAGTTCAGGACGTAGAGTAAAATGTATAACATTAACTTTTTCTAATCTAAAACAAACCGTAGACATTAGTTCTAGTCCAAAGGAAACCTTTAAATTTAGCATAGAAGGTCAATTTAATAAAAGATATAATAAACAAGTATTTACATCTGATGGGGGTGCTTTAGGTAAAGATATAACTAGATTAGGAAGTCCATACATACTCGGAACTAAGGTTTATAATAAAATTAGTGAATTACCTTCAAATGCATCATTAGGTGCTATAGGGTTGATTACTGTATCAAACAATCTTGCTTATCCTATAATTAAGACTTCACAAGGATGGATACTTTAGTACCTAATTAATACTACACAAGGTTTAAGTACATTAAATGCAAGCATAGGACCTCTAACAAAAGGTTAGTCTGCATTTGATACTACTTTAAATATACCTGTTTGGTGGAATGGTACAGGTTGGATAGGCACTTCCGAAGATTCTTTGACTACAACACAAATAAATAATATTTGCTCATGAAGTATCAAGAGTTATATGACATTTGGTAGAATATTAGCGCAAAGTTTGTTAGAAAAGAAGATACTCCTTAGATTTATAAAATATCTTCAGAAAACTTTTCGATAATAAATAATGCTGCTTCAAATCAGGAATTTGTCCAAGGTACTTTAAATAGTATATGTACTAATTTAAAGAATGCAGCTGATAAATCAATAATTGTACAAGATGGAAATAAATAGATAACGGCAACTATAGTAAATAATACTACTAACAAGTTAACCATATACATACCAAAAGATACTGGATATGATATTTACGAATTTACATACGCTTCAAGTAATTGGTCTGTTACTAAAACAGAAAAAATGTTTGCCGAAAATAATGATGTATATACTAAATCAGAAGCTGATAATAAATTCTAGACTATTAACGAAATTGCTAATATTTCAATAACTTAGAATACTGCAAGTGGAGCTAATAACGTAATAACCATTACTGAGACAAATGGTACAACTACAACACTTAATGTTAAAAACGGAAATGATGGCGTTTCATTAAATCAAACTACTTTAGTAAACAATTTAACAGACGGTGGAAGTACCAATGTGTTATCTGCAGAAATGGGTAAAGTTCTAAATGAAAAATTTGGAGACTGTGATAAAACGTTATAGCCTGAATTAACGCTTTCGACTAGTTACGTGAATAGTTCAGGAGCAATAGCGTCAAGTATTCAAGGTGGTGTTGTAAAATTTTATAAAGTTAGCGGTGGAACTATATCTGTTAATATCACAAAAACAAATAATACAGCAACTCAAATTTTATCTTTTGCTGAAAGTATAGATTAGATTACTGGGTTAATTCCTGCTAATAGTGATAAAGGTGATACTAATACGTATACTACAACTCTTACAGATTATACTGGTAAATATCTTGTAGTTAGTTCTGTATCTACTTCTACTGACACTTTAATAGAACATTTACCAAATTACATTGAAGAAATAAAAGATGCAACTAATTCTATATTAAATGAATTTACGTATTCTAAAGTGTATACTGAAGACGATTGTGTAATTCCAGGATATTATGTTAATTGTATCGATGGGAAAGCTTATACTAGTTCAAGTAATGTTGCTATAAGTAACTTTTTACCTACAGAAAATATTAAATCTTTAACATTAAGTACAAGTTTTTCTGGCACAGGTGTCGGTATGGCATTTTACAATGCGAGTAAAACTTTTATTTCTGGTATAAAATATTCAAATCAAAATAATTATCTGTACATTATTCCTGAAGAAGCTAAATATTTTAGGTATTACACAAAAGATAATAACACAATAGAAATTAAACTTGCTGCATCAGGAATAGACGGATTTCGTATTAAGTAGAACCGAGTATAGGATCAAATAAATTCTTTATAGAATGATACTAAAGAAAAACATGTTTTAATAATCGGTAATTCCTTTACAGAACATTCCTGTTCATATTTACAAAGTATATGTAATAACTTAGGTGTAAATAATGTTTCTTTATAGTATATTTATACATCAAGTGCTTCTTTACAACATTATGCTACACACCTTAACGATTCTTACGCATTAAAATCTGGAGTAAATTCTGGAACTTTATTTGGTAATGGAACGCTTACAGAAATAATTACTTAGCCGTGGGATATAATAGTATTTTAGCAATTATCTAGTGATAGTGCTGACTATAGTACTTATTAGCCCTATATACTAATGCTTATAAATAAAGTTCATGAATGTTGTACTAACAGAAACGTTAAATTATATTTTAATATGACGTGGCCATATCCTACACAATCTGAAATGTGGGAAGGTATACGCAATGTTAATAGAAAATTACAATAGGATCTTAGATTAACGATAATTGGTAGTGGCACAGCTGTTGAAAATATTAGATCACTTACTAGTAATAGTTACACTTATGATAATAAACATTTATCAGTCGGTGTTGGTAGGTATGTTGCAGCATGTGCTCTATACACAGCTTTGATTTATCCTTTTACTGGAATTTCTATATATAACGATAATTCAGAAATTGATATTTCTGGAATAACTGATGGTTCTTAGAATAATGGTGAATCAGTAACGACTGCTAATCGAATTTAGTGTTAGAAAGCCGCCGTATATGGAGTTATCTATCCTTGGGAAATTACTAATATTGCAGACGTTTAACATAAATAAAATTTACCAATCTAAAATTTAATATAAAACAATTATTTTTATACTGTGTTGAAGATTTAATAATTAGCTTTATTAGATTTCAACACAGTATGTTTCAAGTTTATAATATAAAATATTGTATTTTTTAAAAATGTTTAAGAATTGTTTGTATTATTAAATAAAGATGACTAAATTTATACTAAATAGATAGATAATAAGTATTTAAAAATAATACAACCTCTAAGGTTTATTTTAGATAATCTTTTATTATGATAAGATTTAAAGGATTCGTTAGAATCTAATCGTGTTTAATTTTTAAAACTTTAATTTTTATAGATGATACAAAAGTATTCAGCTTTCCAGAAAACGGTAATAATGATCTTGCAACCTTGCTAGCCTTAAGCGGTAATCGTGGCTGGGGCGGTATGAGTGGCTGGGGTGGTGGCCTTATTGGTTTTATCCTTGGTGCTCTTGTCAACAACAATGGCAATGGTTTGTTTGGTGGTGGAAATAATAACACAAATGATTTAATTATGTAGGCTATTACTAGTAAAGGCGAGTTGTAGCAGCAATCCATTAATCAACTCGCTAGCATTTTGAATGCTGATTATAATCAACTTAATACTGCTATTACTGCTGTTAGTACTCAGCTTTGCAATATGTCTACTCAATTAGGTATGACTCCACTTCAGATTATTAACGCTATGCAGCAAGGCAATATGGCACTTCAATAGCAGCTTTGCCAAGGTTTCTCTAGTGTAAATACTACATTGGCAATGAATGCTAAAGATGATGCTTTAAACATTTGTAATCAAACAAATACTTTACTTAACAAGATTGATTAGGTTGAAGATGCTCGTAAAGATCGTGAAATCACAGCATTGACTGCTAAGGTTGCTCAATTAGAATCATAGAACTTTACTACTGCAGCTTTAAGTTAGGCATTGGCTCCTGTTATGGGTTCACTTGTTAATTTAACTAATGAAGTTGAATCTATTAAGAGATGTCAGCCACCTACAATCACTTTACCTAACAATCAATTTACTGCTGTTCCCACTTTGATAGCTAACGCAGGTGCAGATTTTATTGCCAGTTATTGGGCCAATCGGCTATCTGGCGCAACAACTACAGATACGCCAACTACTGGAGCATAATATGTTTTCTAATTTAAGACAAGGGAATTCCGTATATGTTTTAGAGCAAACTGATCACCTAACTCTAAAGGTAGGCAAAATCATTGACAATAAACCAAACTATGCGGGGACAATGGATATGAAGGTGAAGGTAGATGATAAGGAGTATGAATTAAACAAATTACCCTATAATCAAAATATTGCTAATAGTGGATCTTTAATTATTACTGAGAATAAGAATGATGCTTTAAATGAAGTACGTAAAATAAAAGCTAATTCTGAAAACATTGTTAACAACTTTGATTATTATAAATAGAATATTGAAGATTGTGATGCTATTTTAAAAGAATATGATTCTGCTTATGCAAAAGAACAAAAGCAACAAGAAGAAATTAATGATTTAAAATAGCAAAATGAAGAATTAAAGAGCTAGATTAGTAATATGGCATAGTCATTGTCTAATATTGAAAAGCTCTTGTCTAATAAAAATAATATTTAAAATATGGGATACTTAGTAGAACAATATCGTAAAAATGATGAATACTTGATGCAAAAATTGCATGAGGCCAAGACGCTTCTATGTGAAGTTATGGAGGAGCTTGAAAATGCAGAAGATCTTGAAATGAATGAACGTAGAAACTACCGTATAAATCGTAAATCAAATTACAGAGGAAGATTTGATTATTAATAATTTTAGGGAGGGAGATTGCTCTCCCTCCTTTTTATTTTCTTTATTGATATGGATTTAACTTAGTTTGATATTATGCCTGCTGAAATGATTAACTATTTAAGATATAACGGTCCTCATTTCAGCAAATCTTTAGCTCAATTTGCTATAGGCAAAATGAAAAAAGATGGTAAAAAACTTCAAGCGATTTCTGAAGAATAGATGGAAACTATTTTAAAGAATGCTCAAGTAGAGATAGAAAATGATATATTATATGATGCTTTGTATGTAATCAATATGGCAAAAGCTGATTTTTTTGGATCAAGTATTACTACAGATAACGCTTTAGCCAAATTTGTTAAAGACTATTTAGATGATGAAGATGGATACGATGGTATTGCGTTTAATAGATTCTTAGCAGATTGTGCAAGAAAGGGTGTTGTTATAAGATGGGATAAAATGATATGATTTACATCAATATTCAAAATAAGTGGCAATGTTATTTTTTCTTGAACAAAAAAGAATTACTTTTGATGTTAAACACATTAAAGAATATTAAAGTATCTGAAAAAAGTATAAACGAAGCTATAGAAATCATGAACTCTATAAATTCTGGAGTAACTAATTCAAACTTAAAAAGAAGAACTTCCGTAGTAGGTATAAGTGATGTAACTAGTACGGGTCAATGGTTTGATACTTTAGTACACGAATTGAAACATGTATAGTCTCATATTTGTGAATACTATAATGTTTCAGAGCGCAGTGAAGAAGCTGCTTATTTAATTGGATATTTGATACGGTAGATTATTAATAAAATTAAACGATTATGAAAGACTATTTTTGGAATTTTGTTTTAACAAGCTGTGTTGCAGCAATCGCAGGTATTTTTGCTTTTTTGCTAGGTAATACAGCAGGTTTGCTTGGAGCTAGTATCTTTAGTGGAATTTTTACAGGTACGTCGATTGCTCTAAGTTATTTCTTTGGCCGTTTTATGTACGGTGAATCTTGGACTAAGGAGACAAGTATACGACTCTTAGTAATGCTTATTGGTGGTATTGTCTTTGGAGGTCTTGGCGGCTGGTTAATTTCAATAGGCTAATGCAAAAAGATAAGATATTACATTTTCTAGCTTGTGCAGTATTGACTTTTTTAACTATGAGTTTATTTTTTATAGTTAATTCTCCCTATTCTTATGCTGCACTTTCTGGAATCCTAGTATCTACTGCTGCAGCCTGGGGAAAAGAATACGGCGATAAGGTTAATCCTAATAATAAATGGGATTGGTATGACGTATTTGCAGATTCTATTGGTACAATAACAGGATTAATTATCGGAAGTATATTATGGCTGATATAAAAATACTAATTGACAATGGTCACGGAAATAAGGACTATACAAAAGGTAAAGCGAGTCCAATAGTAACGGATATAACCGATGAGACTATTTATAAATAGCGTTTTAGAGAAGGGACTTTCAACCGATTAGTAGCAAAGAAAATTGTTGACCAGTTAAAAGCGTTACATTATGACGCAGAATTACTAGTTCCTGAAGATCAAGACATTAGTTTAGCCAGCAGAGTTAATCGAGTTAACAATTGGTGTAAAAAACTTGGAGCTGGAAATGTAATACTTGTAAGTATTCATGCTAATGCCTTAGGACTTGGAAATGAATGGTTTCCTAAAGCTAATTATTGGACAGTATGGACTACTGTTGGTAAAACTAATTCCGACAAATTAGCAGATTGTCTTTGGGAAGCTTGTAAAAATGAAATGCCCGATAAAAAGTTCGGCAAAGATACAAAAGATGGAGATGTAGATTACGAAAGTAATTTCTATATCATTAAAAAAAGCTTATGTCCTGCAGTATTAACTGAGAACTTTTTTTATACTTGTAGAGAAAATTTAGATTTTCTCACAACAGATGAAGGTAGATAGAAAATTGCTGATGGACATGTAAAAGGGATTATAAATTATTTAAAATCCCGGAAATGAGATATTTAATGTTAATAAGAACTAATGATTTATGGATGATTTAAACAATTGGGAAGACGATTTGCTGGAAAACGATGATCCACAAATTGAAGAACACGAGGAAGAGCCTTAGGAAGAATCTTATGAGTACTCTGAATAGGAAGATGATTCTGGTGATGTGCTCGATTACTTTCTAAGAAGTAAAGGTATAAATCCAGATTCAGTTAAATTTGAAACTGAAAATGGATATGAAGAAGTTCCTTTTAATGAACTATCATTAGAGGATTAGATGTCAATCTTGAATGATCGTGATGATTCAGCAGATTTGGACGATTCTGAAATTAATCTTCTAAATGCGATGCGTACCAATAATTGGTCAGTTGATGATTATAATAATTATATTGCGCAACAGGCTATTTAGAATTATTTACAGAATCAAGGGTCTAATGAACCTGTTTATAATATTGACGATTATTCAGATGAAGAATTATTTGTATATGATCTTCGATCGAAGATTCCTAATATCACTGAAGACGAAGCTGTAGAAGAACTTACTAATGCTAAAAATAATGAGGAGTTGTTCCAAAAGAAAGTTGAAGCATTACGTAGTGAATATAAAGCTAAAGAAGATGAAGAACGAACTTAGTATGAGGAATAGGCTCGAGAAGCTCAAGAACAACAGATGAATCAATTTAAAGATACAATACTTAATACTATTGAACAAAATAGAGATATTGATCTTGGAGGCATTCCTATGGAAATGTCTGATGAAGATATGAATACTGTTGCTAGCTTTATTCTTGATTCTGATGCAGCAGGTGTAAGACATATAGCAAAAGCATTGAATGACCCTAATGCGATTTTCTAGATGGCTTGGTGGTTAACTAGAGGTCAAGATGCTTTTAGAGAGTTAAATAATTATTATAAACAACAAATTACCGAGGTTGCTAGAAACAATTACAACCGAGGTGTAGAAGATGCAAAAAGTGGTAACGTCAATTCTGCAAAGGCAGTCGTAAGGAAACCACGTAAATCAAATAAAGCACCAAAAACAGATGGTGATTTATATGACAGTTTAATTTAATAAAGATTTTAAGTTTATGATCGTAGCAAATTTCATAACAAAAAGACCAACAATGAGTGAATTTCGCTCCATTAGTTAGTGATAACTAATTGCAAATTTCGTGAATTACTGGGAGCCCTTCAATTAAAATTGGGGTAATCAGTAGCCAAGCTTAGGAAGTGTGTAAAAGTACTAAGAAGGTTCAACGACTAATGAATGAGTAACACAAACAATATTTCGACACGAGCGCGAAACATCTTATTTTAAGATGATGATATAGTCTGAACTAATGTGATGATAAAACATTAGAAGTGTTAGATAAAGAACTAATACGGTAACAAAATTGGAAACAAGAACTTATGAAGATTTCTATAAGTTCCTTGGTACTCGCCCAGAAAGATTGGGTATTGTAAGTAGAATGTATCCTGAGCTTACAGCAGGTTATCTTACTGAAGCTCTTAGAAATGTCTTCTATCGTGATTTGAAGAAGGCTGATAAGTTCCAGTCAATTGATGGTATGACTTTTGAATGGGAGGTTGAAACAAATTACATTAAACGTATAGAACTTGCTGCAACACCTGAAGGTGATGGTTGCAATGGCACTTCTATTATGTTTGCTTTCAAAGAGCGTTATTTTGAAAAATATGATACTTTTCGTATGGATAATACCTTTGAACAGTTCCAAGTAATTGCTAGACCTATCCGTAGAGCTGATAACTATTGGATTTGTGAATGTCGATACATTACTACTGATTTAAAGAATGGTATTGACCCCACAGAATATTCTGTTGGTGATACTGCTCGCTTTATAGCAAATTATATGCCCGAATTACACGAAGAGGGTGACCCTTAGACTTTATGGTCCTTTTACATTGCTCTCTTCCGCTGATGCTACGACAGCGAAAAATTAAAAAAATATTTCTAATTGCTGGGAACTCTTTTTTAAGACAATCAGCAGCCAAGCCTTAGATAATACAAACTCATTGAGAAGTACTAAGGAAGGTTCAACGACTAGTCTGAAAGACGTAGGAGAAATAAACTCCGAAATGGAATAAATCTAAAATTTAAATACAAAATGAAATATATAGTATATCAAACAGTCTGTAAAATTAATAATAAAATTTATATAGGAGTACATGGTACGGAGCAGGATGATTTTGACGGTTATATCGGAAATGGTGTATCAATATATAGACCTACAACTTATATGAATCCTAAAACTCCTTTTCAATCCGCAGTTAAAAAATACGGAGTTAAAAATTTTGTTAGAACTACAATAAAAGAATTTGAAAATGAAAAAGATGCATATAAGCTTGAAGAAGAATTAGTAAATAAAGAATTTTTACAAAGAGAGGATGTATATAATCTAGCGTTAGGAGGAAGACTTCCTGATTGTGCTAATCCAAGAAAAGCTGTTTATATGTATGATTTAGATGGAAATTTTGTAAGAGAGTTTGATAGTGTGAATTCTGCAGGCCGATTTTTAAATCCTTCAGCAAAAGGTGGAGGTCATTTACCTAGGGCAATTAAAGAAGGACATCAATTTTTAGGCTATTAGTTTTCTTACGAAAAAGTTCCCTTTATGAAGAAATTAAAACATAGAAATATGGGAACTGTTGACAAACCTTATGTTGGAGGTAAAGTTGGTAGATTTGATGATGATGGAAATCTTCTTGAAGAATTTAATACAATGACTGACTGTGTAAAAGCTGGTTATAAAAATGCTAAGTTAGTAGCACAAGGAAAACGAGAACATTGTAAAGGATTTGTATTTAAATATTTAGATTAAGATATAGTCTGATCTTTATGGTGACATAAAGCTAACATTAATGTATGTAAAATATTAGAGTAATATTGAGAAACATCGTGGTTATATTGGTACACATCGTTGTGATGATACCTATTCTGCACTTTATAAAGCAACGGAGACTCAATTTATCTCTATCGGCAAAGGTGACGGTAACGGCAAGCTTCTAAGTGAGACCATTTACAAGATGGATACAGTTGAGAAAAACTTGTTAAAGAACTTCCTTGAGGTTCGTAACCGTGCTCTCCTATTCGGTAAGAGCAATGTTGATAAGAATGGTAAAGCGACTATTGTAGATCCTAACACTAATCGTCCTATTTATATGTACGATGGTTTAATTCCTCAGGTTGAACGCTATGCTAGCAAGTATATTTACAGCGAGTTGACTGTTGATGCTATGCAGACAGCTATTGGTATGATGAATCAGAAGGCTGAGAAGCCTACAGGCAACAAGTACGCCTTTATTTGCAACGAAAAGGCTTGGATGGATATCCAAAACAAACTTGGTGCTTGGCTTGCTAACTATAAACCAGATGGTACATACCTATGGTCTAAGGAAGCTAATGGTTACCTTAATGTAGGCGCTACTTATAATTCTTACAATTTTGCAGGTAATACAATTTCGTTCATCGTTGATAGAACGTTTACTCGTGAGTTTGGTAGCGAGAAGGGTTTTGCAATGATGATTGACTTGACTAGCGATAGTACTAGTGGTAATCCTGCTGTTGCAATGTTCACTCTTAAAGGCGGTGACTTTATGTATAATAAGATTGCTGGTGTAGGCGGTCTTGATGGTCTAAGCAGTGGTGTAGTTTCAAGTACTGTAGCAGGTTCTAAGTTAGTTAACTGGGGCTATGCTTCAATCGCTGTATTTAATCCTTACAGAAGTTTTGTATTAAAATAGAGCTGATAAATATTGAATGCAATCCAAATCATATGAGAAAGTATTGTAATTCTGGATGGATTTATCACAAAACGTATAAAATAACAAACTGTGAGGCTTCTAATGGTGACATTAGTAGCAAATCGGGTGAAATCGGGGAACCTCCAGAAGTGGACAATCCCGTAGGAAGTATCGGAAGTGTATAAAAGTACGATAAACCTCTAACGACTAATAGGTGAGTAGCACAAACAATAATCCTAACACGAGTGCCCGACACCTCAATGAGGTGATGATATAGTCTGAACTACAGATATAACTTAAATAAGAAACTGTAGAATATAAGGATAAAGAGCCTTATAGGTAACATTTGACAGGAGCTTTATACTACGCGAAGCTTAATACTACACGCTTAGTTTAAGTATGTACATTTAAGTATATACGGTATTTAACTTTAAATTTAGTAGGGAGTTAATTCTCCCTACTAAATATTTTAATATGGATTAATGATTATGGATAAAAATATTATTGTTTTGAGAAGTGTCTATGGCAAGGTTATAGATAAATATATTCTTGGTGTAGCAAAAGACCCTATCACAGGACGATACCCAGACTGTGTTCGCAGGGTAAATAGTATGGGTGATATGATTTTGTCTGATAAAGACAGAAATTCTGGAGAAGTTTTAATTCCAGAAACTCAAGTATTTGAGGTAAAAGATGGAACAACATTAAACCTAGAAGATCCCTGGGAAAAAGCAGAATGGGAATGTATTAAACATTCATCAATCATTGCCCTATCTAGAGATGCCCGAGATTCAAAAGGTAATCTTCTTATTGACGGTGAAGATGCACGTGGTAAGATGAACGCACGTTATGGTTTGGCTGAACTATACGTTGAGGCTCCTGAGCTTGAAAGTGTTAAACGTATTAGTACTCGTCAACTTCGTCATAAAGCAGAAGCTTATATCTTTGATGATGAAAAAGGTGCTATGGGACGTGTATTCCATGCACGTTTACTTGGTAAAGATATGAAAGCTGCACCAGATTCTGAAGTTACTGAATACTTACTAGATATTGCACAACGTGATCCTCAAAGAATTATTGATGTATACGCTGGTTCAGATACTGGTATCCGTTTGCTTATTATTGAAGCCCGAGAAAAGCACGTTATTAATATCAAAAACAAGGTTTACGTTTATGCAGATGATATAGTTCTTGGAATTACTGAAGATGCAGTTCTAGCTTATCTAAAAGATCCTAAAAATAAGAAGATACTCGAACTCATTAAGAGAGATACTTATCCTGAACTCGAAGCAGCTAAAGAAGATAGTAATAAAAAGACTAAAAATAAAGAATAAAATATATGACTACTGCTCGTAAATTATTACTAGGAGCATTGACAGAGTTAAATAAAGTTCAGGCTCCTAGTCTACTCCTTGAAGATTATAATCACTTTATAAATAAGGCAATTAGTCAATATATTAATATGAGTTATAATGTCTACGATTCAAGTCAATAGACATCGGATAACTTAAGAGTTTTAAAAGCAACTCAACCTTTAAAGCCAAGACGAGTAGACACAAAGGTTTACGGTGGTTATGGTTCAAATTACGAAAATATATGGGAAGTAGAATTACCTCCCGACTATTATCACATTCTAAACTGTTTAGTTGTATTTAAAGTGAAAAAGAAATACGATTGTTATGATAATGGAAGTACTGTAGAATTTGGAGCTTCTAGATTAACGTCAGATATGTGGTCTCAAATTGTAAATAATGTTTATATGAGGCCTTCTTATAAAAGACCATATTTCTTTATTCATAATGTGAATACAATGACAGAAGATGGTACCTATGAGCTTCCAACTAATGAGTATCATACTGATGAACAATCTCCATTAGGAACTGGAACAGATCCTGTAATATCTGCAGTTAAGGAAGAAAACGGATTGATTAAACTTAATCTTTCCGGGCTTTCTAGAAAATTATATGAAAGTAATAAAGTTCCATATGATTCTACAAAAGATGATCAAATTGAACGACTTCCTGGACATCGTTATGGTAATAAATCTGCAGTTAGAATGGAGATACGTTATGGAAAGGACGATTCTGTATTTGAACCAGTTTTAGTGCGAGTTGACTATTTAAAAACTCCACAATATATAAGACTTACACAAGAACAACTTGACAGCACCATTGATACATCTTAGGTACTAGAGTTTCCTGATTATGTCTGTCAAGAGATATTAAATGGGTTGGTAAAACTTGTTATGGAGAACGCAAGCGATCCAAGATTATAGACCAATATGGCGGTCAATTAGACTATTGCACCACCAGCCCAGCAATAGTAATAAACTTTAAAAAAATTTAATAATTATGTTTGATTTCACAACTACTACGTTCATTCATGATGCCGACATGATTGAAATTAATCCTGTTGGAAACGGCGATAACTCTAGCAAAGATATGCTTAGACTAGAGAATAAATTGTTTAAATATGAGGATGTTGTTGCTATTTATCGTAATCCTTATATTGCTCCTATGAACGCAAAGCTTAAGATTAACATTGCTGGTTTTAACGCCGCTGTTGCTGCAGATGATGATATTAAGAATGCTAAGCGATTCAAATTAGACTTCTATCTAAAACGTTCTGGTGACAACAATTCTTTCTATAGTAATGATTTTGTCTTTAAAGGTAAAGATTTCCATTATGAGTGGACAAACAAATAGAATACCGCTGAAAAGATTTCTAAGATGATCAATAAGATTATTCGTCTTTATGGTGATGTTTATCTAAAAGTTTCTTATGACGGCAATAACTTAATCTTTGAAAACGATAACTATGGTTGGTTTACAGAAGCACAATTGAAGGTTTATGTTCCTGAAATTTCTGATTGCTGCACCTATCATGAAGGTGGTTGGGTAACAGTTGATGAACTTACGGAATTCGATTGTTATGAGGGTGAAAATACCTGTGATACTTCTAAGCAACCTGTTTGGAAATCTGAGAAAGAGTTTATCCATGCTTATCAGGGTGTAAATGGCTTTGGTACTTATGAAGAGTTACTTAAGGATCTTCGTCTTCCTACTATGGAGAACTTCCGCTGGAAATCTCTCAACGAAAGCGAAATGCCTATTCCTGGCAACAAGTATACTCAATATACTATTCATTAGATTTCTTGCCGTGGTGTTCTTGGTGGTTCGGCTGTTGGTGAGGTAACTCATTCAAAGACTACTCATGTTTTCTTTGTTCCCGCTTGTGGTTGCGGTGCAGGTCTTGACGATGCTTTGTTACATGCAATTGAAAACATCGGTTGGAATAAAAAACTTATTACTGTTACAGGTGTTCGTTCTGGTGAAGGCGGTACATAGGGTGACATTCTTAATGATGATCCTACTCATGATCCAGCTACAATTGAAAAGTTTGAACATGATGAAACCAGAAAAGCTAGTACAGTAAATAAACCAGCTACTGATAGTTCCACAGATAATGAAGAAACTAATCCTTGATTAAAAAGCTAAAGGTGGTGGGATTCCACCACCTTTTTTATTATGGCATATAGTAAATTAGCATCAGCTATTTATAACGATATAGTTGGAGGTTTAAGAGGTTATTCTTCAACTCTAACTTTATCTTTAGAATAGTTAGAAGACGAAATAGCAGAAGAAAGACTTGCAGTAATTAAGTAGTATACATTAAAAGGGATTATTCCTAAGTAGGATTTAATGCGAACAATATCTTGTATACCTATAGATTGTAAAGATATTGAGAACTGTTCTAAATGTTAGGAAAACAACTCTTTATGGGGAGGAACTCCTACAATGCATTTCGAAATACCGATATTGTTAACTGATTTTGGAGATGTAGGTATTGAATACATAGGTTCTCCAGACCTCTAGAATCCGTTTGTTGTTTATACAAAAGCTAATAATCTACGTTATAGACGTTATAGGAAATGGGGAAATGATAAACCTTATGTGTATATAAACGTATCACCAAATGAAAACGGAATGTGTGATTGTTGGGTATTTAATGCGCCTTTTGTCAAACGTGTTACAGTAATTGGTGTATTTAAAGATGAACGTCAACTTAGTAAATTTGGATGCGAATGTGATGCAGATATGAACAATATGTCTTTCTTAGATGCAGAAATTAAGGAAAGAATAACTAAAAAGAAGATTTATTATTATAAATAGTTATTACAACCTTAGCAACCTAATAATCAAGTACCTAAATAATGGATAGTATTAAAGCAGCTTTGTGGTAGGCCAACCTTATGTATGATGTAGATCTTACAGACTCAGATAGTCTTATTGAAATTGCTTTAATCGCTTGGAATAAGATAGGTTTACATAATACAAGATTATATAGATTTGTTGTAGACGTAGATTGTGCAAACAAACAAGTAACTTTACCCTGTAATTGTGATGTAATTGAATCGGTTAATTATTTCTATGAAGATTGGAATAGAGTAACTAACGATACGCCTAATGGAGATTTTCACTCACAGTTTACAGAATCATATATTGAATCATTAAAAGAGTTTCAAGACCCTCTATACCAACGAGGTAAATATGTAAAATATGAGAGAGTTGGAGATCAACTTTTCTTTGATAAAGAATATGGTCCGATTCAAATCTTATATAAAGGACAAGAAGTTGATGATGAAGGACTACCTTATGTAAATGAGAAATAGAAAGATGCGATAGCTTGTTTTATCGCTTATATTTAGAAATTTAAAGAAGGTATGAGAACTCATAATCAGGCAATTATCTAGGAAGCACAACTCTTAAATCAAAGATGGTTGCAATTATGTGATGCAGCAAGAGTTTCTGAATACATTAATCAGAATGATATGGATAAGATTCTTGATGCAAAAGTTACATTTAATAGAAAGATATACGGAAAGTCATTTAAACCAATTAATTAATATGTATGCTCTTGGACATGCTATAAATGGACCTTAGTTATTTCTTCCGTTTAACAATAGACGTATCAAGACAGAACGTAAATACGTTAAAGAACTTGTAAAATCAGAACATAAAGAATATCTTGCTAATATGATTTTTGCAGATGCATTATAGTTAATAATAGACGATATTATAGATAATAGTAATACGTTTGATTTTAGATTAGCTAAAGGCGTAACTGCAGAAATTTATATTAAAGGATATTCGGATGAAGAATTCTTAAAACGTAGAAAACGTGGACTTTGGAAAGAAATAGATTATTTATCTACTAATTTTACAGGATATTTACCTATATTTAAATATCAAAAAGCTGGTTATACTGTAGAAAAACCTATCCATCTTGATACTAAAAGAAAAATGAAGATAGCTGAAAATGCAAATAATGGTAAATCTTATTACTGATGATTAAATATGTTGATGATTATATAGATTAGCTGCAAGAGAAATATCCTAATGTTTTAAAATCCGATATTAAAAAAATTGTAAACTTTGGATTTCGTCTTATGTTCAGATTAGTAAGGCGAGGGTTAGACGTTCAAATATAGAACAAAGATTTATGGTTTTATGTAGGTGAATTAACTTATGATGGTATTAAACATTACCATTATTATAAACGTAAGTTACTTATGAAAATCAGATATATTTTTGAACAGAAACATAACTGGGATGGATACTACCATTTAGCTGTTCCAGATAAATATTATGAGAAATTAACAAAAGTCAACCCTATTAAAAACATTAAAGTTAACAAAGTAACAATGTTTAAATGTTTAGATGCCGCAAAAGTATTTTATGACGGTATGAAGCATTTTGTCAGATTTAAAGCAATTACAGATTTAGGATATTAGTATTATAGAGAGCAAGCTACTATTAAAAATGTATAGTTGGTATATTCAAGAGAAAAAGCAATGACATTAAAAGATCTTATGATAGATAGTAAAAATTATGATATAATATGAACGCAACTAATACGTTTCAAGACGGTTTAGTAATGGACGCACATCCTCTAGCTACTCCTAATAATGTATTAACTAACTGTTTAAATGGCACTCTAATTACATATAATGGAAATGAACTAATCCTGCAAAATGATGTAGGTAATTCTAAAATTCCAATTGAAAAAGATACATATGTTTAGTTAAAAGATGGATTTGTACCTATCGGACTCAAAGAGTTTGGAGGTATACTTTATATATTTTCGGTTGATCCGAAAACCAACTATTGTGAAATCGGAACATTTCCCTCTCCAGATTATTCTAACAAAAGAGGTAAACTGATATACCGATACGAGCCTTTACACAATTATTTATCTGACATAACAGCAAATGAGTTTAAAAACCTATCTGAAGAATAGAAAATAACAACTCTTGTAAACTCCTAGTTTAATACTAAATCTCTCAACTTTGATATAGAACATCCATTAACTATAGATTGTTAGAAATCTTATGATGGGTCAATAAATCTTATATTTACAGATAATAAAAATATGCCTAGACTTATAAATACTAGATTTTCATTATATGGAGATAATGAATACGAATTAGTAGATAGGTCTGGAGATAATGATACAAATATTTATTTTGAAGAAGATTTTGAATACTCTACATCTTTACATAAGATAGTAAATAACATCGTTGACATTAAATTTGATGGAGTTTAGACTAGTGGTAATCTTAAAGTAGGAACATATACTTTTTACTTTACTCTTGCTGATGCAGATGATAATGAGTCTGATTTTGTTGGATAGTCAAGTATGGTAACTTGTCACAAAGGTAATTTAAATGATCCTTTCAGTATTGATGGAGGTCTAGAAAATGAAAATAGTTATAAACAAGTTGGTTTTACTTTATCTAATATTCCAAGACAATTTAGTAGAGTTTATGTTTACTACTCTCGCAATTCATCAGATGCTAGTGGCAATGCTTTAACAACTTATGAAAAAATAAATAAATATTTTGAAGTTAGTTATGATGAATAGAAAAAAGAACATTATTCTACGTTTATTATATCTGGATTTGAACCAACTACAGATGTTGATTCCACAACTATAAATACTAATTATCTAACGATAGATAAAGCTAAAGCATAGAGTATTAATTAGAATATATTGTTCTATGGTAATTTATCTAAATAGGATTAGCATTATCAAAATTTAGAATAGTTATCTCTGAAGATTGATTGTGTGTTTGAGCAAGAATCTATAAATGTTATAGGAAATTTGGATGGACGCTATAATGATACTACGAAAAACCAAGACGTTAAGAATGGATACTATAATACGAATAATATATATTATCGTGTAGGATATTGGCCTAATGAATTTTATCGATTTGGAATAGTGTTTATAACCAGCTCTTATACTTTAACTCCTGTATTTAATATATCTGGAAAAGTTGGTAATTAGTTAAACAAATTTGGAATATATAAAGTTCCAGATTTTGATGTGTTATCTACTAATAAACCTATATCTGTTAAATTTAACATAAATTAGATAAAACAAGATCTTAAAAATTTAGGTATAGTTGGATTTTTCTTTGTTAGACAAAAACGAATTAAAACAATATTGGCTCAAGGTGTAAGAATAGGATATGATAAAGAATACTCTAGATTACCATTATTGTATGGAACTTTAGAAAACACAAACACTTAGCATGAAAATATAACAGATTGGTTTACTTAGTCAATACTTTAGCCGTATTATGAAAATAGAAATGATAATAGATTTACCTTACGTAATACAGGAATAACTGAATATACGAAGCCTATTTATAGATTCAATATTAAGTATTTAGGTTAGAGTGGTGATGGTTTGTATATGGAGCATATCGGAAAAGACTCTTTGACTAAACTTAATGCAACATGGTTATTTAGAAAATACGCGAGAGAAAACATAGAAAAAAAGAAAACGGATACTAAAGTTTTAGAAAACGATAAATTTATAGAACCTACAGCAGACGCGTTTATATGTCCCGAATATGAAGTAAAGCAACAAGAATATAATACAATTTTTACAGGAGGAGAATTAAATTATCGTACTGTTTATACACAATAGTATAGTTAGGAAGATGATTTATTACACATTTATCCTAATAATATAACAAAATTTAAAGATAATACAGTACACGATAAAACATTTGTTCAAGCCGTTCCTGAGAATACAGAAGCCGTAAAAAATAAAGAAAATATATATTCTTCTAAAGCAGGTAACCCTTCAGAAGCATTCAGATTTAAATTACCGTTTACACATTATTATACAGGATTTGATCTAAAAGAAAAAGATAATGAAATTGATGGAATAAATTTTAAAGAAAAAGAAACAAAAACAGGAGATTAGGTTAACATTTCGGGAATAGTTAGAGGAGTTTTTGGTCCTTATGTTGGTATAGAACAGTACATAAATAATAAATTAGTAGTTACTAATAAACAAGACGTTTATAAAATTATAGAAATACTTGTTCCTAATTATGAAAATGTAATAGAAAATGCTTTAACATTAAGATAGAATGATTCTAGCGAATATTATCCGATTAGTAAACGATATTCTATAAACGACATTTTATCAAATGAATACTCAGGGGATTGTTATATTTGTAATTTTACACATCGTATGAATAGAAATTTTATAGATCCTTCGTTTGCAATCGACGATGAAATAGCAGATATTAAAACTTTAGGCAAGGGTTTAAGATTTCAGTTAGATGTGCAACAACGTTAGATTATTGTAAAAGGTATAGATGACATATCCTTATATGTTGTTAATAAACACGATTCTGCTATGAATACAAACGCCTTATAGTTTTTAAATCGTGCCGATGTAAATACTGTACAATTAGGACATTGGATAACAGTAAAAGTTTTATCTTCCACTAATTTATGTATGCGTAGTACTGATGGGTCAAATATAACTGAAAGAGCTACCATGAATAAGAGTAGAAGTTTTTATCCATTAGAAAAATTTAATACGTCTTCTAACTATAAAATTCCTGATTCTTATGTTCAAAATGGAGCTTATGAAAAGTCGCTTGGAGAATAGATGTATGTCCTTTAGGAAGAAGTGCCGGCGTTAAAAACTAATTTTTCAAATAGAATAGTTTATTCTGATTTAGCAGTTAAGGATTCATATATAAACAACTTTAGAACATTTAGAAAAACTGCATTTTAGGATTATACTAGATAGTATGGTGAAATTGTCAAATTAGTTAACTATTATGACGGTTATCTCATCTGTGTGTTTGAACACGCTATTGCTTTAATTGAAGTTAATGAACGTGCTGTTGCTACTAATTCACAATCTGGATTTTCGTACATTGATACTAATAAAGTATTGTCTGATAAACCAAGGTTCCTATCTACTGAATACGGTTCATAGTGGGCTGATAGTGTAATACAAACTGCTACTGGAGTTTATGGTATTGATACAGTAGCTAAAAAAATTTGGCATTATGGAGATTCGTTTGAAGTTCTGTCTGACCTTAAGTTATAGAAATTCTTAAAAGACAATCTTGACGTAAATGAATAGGAAACTAAACCTAATGTACTTAGTCTAAATGTAAAATCACATTATAATAAACATAAACAAGACATTATGTTTACTTTCTTTAAAGTAATAGATGATGATTATCTTGGTTGGAATTTATGTTATAATGAAATAACTAAGAAATTTACAACATTTTATTCTTGGATTCCTTCTTATTCTGGTAACATTAATAATATTTATTATTCGTTTGATAACGAATATTCTCTTTAGCAAGGAGGTTTAAAAACTCAAAAAATTATTGACGCCAACTATCTTTGGGAACACAATAAAGAGAACAACTGGTGCAATTGGTATAATGAATAGCATCCGTTTGAATTTGAGTTTATAGTTGCAGATAATCCTAATGTACATAAAATCTTCAATAACCTTAAAATGATCGCTAATAAGACATAGCCAGAATCATTCCATTATGAAGTAGTAGGTCAGGTTTATGATTTTAAAGATGAGAAACCTAATATGTATTATCGTTAGGAGAAGACTAAACAAGTTTATTCAAATAATTATTAGAACACTTATCTGTCGTATGATAAGAATTATAAAGACAAAGTAAATCCTAATAGAAGTCCTAAATCTGTAATGTTTCCATTAACAGTATCTCATGTAGATAAGAAAAATAAAATCTATGATACTTATCAGCGACTTACTTCTAAATCTTAGGATTATCAATCGATGAGTGGTTCTGAAATAGTCTATGATAGTTCTGTAAATGAATTCGATGTAGCAACACATATCAAAGCCTATCCTATAGATGGTTATGAATGGTAGGCTATTTGTGGAACGGATGAACCTGATGCTAAGAGATTAAAGCAATACTATATGAGTCATAATGTCCAAGTCAAAGAAGAAAATGGAATTCTTTATAAGAAAATTGAATATGGACGTAGATTAGGTAATTGTAAATATGCAGAAGATAATTGGGACATTCAAATACCATCTATTAATTATGCTGAAAAGAATGAAACTTGGATAAACGAACCTCCAATTAATGTTGCTATGAATCCTATTCCGGAAGATTTGATAGCTAAAGGTGAAATAGAAGTCCCACAAGATGTAGAAACTGATTATTGGGGACGTTTAAAATAGACAAGAATAAGAGATAAATATGTACGAATTAGAGTAAGATATACTGGAGATTAGTTAGCTATTATCTCTGCCATTATTACTCAATATAAAGAAAGTTATAATTAATTATGCCTAATAGTTTAAATAACGCTTTAAATAACATTGATTTATCAAGTTTAGGTATGTCAATGAATGGTGCTCCTAGTGGTGGTTAGAGATTAAATTTTAATATAAACACATTAATTAATCCGAATCCAAGTGTACCAGTAGGAGCAATGACAGCTTCACAACATGCTGTAAAAACAGGGGTCGATGAAAAAGGTAATGACATTATAAACGCAGCAACCCCAGGACAAATAACATCTCAATATAATATATAGTAGGCTAATAAGAATGTAAAATCTGCATTTAAAGCATTTAATGATTAGAAATCTGCTACAGGAGGTTTTATGAATTCCAAAGCAGGTAAGTTTGGAGGACAATACGGTGGAGTTATAGGTGATACTGCATCCGCTATTGGTGATATGATTGGTAAACGAGGTTTAAATGGTAAATATGGTGGTATTACTAAAGGAATGGATACCACTTACGATACTATTCAAAAAGCGGCTGCTAATTTTGGACCAATAGGTAATATAGTTAGTGGCGCAATGGGTGTTGGTAAATTAGTAGGTAATGCTGTTAGTAAAATCGGTGGTGGTACTGATGGTATAACAAAAACTGATGCTATCTTAAATTCAGCATTTCTTAACTTAACTCCTCTTGGACTCATTAATGGCTTTGGAGGTAAAAAAGCTAATACTTATACTCGTAATGCTGAACTCGATAAGTCTACAAACGGTGGATTCTAGGGATTCTTGACTACACAAGATGTTACTCAAATTGGTGCTGGTAAGAAATATGGTTTATTTAGTAGTGGTGCTAGAAATAAACAAAATCAATTAACTGAATTTACATCAAATATGAAACATACAATTAGTGGTATTGTTGATACTAACACGATTAATAATCTTGCTGCTCAAGGTTCTACTCCGTTTGTTGCAAATCAACAATCTATAGACTTATCTGGTGGTATTCAACAAATGCGTGCCGCACGTCATGGTATGTAGTTTAGTCGTAGAGTTGTTAGTAAATATGCAATAGGTAATAAATTAAAACGTTCTATTCAAACTATCGATGTAGCTACTGGTAAATATGTAGAAGTTCCTACTGATTTAACTAAAGAACAAATACAAGGAAAAGTGCCCATTAGATTAGCTAACGGTACTACTGTATTTATGAATAAAGATGGAACAGTTAGTTCTGAAAGATGGGAAACGGTAGGTGAACGTGAGCATTTAACTCCTAAAGGTTAGGAGGGTATGAAAGTTGAAGAGTTTAAACAAGGTGGACAAATGAATGTTATTCCTGAAGGAGCATTACATGCTAGATTAAACCACCTAGATTAGGTTAATGACGATTTAACTCATGTTACTACTAAAGGAATTCCTGTAATCACTAAAGAAGGTGGAGAAGTAATACAACACGCTGAGATTGAACATTCAGAAATTATATTTACACTTGACGTTACTAATAAAATAGAAGATTTGCGTAAAAAGTGGCATGAAGATAAAGAAGATAAATATGCCATTGAAGCGGGTAAACTTTTAGTAAAAGAGATACTTCATAATACAGATGATAGAACTAATCTAATAGAATCAGTAGAATAATGGAAATAATTGAAATTGGAGGAAAATAGTATAAAGTAGAACTAGCCGAAACTGAAGCTGAGAAAGAAGAAGGTTTACAAGGAATAAAAAATTTGCCAAATGATTAGGGTATGCTTTTTGTTTATGATAAACCTTAGACAGTTGGTTTTTGGATGAAAGATACACTTATACCTTTGGATATTATTTTCATTGATGAAGATTAGGAAGTAATATCTATTTATTAGGGTAAACCAGAAGATAAGACTATTGTTGAAGAAGATAATGTAAAATACGTACTTGAAGTTAATCAGAATTCTGGAATCGAAGAAGGTGATGAACTTGAATTTGAAGATTCTGAAGAAGAAGATAAATCTAATTCTAAACAGCCACCTATGCAGGTCATAGCTCCAGATGGAAGTGTTCAAATGGAACTTCAAGGAGGTGAACGTATTTTTAGTAGACGTTCAACTAAAATTCTTATTAAGAAAGCTAAAAAAGCAGAAGCTTCTAAACTCGATAAAGATTATAAAGCACTTGGAAGATATATATTTTAGGAATTAGACCGTTAGGATGGTAGAAAGCCTGAATATGTAGTCCAGAAATAAGTTTAATGATGATTTATAATGATTAATGTTAATAAGTTATGATAAAAGGTATTATATATAAATATACAAGTCCTAGTGGTAAATGTTATATAGGATAGACTACGGATGAAAATAGAAGAAAACGTCAACATGAGCATAATGCGTTTAATACAGAATGCAAATAGTATAATTCTAAATTTTACACAGCAATAAGAAAATACGGTTGGGATTCTTTTCAATATGAAGTGTTATATACTATTTTTAAAGAAACTTTAGAAGAAACTATTGATATTTTAAATGATAGAGAAATCTATTATATAGGACAATACGATTCGTTTAAAAATGGATACAATATGACAATAGGAGGTAGACAATTAAGAGGAAGTGATCATCCTAGTTATGGCACACATCTATCTGAAGAACATAAAATTAAATTAAAAGCCTCTGTGATTAAATAGGTATCTTAGTACGATATCGACGGTAATTATATCGCTACTTATGATTCTGCAGCAAATGCACAATTAGCAACAGGGTGTGATTCAAGTTAGATAATTGCCGTTTGCAGAGGAAAATCGTACACTTCTAAAAATTATCAATGGCGATATGGTGATTCGAAAGAAAATATTGGAAAACCAGATATACCAAAACATAAAGGAGGTACAGGAAGAACTGGAAAGTTAAATGGGAAATCTAAACAAGTTTTCTAGTATACTTTACAAGGTGAACTAGTTAATATTTGGGAATCTGCATTGCAAGCAGAACGAGAATAGAAATATTAGAGTACTAGAATTAGTAAAGCTGTTAGTTTAAGGAAACCTTATGGAAAAAGAGGAGAAATTAAATATGTTTGGAGTTTTATTGCTTTATCTGAAACTGATGTAAAAAATATAGTAAAAGATTGGAATGAAACCGTTTCTAAAAAATGAAGAAAGACTGATAATAATACATAAGCCTAATATTTTTATTATTTGCTAAAAATAATTGGAATATAAAATTTATAATTATATATTTGTAGATATATCAGTAACAATATATTGTTTATTAACTAAAATTTTAATTATTAATAATTATGAGAATTAAACGCTTTTAGGAAGGTGGCCCAATGGAAGCCCCTATGGAAGAAGGCGCACCAATGGAAGGTGGCGCACCAGCACCTGAGCAAGGTGGTGAAGATCCTATGATGCAAATTTTACAAGTTGCTCAATAGGCATTACAAGAACAAAATTGTGAAGCAGCTATGGCTGTTTGCCAAGCACTTATGCAATTAGCACAAGGTGGTGGAGCACCTCAAGAGGCTCCTGCTGAGGAACCCACTTATGCAAGACGTGGTGCTAAACTAGTACGAGTTAGATAATTAATGTTTAATTAAATAGAGGGAGGAGCTAATGGTTTCTCCCTTTATTTTTATTTAGTAATATATGGCACAAGTAATAAGAAAATATTAGGAAGGTGGTAAAACTAAACCAACTATTGTGAAAATAGATGGTAAAGATTACAACTACGATGATATAGAAAGAAATGTATGGGGTAACTTTGAGGCACACGCTAAAGCAAATAACTGGGATGCTGAAACTCAAAATGCAGTAAGAGATTATTTGGAGTATTCTCTAGCTGGACTTAAATCAGGAGAACTAAGTTACGGACATAATAAAATGAACAATGTTTCATAGGAATATGAATCTGATGGAACATTTAATACGAAAGGTAAAGGATTATTTAAACGTGATATAACTAATGATAAACGTGCTGGAGCAACTTTAGGTACTGCTTATTACAATACGTTATTTAATAACAATGTTATGAGTGAATATAAAGCTCCAGAACTTAAAAATATAGGTTCATCATTGACATAGGATATTGCCAAAAAGATTATGGATAATAATTATGGCGGTAATGCAGAAGCTATGCAAGAAGGATGGTATAAACTTACGCCATAGGATAGATATACTATATTTAGACAAGCTCTTGCTGATTTAAACTATAGTGCTGATGAGTATAAAGACGTAGAAGGATTTAATACAAAACGGGCTAATCTATTACAATTACTAGAAAACCCTTATACTGATGAATTAAATCCAGAAATTGAAAAAGCGTATGCTGCACTAGGTGGTTACGGATTAGCCAATCTATTAAAAGGAGAAGCTAAAACAAGCGATACTGATGAACTAAAACCTGTATCTATTGAAGATAAACGTAAAGAATGGCGTTAGGCTGCAATTGCAGCAGGTATAAATACTGAACAAGGAATTGCCGACTATATTGCTTTAGAAGAACGTAAATATAATGAGTTACAAAATGCTCCAGGAGAGGAACTTAAGGACTTATAGAAATTAGATTAGTATAAAAGTGTTGAACAATCCTTAGATAATTATGTTAAATGGCGTAAAGGTGATTGGTATAAACGATATAATAGTATAAATAAATATAATAAGATTTATTTAAAAGAGAAAGCCAATGATGCTTATAATTTTTCTAATTTTACAAAAGGTTCATTTCAGAAATTTTTAAATCAAGCAATAAAAGATGTATATTCTGGAAGAATAAATCCTTATATGTGGAGAGGTCTTATGAAGCAGTTAGTTTCTATGGGTTTGACTGCAGATGAAACTACAGATTTACACGATGGTAGTCAACGATATAAGGCGTATATAATTCCAGGCAGTGAAGATTATGAAAACGAAACTGTTTTGGCTTATGTTAACGATACTATTAAAGTAGTATCTATGCATGATTTTTAGGAGCGTTATCAAAAACAACTTTTAAACAATTTTACTAAATTATATAATTAGTAGAACAATGCCAATCTTTCTGATAATTGGTTATCTGATTATTTAACTTTATCTAATAAATATGCTGGTTAGTAGTCTACAACACAATAGTCTACTGAACAAACTCAATCTAATAAAAATGGAGGTGTATTAAAAGCATAGTCTGGCGCAAGTTTAATGTATGCAGCTTTAAATTAGGGAAACAGTGTTGATCCTACTACACAATTCTGGAATAATTACGATAAAATTTAGTCTCAAAAACGTCAAGCTGAAATAGACGAAGCAACTGATTTAGGAGTAACTGTTGAAGAATTAAGGAGATAGAAAGCTGAACAAAAGAAAAAATAGGATGAGATTGATAGAGCAGTGAAGCATGGTTAGAGTCCTATTGGAGGACTTACAGACTATGATTGGGCAAATATTGCAGGTGCAGGTTTTGATATCGTAGAAACTATAGGTTCACTTGCAGGTGGTGCAGCTGATCCAGTAACATGGGTTGGAGGTATCGGTAGTCTTGGATCTTATTTATATGCAGATGTTAACGATCCTAGAGTAAGTAAGTTGGACGTAGCTAAAAATTTAGGTATAAATATTGGTATATCTGCTTTAGGTCTAGTTCCTGGATTAGGAGCATCAGCACCTATTGCAAGAACTGCTAAAGTATTAACTAGATTTGCGCCAAAATTATTGTTAGCGTTTCAAGCAACTTAGACTTTACCAGAAGCATATAATGCAACAAAGAAATTAACAGAAAAAGGATTTTCATCCTTAACAAATGATGAATTATTAGCAATAGCTAGAGGTATTCAAACACTGAGCGCAGGTACTAGAACTGCAGTACAAACTAAATCAGAATTTAGAGCTAGTAAGCCTAGTGAGGGTAAACGTACTATAGAATTATAGAATGAACAAAAGGGTAGATTTTCTAAAGAATTGACTCCTGAACAATATAATAAAATTAAAGGGAAAACAGCTGCACAAGCAGAGGAAATTCTTGGAAATGATTTCTTAAATGGAGCACATGTTGCAGAAGGTGGTAGACGTTATTGGCTTGCAGGTAGTAGAAATCCTATTACAACAAACGAAGGTACAAGTTGGTATAGTAGAAATATCGGAAATCGGCAGTTAAAATCTATAGAAGAAGTTAAACCTAATGAACGTAGAGATTGGTTAAGAGCTTAGGGTCTACCTATGAATGCTAGATCTGAGCGTTTTTATAATCGGCGATAGAATTTACATATGCCTTCTTGGATGCCTAGTTTTTCTAGAACACGGATGTCTGATGAAGAATTTAGAAGATGGTCAGGATAGCCAGACCAAAGATTAGCTACTGTTGAAGGACAAGGTGCAAGAACAGTATCTTAGGTTAATGCCGCAGAATTAAGAGCATAGAATAGAGCTAGAAGAGCTGCAACTTAGCGTACTGAATTTCCAGAATTTACACCTTATCGTACACGGTCATTAATAACTAGAACAGAAAGTCCTTTACAAGCTTCTATCATGCACGGATTAAATCGAGGTGAATATCCATTAGGATTGCCTACTTCAAGATTTACTCCAGGTAAACCCAATTATGGAACAGTTTTTTCTACACAGCCTTAGTTTGCAGGATTATCTAATCCTAAGGTTTCTATACCTTCACGTCCTTTATTATTAGAGCAACGCAATATATCTTCAGGTAACACTTCTAAACTTATTCGAACAAAAGCCGAGAGAGAAAAACAGATAAAATTTGTGTAGAGCGCTTTAAAAGATAAAAACGCAGTTCTTGTAGTAGATAGAAACGGAAATGTAGTATTTGCTACTAAAGATTCTAAATTATAGAGAATTTCCCCCAATACTAAAGTTACTGTTAAAAAAGGTAAAGAAACTTTAGAAATGAGTATTGCTGATGCGATGACATAGGGTTATCAAATAACATTTAACCAGCAAGGCGGATTTATTTCTAGGGTTATTTCTTTATACCAGCAAGGAGGTTCTATTCCTAAATATGCTGGTGGTAATTAGTTTAGCAATGTCTAGTTTGGAGATGGAAATAACTGGAGAGTTAATGTTTATGATAACATTGAGGCTGATTTATTAGAAAGATTAAAAAACGCCAAAACTTTAGAAGAAAAGAAAAAAATCATTGATGCCTATAATAATATGTAGACTAAACACAGTGCTATATATTCTACAAATACAACAAACGGATAGTTAAATAATTCTGTATCTTTTGATTAGAACACTAGTGATTATCAGAACGCTATTATTAATGATTACGATTTTGTAAATACTAAAGGTATTAAAGCTCAATGGAAAAATGGTGCTTATGATACTAATTATAATAGGAATGTTGGAAAAGACGGATACGGTGATAGTTGGGATAAAACTTATGTTGCTGATGGTTTATATGGAGCACAAACTGATGATAGACGAATTCTTGGTAGAAAAGGGGATTTTGATGAAGGTTCAGAAGATTATAAGGCTTTAGTGAAACGTTGGCAAGATGTAGGAGCCGATATTTATCTAGACCCTACTACTAATTACTATATGTTAAAATTAACAAATAGTTAGCCAACTTAGGAAAATGGCATTAGCTAGACACATACTGATCCATTAACTGGTGAAGAAGTACAATACGATCCAAACACAGGACAATTTAAAGCTGTAGGTAATGGTAATCCTTAGAGTAAAACTAAAGCTCAAACGATCGGAGAGGACGTATTAAATTATATTAAAAATATAAATCCCGCGGATGCGATTGCTTTAGGTAGAGCGTTATGGGGTGAGAATGTAAACAATAAGGTTACAGAACTTACTAAGTAGATGCAAACTGCTCTACTTGATCCATAGCATTAGACTGCAATTCTTCATGGTAACTATAATGCTAAGATGTTAGCTCAAGAGTTGGCAGGTAAAATTAATGCTGCTGCTTAGAGACCAATAAGTAGTGATGCTGATACTAATTATGCTGCACGATTAGAAGCTGCGTAGAAAGCTACTTAGGCTTTACAACAAGGTAACGCTGAGGATAGCGAAATGTATTGGAAGACATTACAAATACTTAATTAGGTTAATGATGAAAATGCAGCACAGGAAGTAGCTACAGGTAACGAAAATAGAAGTAGAGTTACAGCCGCTTACAATAATAGATTACAAGCCGAGGCCGCTAGACTTACTGCTAACTTTGAACAAATATGGCAACCTTTCCTTGCAGGTATTGAAAAACGTTATCGTGACGAAGATGTTCTTCGAAGACAAGCTGAAATTGATAATTGGAAATATAAGGTTACTAGTGAATATGAGAAAAAGAACGATCTTATTATGGAAAATTATAAAGCTAGATAGTCATAGGAAGCTAAAAACTGGAATGAAAATAATCCTAAATATAAAGAATATAATGGAGATTTTTGGAATTACTTTGCAAGAGAAGTTTCTCCAGAATATTAGAAATAGATTAAAGATGTTTCTAGAGAAATGTATGATGTTTTATATGGAGGATTATCACAATATTATACTTATACACCATTTCAATTAAAGAGAACTCCAGTTATAGAAGTTCCTGGAATAACTGGAGGTATTTATAAAAATTATGTTACAAAAGGTTTGAAATCTGGAGGTACTTTAAGTGCTGCAGAAAGACAAGCTTTAAAAACAACTAACGAGATAAATAAGAATATTCGACAAGCAGCTAGAGAAACTTATAAGAATATAAGAGAAGATAAGAGAGAACATCGTAAAGCGATGGCTTTAGTATCACAACTCTCAGCTGATTTAATTAAAAAAGCAGTTGGAATAAAATGAGAATAAAAAAATTAGCTGGCGGAGGCTTACCCGCCTTCGTCAGCTATACTAATGTAGAGTAGGCACTACCTGCTTATGCTGGAATTGGAAGTAGTTCGGCAAGTGCCGAATCTACAAGTTCCTCTAAGTCCTCCAGCTCTTCAAAAAGCGGCAGTAGTTCAGATATCGGTTTTTTAAATAAAGAGATGTAGAAGATATTAATGGAAAATGGTTTACCGAGTGATGTTTAGTATTTTTTATAGAAAGCTGATGTATTTGGTAATTCAGTAGATCCATTAGACCCACATTCTTAGGAACGTATTTATACTAAATTATTATCTATGTTACCTGAGATTAAATAGAATAAAGCAGAATATGACGATGCTATAAAACACGCTCGTGAAAAAGGAACATTAGATTAGGTTGCCGTTACTAAGGACGGCCATATCTATGTTAGAGATAGAGAAACTGGTAAAATTGATTTAAAATCGCCTAGCGCTGAAATAGACGAAGCTAAATTTGAGCGTCTTACAAATGGACAATTACTTTAGATGCGTGCTTATGTTCCTGGTCATGCTATGGACAAAGGAGGACTCACAACGTTAGTAGCATCTAGTATTAGTTTTGCTGATATAGAAAAATCTATTACTGATAAAATCGATAAACTTGGTAAAAGTACAATGAGTCGAGAAGGATTTGTTCATAAAGATAGTAAAAATGCAGAATTAATGAAAGGCTATGAACAAATTATTGGACAAGGTGAAGATGGAGTTTATAAAGTAACTAGTAAAACTGTTTCTTAGAATAGTCAAGCAAAAGCGTTTTTAAATTATTTAAGTAAATCTTTATCCCGCTAGGAACGTGCAGTTCTTATGAATAGGGCTTCTGAAAATGGGACTACGGTTGATTCTGTTCTTATTGATTTATTGCAAGGTAGATTAACTGACGAATAGGATATGAAAGTCAGCTTTGATAATCAAGCGACTAAAGGTGCTACTGATAATGAAGGTAAAAGAATTGGAGATATTCAAGTTACTGGCTTATATGAATATTAGACTGGAATGGGTGGTCAAAATGAGAATATTACATTAGTTCCAGGAGGACATACAGCTATGGTTGTAAATGGACAATTTTATGGACAACCTGTTGGAAATGATGGAAAACCAATCCAACGGACTTCTTTAAGTAATTTCTTAAATTAGGGTATAGCTTCAATCAGTGATGTCAGAAATGGAGTTTATTTTGGAAACTAGCGAATAGATCCATCTAAATATGATCAAATAATGTATGACGGTACTCAATTAAGTAGAGCTATATTACCGTATGCTTTAGATAAGAATGGAACAATACACCCTGACTTTGATTTAATTAAAAAATTCACAGAAGCTTATAAAATAATTGAATCTGGAAATTATAATGTACAAGATCAAATACGTATTCTTAGAGAACACGGGTTTGAAGATTATTTATTACCAGATGGTTCTTGGAATCCTAGCAAAGTTAAACCATTCTTAATGACAAAAGCTTATGGTAGTGCAAGCTCAAGTGGTTTCTTAGGTATGTTTGGAAAACAGGACGGTGTTGTTGATCCAGCATTAGTAGAAATAGACAATGAACAGTTTCTTGTAGAATAGAAAGATTCTAAAGGAATATAGTCAACAATGATAAATACTCTATCTTCTAAAGATCATCCAGTATCAGTAGGTGATAAAATATATGCTGGTATGATTTTTATTCCAGTATTAAATTCTACAGATACAGCTATGATCGCTTCTGGACAGCATCCTGTAATGGCATAGAATTCAAGTTCTTTAAAATAGAATGATATACGATATATAGATACAATGAAAAAATCAAGCAATTATGTTTCAGCAAGTGCTTCTAAATTAGAATAATTATGAATAAAGAAAACGATTGGTTTTTAGCTATATCAGAAAACCCTACCTTTGAAATATCTCAATTTTCATAGGTAGGATTAACTCCAGAGAATACACAACTCCGAGAGAAAAGTTATTATGAAAATAATAAATATATACAATAGCTATATCAAACAGATGGTAAATTTGATAAAGCCAAATTTGAACAAGCTTATAATATTGCAGCTGCATCATACCAATCACTAAATGATGATGATATTGTTTCTAAGATGGCTTAGGACTATGAATATGATATGTATAATTCAACTAGACCAGTTGGAGCTAAAATAAAAAAGCCTGAAATTGAATTTAAAAAAGTAGCTAATCCTTTAAAACAAGTTTATGGATTTGGTGGAATCGGAAGCATTAGTGATCCAACAATTACAATATCTGAAGCAGCTCAAAAATCTAAAATTTATGATTGGACAAAATAGGAATTTATTGATCGTACTCCAAACGACGATGCTTTAGAAAATTCACTTGTCGGATATGTTAAATCTATATTTGAACCGCTAGTTTTAGCAACTTATGATTCAGATACGGAAACAATTGATCCAATAACTGGTGCAAAAATAAAACACAAAAAAGGAGAATATAAAGTTAATGAGGATGGCGATTATTATTATGAAACTCTTGGTGGAAGAAGTGCTTATGGTAAGAAAGTAAAATCTATTTTTGATACTTTAACTGTAGATGGTTCTTCTTTAAATAAATACGATTTCTTTGACTCTGACGGATTAGACAAATCTGTATCTGGAACTCTTGCTAAAACAGCTGCTTCTATAATACCATTATTTACACCTATAGCTCCGTATTATGGTTACGCTATGGTTGGTACTCAATTAATGGATTTATTACCTACGTTATATAATACAATTGCTGGTAATTTTTCTAAAGAAGATACTACGTTACCTTTCTTTAATTAGATGTAGGGTATTAGTAGATCGTTTAAAGGAAGTACTTCTGAATATTCTCAATCACATTTATTTAGTCTTGAAAATTTTGCAAATACTATTGCAGATGTAGCATTATAGTGGCAGCAACAAAGAACGATAGCTGATTTATTTAAAAAGGCAAATGCTAGTAAGATTAATAATTTAAATAAGCAATTAGCGAATGAAGCTAGTCAAAAAGGTTTAGAATCTACTGTTAGATTACAAGGAACATATAATGATTTATCTCAAAACATAAATAGTGCTTATAAACTATTATCAGAAAATAAATTAAAACCACTACTTGAAGCTAATAATAGAATGGCAGCTAATGCATCTCTTGGGTATATGGCTGGTATGCAGGCATTTGAAATCTATGAAGATACATTAGCTCAAGGTGCTACTAAAACAGAGGCTGCTTTAATGGCATGGGGCGCAGCGTTAGGAATGTATAAAGTAGATAGAACAGGTCTAGGTGAGTTATTTTTTCCTGAATTACAAAGCGATGCTAAAATATATAGAGCAGCTATTAATACTTTAAAATAGGATATATCGAAAGGCTATTAGATTGCACAAGGTATTAAAGATACTAGAAGTAAATTATTCAAAATTATGGATAGTGCCAGAAATGCTTCTAGTAAATATTGGCAAGGTATAAAAGAACATTCATTAGGATTTTTTGGAAAGTCATTAGGTGAAGGTATTGAAGAAGTTTCTGAAGAACTTGTAACAGATTTTACTAAATCTACGTTTAATATGTTATAGGATCTAGGATTAACTGTAAGTAAAGATAAAATGGATGCTTGGGATAATGCTGGAGATCGTTATTTAATGAATTTCTTTGGAGGTGCAATTGGCGGTGCAGTTTTTTATGGAGTAGATACGGTATAGGGTAGAAATACACGTCCTGATAATGAAAAATAGGAATTAACGTATTTATTAAGAAACGGTAAAAAATCTGAATTGCTTAAAGAATTAGGAGTCCTTCAATCTAAAGGTAAGTTAGGAAGCACTACATTATCTGGAACAAAAACAGAACAGGTTGGCGAAACTTTAAATTGGTTAACTGCAGATAATGAAAAGGATTCACAAAATAGTTTAATTGCTAATTAGATTAGAAGAGTTATAGAAGTTACTGATAGAGCTTTACATCAAGAAGGTCTAGATATGTCTGATGATTAGGTATTAGATAAAATAATACTTGGGGATCAAAGATTATCAAAAATACAAGAAGCTGTTGGTATAACTGGAACTCAATCTAGACTAGTTATGGATTTTAATAAAATTTCTTAGCAAATTGCTGATAAAATCCTTGAAATAGAATAGTATAAGAAAACTTCTCCAGACGTAGTTGAATCTAAAGAACGTGCTACAAATAATGGAAAAACTGAACAACATAATGCATATGAAGCAGGTTTAGCTAAATTAGAAAAAGAATTATCTGATTTAAGAAAACGTAGAGATTTTTTCTTTTCAGAATAGTCCTCTGCAGAGTATGTAGATAAGTTATTGTTTGAAATCGATGAATCTGTAAATTATCCTTTCTATAAAGCAAATTTTAGTCAATATATAAAAGCTAAAACAGGTAAAGAGAAAGAAGAATTAACTGCTGAATAGTTAACTAAATTACAAGAAGATTTTATTAAATATAAAGAAGCAACTAAATATGATAAATTTGATGAGGCTTATAATTTATACAAACATTTTAATGAAAAATTTACAGAAACGGTTAATGATAAAGCAAATTCTTATGAAGAACATGTTAAAGTAAGAGAAATACTTTGGAATGAGTTAGTAGATCAAGAAAGGACAGATGAGTTAATTCAAGCTGGAAAGGTAAGTAGTATTGATGAATTAAAAGAAATGTTTTTGGATGGTAAAGTTGATATAGATCCTATTTTAAAAATAGAATATAATCCAGAATATTACAATCCAGATAACTACGATCCTAATTAGCCAGAACTATTATTATCACCTGAAGAAATTAAGGAATTTTAGTAGTTAGATGATGCTCAAAAGGCTGTAAGAAGAACAGAAATTGATTTAGAAAATCGAGTTAAATATAAAGAAGCTCTTAAAAATAAAGCAACTAAAATCAGAGAAATTATTAAAAAATTTAAAGACGTTGGCTTTATTGATACACAAACTAAGAGACTACTTCAAAAAGCAATAGGTACTACCTCATTAGAAACTATTTTAAGAATATATGGTACTGATTCAGAAATTCTTGACAAGTAGGCGGATATTGATAATTAGTTAACTGAATTACAAGAAAATCTACTTAATATAACAAATGGTGTTGATCCGTTATTTGAAAGTAAAGAATAGATTTCAACACTTAATAAAGAATTAACTAATCTAAGTAATGATATATAGAAAATAATCGATAAAATAAACGGAGATAATGATGCAGAAATAGAAAATAATATTAGAGATTTATTTAGTACATTTGAAGCAATTTTAGAATTAGATTAGGCAGATGATTATGAATTTTAGCTTTATGAAGATGTAAAAAATAAAATAATATCTTCTGTTTTAGCATTTTCTGAAATCGCAAGAAATACTGAAAATTATATATTATAGAAAGAATTAGATTCTGAGTTATCTACAGTTAAAAACAGTCCATTATACGAATTTTTAAAGCAAATTTAGGTTGAAACAGGTAGTACAAATTCTACAGTGTTTGACTTACTAGAAAAATTAAATGGGATTCTTGATAAATCTAGTATTGAAGGTTTTGAACTAGATAATGTCTAGATGAAAGAAATAGAATCTGCATTAACTGCTTTAGATATAGTTGAATCTCTAATAAACGCAGCATCTAGTGAAGAGTTATCTTTAAATAAACTTTATGGACATAATGCTATATATAATGATTTTATATCTAAATTATCTGGTATTAAATAGCTAGGAATAATTAGATCGGATTTAGCAGAAATGATGAAAGGTGATATAAACTAGTTAAGAACATAGTTAGAATTTCTCAAAAGAATATCTAATTTAAATTCTGCAAATTCTTTAAATGCCCAAAAACAAACAGGATAGAATCTAAATAGAATGTTAGGTAGCGTATTAAAAGGAGTTGGAGACTATAGTGAATTACATTCTATTCAAGTTAATGGTATAAAATTATTTGATGGCATTTCTGATATAGATACGCCTATCCTTTAGAAATTAATTGATAAAGAAGATGTTGATGAATCAGGAAGACTTGAATTAGATGAACTTGAATAGAAAGTTGCTAACAATTATTTATACATAAAAGATAAAACTGGTTTATCGGATGTAGAATTAGCAAAAATAATTGTCCCGCAAGTTATAAAAATTTTTAACAAACGAGATTTATCTTTAAGATAGTCTACTATAATTGATTAGCATACTGAATCTTTAATGCCTATAGATGTTGCAAACTATTTATTTGCGGTAATATCTTTACCTAAAAAAGAATTTAACCAACTTTATCAATCTGTATTGCCAAAATATAGTAAAGTACCACTACCTGCTTAGGAACATTTATTATTTTTAGGTACAGCTTTTTCTAAAAACAAAGAATTATTTAAAGATTTTGTAAGTAGTAGTGAAATATTTGATAAAGTTCCAGGACCTATTGAAACAAAATTACATAGACTACTTAATATATTTGGAGTAAACGGTGTAGGCGGTGCTGGAAAAACAACCATGCTAGTTATATTAAATGAACTACAATGTAATTATGTAGATAAAGCTAGAACTGATACGTATGTAATTGCTCCTTATGATACATAGGTCAAAAATGCGAATAGTATAATTAATGCAGAAAAATAGTTTACTATAGAATCTTTTATTGAACATATTTTAGATCCTGAAGAATTTGCAGAATTCAAGAAATATATTGAAAATAAAGAAAATAGTAAGTTGTTTTCTTTTGATAAGGATACTTATGAAACAAAATTAGAAAAATTATTATCAAAAATAAAATTTAGAAATACTGATAAAATTCGAAATATTATTGTTGATGAGTATACTCATTTAGATATTGCTACAGGTTTGATATTATCTGCATTAGCATAGAAATTAAATATAATTGTAAATTTTTCCGGAGATTCTTTTTAGAATGGTTATGAATATAAAGATAATTCTAAAGAAGTTAAACGAATAGAAAATCCAAATCGATTTAATGCTTTCTTTATAGAAGCTCCTAAATTAAGTGTAAGTATGCGTTCTAAAACTATTTAGAAACGCAAAAATGGAGAGGTTCTTGTAACAATGGCTAGTTATGCAGATTAGGAAATAAACAAGACGACTATTCCTAAAATATAGAATGATCTACAAATATTGTTTGATACCAAGCCATTGTTATACTATGAAGGAGAAGATGAACCATTATCAGGTGAAAAAATTGTTTCTAGTTTAGAAGAATCAAAAATCAGAAAATTACTTGCAACTGGAGAATAGTTAATATATGTTTATGATGAAAGTGAAAATCCTATAATTACAAAATTAAAATCGGAATTTTCTGAAAAAATTTAGTCTTTAACTCCAGATAAAGTATAGGGTTTGGAAGCACCTTACGTTATAGTAGACATCAATTTTGAAAAACATGGATCTGATATAAGTGATTATGTTTCAAATCTATATACAATGTTAACTCGTTCAGAAACTGGAACGTTAATTGTTGATAAAAATTTAACTAAGATTTTTCCAAATTTAAAAACTATACCTACATCTTATGTTGAAAAAAGTCTTGATGCAGATAAACTTGCAGAAAAATTAAAAGAATTGTCTGATAAAAGATTAGAAGAATTAGCGGAGAGTATTAATCAATTGGAAGATTATAAATCTGCTTCACCAATTCCTCCAACACCACCAGTCATTACTGCAGACTTAGAAGGAGTAACAAAAGCCATAACTCAACTTACTACTGATATAGAGAATTCAGAAATAAGTCGTACTAATAAAGATAATTTACTTCAACAGTTAGGTGAAATAAATAAGCAAGTAAAAGATGATGCTGATTTTGACCATTTATTAGATGAAATCAATAAACTTCGTGCATAGTTTGAAGAAATAATTTCAAAAACCTCAGATTTAATTACTAAATTAGGAATAATAAAAGATCGTGCTCAAGTAATTGACGGATGGCTCGAATCTCCAGAATTTAAAACATTTTTAGGAGATGATTATGATGATTTATTATCAAATTTTACTACCTTTAAGGATTCTCTTGAAAAACATATAAATGAAAAAACTGATGTACCTGATTCGGAATTAAAAATTTTAGAATTAATAGAAACTAAATTATCAGATTATAATAGAAATTCTGAAAAAATGGAGGACGATCCTGTTATAAACGATAAAGAAGAGGAAACACCATTAACTGATCCTACACCAGAAATAGAAGTAGAAAAAAATTCAGAAGGAAAAATTATTAAAAATAAGATAAGAACTTATGGATTTTATACTAGATAGGGTGATGAGAACGGAGATTTACAAATGCTTTAGAGTTTATTTTCTGAAAATTCTGATAAGGAAAAAATAGAAAAAGTATTTTTACAAATAAAGAGTGTTTTATTATATCATAATTTAGAAGAAGCTAGCGAGATTCTTAATCAAATAATATTAGATAACAATGACTTATTTCCAGATCCTGATGATGAAACTGATGAAGCTTCTAATATTGTAAATGATTTATACGCAGCTATTAATGATTAGAGTGGAGAATTTAAAATCGTATTAAAACATGAATTTAATAATAGCGATAAACCAATAACACCTATCCCTGATTTTAATTTAGATAAAATTGTTGGATAGCTAGTGTATGAATTTAATACAAGATATGGCAAAAAAAGAATTACGTTAGGCGCAATAGCTGATCCAGAAACATGGATAGCTGGGGCAAAAACAATAGAAAGTAGAGCTGATGCAAGAGCTTACGCTAATTATATTGCAGAACAAAAAGCAAAACTTAATTCAAGTAATCCTGAAATTGAAATAAAAGTTAAAGCACAACCTCCAACAAATTTTACTAATTTACATAGATTAGGCAGTGAGACTTTTTATAACATGGAATAGTTTAAAAAACTTAATCCTAATGCAATAACAAGTCCGATTTATGTAAGTAGTGCTAATGAAGATCCTGATGAAAGACGATATGCAGGTAAACCTGTAATGTTTGTAACAAATGATCATTATCGTTGGGATGAAATTGAAGAAAAGTGGATTAAAATTCAACCTGAAGATTTGCCAAAACTTTATGAATAGAATAAAGCTGGCGGTAAAACTGGAGCACAAATTAGAAAAGTAATTCTTGATTTTGAAGGATAGTGGGTTACCAGTTTTAGAAGTAATGGTACAATCACTCGTGGATTATTTGATATACAAAAAGAAGTAATAAATAGCCTTGAAGGTCAATCTCTTGCTAAATTTTTGGATACTTAGGCTTCTAATATGACTGGTATTAATATGTTTACTAGCATTTGGAATTGGCGTGCAGAACTTATAAGTTTATAGGAGAAATTAGCTCATAAACCTGATAGTGAATGGAATGGTACTATTGGAAAAAATGGAATAGTATAGTTAGTTACTAGTTAGGATACTGCAATTGCAATAGGTTCTAGAAGTAATAGAGTATTAATTAAAAGCAAAGAAGTTTTAGACTTGTGGGTCGGATTACTAGATGATATAATTGATTTAGTTGGAGGTACATACGGTATATCTTCTAATTTAGCATCTATGTCTAAAACTGAATTAATAGAAGGTCATAAACAAGTAATGATCGGAGATAAAATTAAATCAGTTGCTGCAGGACATATTGATATAAACGGTACGGAACTGCAAATTGCAAAAGGTAATTTAATGATTACTTTATTATCTTAGGCATATAGAGCAATACGTAGAGTTAATATAACTAGAGAAAATAGTGGAGAACATGATGTTTTTGAAGATACTAGTTCTGATGTAACAACATAGAGTATAGTAGAAGCCGATATTGAAGCATTCAGAGATATGGCAGATAATATACTTCCTAGTAAAATGCGTGCTATTAATGATGGAGAATTAAATGTTGCTGGAATAAATATATTTAATAGTATGCTAAACATCATGTTTCATGGTAAGAAATATGTGGGAGACACAATATATTCTAATTATTCACTTGATAGAGACAAAACTGGTATAGGAGATACTATTAAAAAATTTGTACGTTTTCCTTATGGTGTATTTTATCATGCCAAAATTGAAAAAGATACTTCTGGAAGTGAAACTATATAGAAAAAATATAGACCTTTATTTAGTTTAAATTATTTAGAACAATTTAAAGTAAATGTATTGATCTAGGATCCGAACATGGTTGTAGAGTTAGAGATGGAAGAAGCTGCTGATGTAAAAGCTCCAGATAGTAGATATAGTAAAGCAGAATTACCTAAATCTGTAACTGATTTTCTAAAAGATCTCGGAATTACTGAAGAAGATGCAGATGAAGATGAAAAGAAATTTTTAAAATCAATAAAGGATGCTTGGCTTTAGTCTTTTGATGCACGAGATAAAAATATACTTGAAACTAAATCTAGATATCCTAAAGATTAGTTAGAAGAATTATTTAGAAATGATCGAGATCCTGATAAACATTTATTATTTACTTTTAGAAATAAACTTGCAGAAATTTTTACTTATAAAAGTACTTTATTTAGATTCATTAAACGTAATGGTACTAAAGCTCCTATAAAGATAAATATTATAACAGATAATACAGATAGGTCTATTAAAATTGAAACTAGAGAAACTTTAGCTAAATTTATCGGAGAACAATCTATAACACTAGAAAACGGATTCTTTACATATATTGAAGATGGAATCTAGAAAAGTTTTAATATTACGTCAGATGGAGCAAAATAGCTATTACATATCGATGGTAGCCCTGAAACTACTAACGTAATTACATTTAGTGAAGAAAGTTTATAGAATAAAGGGGAACATAGAATTTATAATAATGAAATTGATCAAATCTTTAAGGATGCTTTAAATTTTATAAAAGAAGATAATAAAGATTAGTTTGATCTTACTAATTCAAATACGTTAGATGCTTGGAACAGAGTTATGGAAGTTTTAAATAAAGCTGTTCCAGGAATAGTAATTAGTTTAGATAAACTTGGAGTTAATGATTTAATGAAGTTTCTTAGAGATTTAAGAATTATTTATATGAGTACTAATAACATGTCAATAAAAGTATATGGAAAATTAGTACACAGAGTTATTACACAAGACTCTTTGAGTTGCAAATTTGTAAATTTATAATAATATGAGTTGTAAGAGTATAAAATTTTTAACTGATGAGGAACTCTCAAATTTACAGGATGATATAAGTTGCGAAATTGCATTTTCGGATGAAAATAATCCTAATGTTATAGCAAAGAAAGTTTTTGATAAGTTTTTTTCAGATTCTAACTTAAGCGATCCTGAAGAGGTTCTTGCTATAAAGAATATAATAAGAGCCATAGATCCTGGAAGAAGTCCTGAAGATGCTTATAGAGATGCTTTAAGACAATATGTGGAGGAAAATATTCCTACAAAAACTGAATCTGAAAATAGAGAAAATATAGACGAAGATAAAACAAGTAATGATAACTAGGATTATGAAGAACCAGAGTTATTATAGTCATTAAATGAAAGATTGAGAGATCTTTTCAAGGATAGAATTAATTTCAAAACTCGCATTGTTGAACAAATAAAACAAGAATTATCTGACAAATTGATTGTAGACTATGATACTCGTACAATTCTTATTAATAATCCTAAAGAGTTAAATAGAGCTATTAGAGATTATAAAATAGAACTATTAACAGATCTTGCTAATTATCTTGAAGATTCTGGAATAGCTATTCCTGTTAAACCAGACAGTTTATTAAATTCAGTTGGCAATATTAGTGCTGACGGTCTAAAATGGTATAATGAAATAATAAATCTTGCAAACAAACACTATAATGATGCAAAAATGAACGAATTATATTTAGATGCATATGATAATTCACCTAAAGCTAAAAAAAGAATTCGAGCATTAAAAGCATTTATATTATTAAGTTCTGATGGAAAAAGTATGGGATTTGATAATTTTGTACATGAAAAATTTCCAAAATTATTAAGTATAAATAAAGGAGTATTATTTGCAGGATTAAAAGATAATGTTTATTCTATAAGTTTAGATAGAGGAACTAAGAAACCTTTTGGAACTGATAGAATGGATGACGGTGAAAGTCAAATGGGTGTGCTCGGAAAGATGTTAATCGAGGGCACACCTAAGATTGACTTAAATGGAAAATAGGACGGTTATGTAACTTATGATGATGTAATGATGGCGTTTCATAAAATTAAGTTAGTAACTAATTTGGAAAATGTCAGATCATTAGAGGATGCTAAAGAAATATTAGAGCCAATTTAGAATTTACCTAGAAAACCAGTAAGTAGTATGTTAAAAATATTGAGAATTTTAACAAGACCTACTAAAAATTATCAATCCGCATTTCATCTGACTGATAGTGACAGAATCATACTTAATTCTATATATTAGAGATTCTTTAATGGAGCTTATTCTTTAATGAAAATTGAACATAGAAATAGAATATATGGATCAAAAGTTAATACATAGTTTAGTATTGTATCTACTTTAGTAGGAGCTATATTAAGGAACGAGAAAACTGATTATGTGTAGGTAGAATTTGATTCTAAATTAGGTATAACTGTTGTGAAAGATTTAAATACAGGTAATATTTAGAGAACTAGAATTCAATTTGATGCTGCTTCAAGCCAAGCTTTAAAAACATCAAAAACGATAAAAAGAAACATAAATAAATATAATTTAAGTTTTTATAAGGAAGAATCTAAATATTCTGATGGAAATCCTATCCCAAAAGAATCTCCAAATAGTTTAAGAAAAGCATCTGGTGGTATATTTCTAACTTTAAAGTTAAACGAGAAAGAATCTATATAGTTACTAATAAATCCTAAAAGGTTATCTGATGGTATAACTACTACTAATATTTCTAATGATGAAAGAATATAGATTGTAGAATATGTTGATGGGAATCCAACTTTTACAAATCTTAAAATATTTACAGAAGGATAGAAAACAGAAATAGTAAAAGATGAAAAAACTGGAAAGTTTGTAGAAAAAGATATTGATAAGGAAGAATTATCTTTACAATTCCCATCAATAAAAGAAATTAGAGAATATTTTACAACAAAACGTAATACGTAGTCTAAAGTAACTAAAATAGGCAATTTAGATTTAACAGATCCAAATAATAAAGGTTATTTAATAACTTTAAAATTATTAGAAGCAATAACTGATTTACTTCCAGGAGTAGATTTAGCCGGAGAAGAGCTACCTATTTTATTATAGTGGCTTTAGATGTATGGATATACAGGTAATAAAGATACTGCTACAATTAGAGTTATCCAGTAGGGTATTTCAGAATTACTTAATATTTCTGCGAGAAATATATTGCTTGTAAATAAAATTAATGATATAAGAAAAGATAATCCAGAATTTGAAATTACAAAATTTTTAAATTCAACAATAGGTTTTGTAAACGGTAAAGTATCTGATTATTATAATGAAGGATCTGATAGTATTAAGTTTATATGGGGACAAGCATCTCTACCCATAAATTTATTAGCAGAAGCATATAATGATATATTAGGAAGACATTTTAGATATGTGACTGATAAACAAGGTAATAAATTACCAATGACTAGATAGTTTACTATGATAAATCATTTATATCATTACGGGTTAGATATATTACGAGACACTAAACGTAAAGTAAAATCAAAACGTGGATATAAAGAGGAAAATATTGGAGTTTTAAATGATAATTTATTTTTTACTGAACATGGTGCTAATTCATTACTACTAGAACCTCCAAGAGTTTATGTAGACGCAACTAATCAATTCGGTAAAACTAAAAAAGTATCGGAAATGTCTGCTGCAGAATTGAATTACGATGCTTTATTTAATAGATTTTTATTACCTTTAATTAATTCAGATGCTACTGATGTTTATATACATCATATTACTTATGCTGATAAAACTACAATTCCTAATTTCAAAATACCAAAAAATAAACTTAAATTTACTATTAATGGTACTTAGTAGTATATTGATTTTGGAACTATTCCTATAGCTCAATTAAAAACTATTATTCAAAATACAGTTGGGAAATAGTATAGACAAATTGGTAAAAATATAGTTAATAGTTATAGAAATATAATACGTAATTTAGCTGAAACTAATCCTGATATTTTTAAGCGTTGGATAGAAGATGCTAAAAATATATCTGTTACTGGAGTTGCTAATGCAGATATTAAATCAAAACTAATGGAATTTGTATCTGCTATACAAAATGCAAGCATCACAGATATTAATACTTGGAGTTATGAAGTATTTGCTGGTTTTATGTTAGCAGCTACAGATGAAAGAATATCAGTTTTAAATAAATGTGCTAACAATATAAATGAAAAATTTATAAAAGAAATTCATTATTCTAAATCTTATATTCCTGGATTTAAATATGGAATTAACTATCAAATATATCATTACTCTCAATATCTGTTTGCAGAAGGTACTAATAATATAGATGCCTAGTTTAGAAGCCAAATTATTGAATACGTTAAAGATTTATCTACAGATTTTAAATTATTACCTAGTGAAGATAACTCACTTAAATAGATTTTTGAATCATTTGATGCTAATGGTATAAAGCTTCAAGAAGGGAAAAAATCTTAGGATACTGTAACTTTAGCTGATGAATGGATTGATGAAAATACTGGTTATATAATTTTAGCAAAAGATAGTGATGGTAATCCAGTGTTTGATAAAAATAGATTAAATAGAAGTTGTACTATTAATCCTATAATAGAACGATATTTTTATAGTAACTATTTATTGATTCAAAATCTAAAAGGAATTTCATCTGGATCTGAAATAGGTCACGGTACCGGTAAATTAAAAAAATACGCTTCAACAGCAACTAGTTGGAATGATTTAATGGTTATGGAAGAGTCAGCAAGAACTAACTCTTCTTTTAAACGAACTGTTGATTTAGGTGTTCCTGGAGTTCTTCTATTACAAGATGATATATAGGGAGTTCCTCCAAAAGTTAGAATTGCCATAATGGAAGATTTACAAGCAACTGCGTTTAACATCTTAGGAAAAACAGAAGAATTAGACGGGAACGATGGATCTGCAATTACAAATCCTATATTTACTTTATTAGTTTAGTTATCTTAGCAAGATTGTGCTGGCAAAGATGTAATAAAAAGTATTGTTAGAGATTAGCATGGTGAATATGGATCAAATATTTTAATAAAATACGCATCATTTGCAATGATGAATAAAACAATACGTGATTCTTTAAATTATGAAGGTCCTAACTCTGCAAATCTTTTAAGGTTATTCTAGTTGATGACTGATTTAAAATTTGATGAAGAATATGGAGATGGATTAGATGCTATTCCAGAATATACTCAAGTTTTAGAAAAAGATGAAAACGGAAAACCTATTAGGACAGAACGAAGAAAAGTTACAGACGTTCCTATATACGATAATGAAGGTAATCTCATACGTTACGATACTTGGAAAATAGATCTTACTAAGAATTTACAATAGGAAACAATCAATGTATCTGACATGAGTGATGGAAATCCTATTTATTATTATGAAAATGGAAGACACTATCAATTAAGAAGTATTAAAAAAGCTGAAGGAGACCATAGATATACTATTGAAAAAGTACAAGTGTTTAATAGTAATGGTAAAGTAAAGGCAATTGACGATACTGTAACAACAGAAACTGTAACTATAAATAGTTTATGGGAATTATATAAAATTCTTGGCGGATGTTTTTCTGAAAATTTCATAAATGGTGAATTTGTATATGGAGATACATCTTTATATACTTTAGTCAATTATGTAAACAATATAGGTAGAACATATGTTACTGAAGGTGAACGTGTAGGAGAAGCTACAACAGAAAATTATTAGACCTAGAGTAATACATATTAGCCTTTAAAAGGTAAGTTTATAGCATCATTAGTAAATAATTCTGCAATTAAAAACGGAGCTGCTAATATTAATCCTAAAAGTATGTGGAATAGTAAAGATCCTACAGAATTGAATACTATGACATTACGTACTTCTGGATATTTAATGGTTTAGGATTATGATCATTTAGTTACTGATGGTGAATCTACACTCACTGAATTTACTTAGGTTATATCTGCATTAGTAGAAAAAGGTACATCTTTCAAATAGGCAAAAACTATATATGAAACTTTAGCAAAAATATCTGCTGCAAAAACACTCGAGTTATTAAGAGCTTTAGAAAATTTTGCAAAAGTATCTGGAAGAAAAGAAGAATTATATAAAATTATTGGTAAAATATTAATTAAAAACTTTAAACATAAAGACGGTGCTGTAAGTTTGTATCAAGAACATATTTTAGCATTATAGGATTTATTTAATAAAGCGAAAGGTGAATTTAATATCGATGATATGATTCTTCCATTTTCAGAAGCTAGTGCATTTGTTTAGGCTGTAACTACTATAATATCTAATATAAATGCTGTAGCTATTAAACGTAAATTTCCAGGATCTGGATTAATTATGGTTCCATCTTTTGGTTGGACTAAAAGTTTCAATATTCCAGGATCTGGAATTAGGAGTTTCTCTGACATGTTAGCTTGGATAAATAATGTAGATAATCAAGGAAATGTTTATAGCTAGGATTTAGGATATGCTTTTGACAAAGATGGTAAAAGATATCCACGAAAATTAGAAGTTACATTAGACAATAAAAATAATACTATAACATAGGTTTTAGATGGAAACAACCCTTTAATAACGGAAGATTAGAAATATCCTGATATTGATGTATTAAGTAAACTATATAAAATTGTTAAAAATATCTATGATTTAAATGGAGTAATTAACATAAGTGAAACATTACCAGCATAGGTTAAAGATATTCTAACATTAATTATTTAGTATGTTCAAACAGAACCAGAAGCAAGACCAGAATTTGGAGAAAATTAGTTCGAAGATCCAAATAGATAGGTTGTTTAGAATTTTAAAAACTTTATCAAACACGCAACGATTAAAAGTTACGTTGCTGGAAAAAAAGATGTTGTTAAAACTCCTAGCGAATTATAGTTAGGTTAGGTTGTATTTATTATAAAAAAAGATGATACAGGTACTCCTAGAATATATAATCCAACTTCAGAAACTTATATTTAGGATTTGAATCATCCAGCTAATATAGAATCTGTATACATAGATAATCCTAATACTTTATATGAATATAGTAATCCTGATAAATATGAAGGATTTATTGTTGATTATTCAACACCTAGGGATCTATAGCCAACTACTATTTCTTTTAAGGATTCTAATAGACAAGAATTTGTTATTAAAAATGTTGTTAGTTCTGAGCCTAGAAAGATATTTCAAAATAGTTCTTATGAATTAGTTTATAATGCGGATGGAAAATTAGAAGGCCTAAAAGTTATAAACGATAAGACTAAAAAAGTTGGAATAATAACTGGAACTATTAATCAATAGTATAATAAAGATGGATAGTGGGTATTTACAGTTACAGAAAATAGTGGAAACGTAATAACTATAGAAGGTGAAACTAAAACTATTAAAGGTACTCGTAGAAACTTATGGTTATTACCTATTATAAAGAAAAATATCGAAATTTTACAAAGTGAAGATAGTTCTGAATTAGAAAAGAAGTTAGCAGAAAGAGCAATTTAGTAGGAATTAAATAATGTATATAATGGATTATTTACTGGAGAAGATGGAAAATTACATCCTTATCAAAAGAATACATTAAGAATTACCGATTATGAAGCAAAGATTCCTAGAATTTTTGCAACACAATTTAAATTAAGAGCTGGTGATAGTATTGCAGATATTATAGAGAAAGATTATAAATTTTTCTTAGAAAGATTTAGAGAAGCAAATTAGCCTGCAATAGAAAGAGGTTGGGATCTATGTTTTACTAATTCTACACGAAAACATACTTATGTCACATTTACTAAACCTGATGAAAGTAAGATAATACCAGTAAATTATGTATATGTACATAATGATGGAGAATTTCAATGGGTATAGGATGCTAATGGAAATAATCTTTATCCTAGAAGTAGAGTTAAACGTGATAAGGATGGAAAAGTTATTACAAAAGAAGTCATTTAGAAAGACGGTACTACTAAACAAGAACCTGTTTGGGAAGATTGTGTAATGCAAATATTATCTCCAGGTAACACTAATGAAACAATATATTATGCTGTAGATGCTAAAGCTGCCTCTAAAATTTATTCTAAAGATAATGAATCGTTAATAATAAATTAGCATACTAAAATAGATAAAAATACATTACTCGATTTCTTCACCGAATTAGAAGAAAAATCACATCTTAGAATTCCTAAAAATCATAAATAGATTATGGAATAGTTAAAAGATGATGAAATTACTAAAACTTCAATTATAACAACTATTAATGATGCATTTTAGATGGATGAAAATAAAGCGAGATCTATTTGTAATTCATTTAAAGAATCGTTAAAATTAATAGTGGCTCGTATTCCAGCATAGACGCAACAATCGTTTATGAAAATGCGTGTAGTGGGATTCTTAGACACAGATAGCAATCAAATTCAAGTATCACATTTTCAGACTTGGATTCAGGGTTCTGATTATGATATTGATAAAGCGTATGCTATGGCTTTATCAATTAAAGATTCTGGTTTATTGTATACATGGTCTCCATTCTTCATAATGTCAAATGTAGAAGAATTTGAAAAATCAAGGACAATTCCTATTCCTTCTGGTAAAACTGTAACTCAGTCTAAGAAAGGTGTAGATATTAGTTTTCTAGCAGATAGATTGTTAAGTAAATATAATGGTAACGAATAGTAGTTGTTTTATGGTAGTGGACATAATGATATAGTAGAAATTCTTAAGTTAGTTGGTGACAATGAATTAGTATTCATAAATAATGAAGTAAGAAAGAAACACATAGTATCTGAAAAACAAGACAAAAAAACTATTAAAAGAGATCTTGTAGAAGAAGTATTAATGAAAGCTATTAACAGACATACTACATACTTCTCTAATTTAGATGATAGTGTTAAATATGATAGATCTAAACCTTCAAGATATGAAATTTAGCAAATATTTAAGAATGTAGTTGCATACGGTATTATGGATGTCGTTACAGACCCAAGGAATTTGATTAATGCTCAATCTCCAGTATCTTTTGGTGTATTAGGTCCAGCATCTGAAAAATCCCCACTTGGTTTAAGAAATAGAAGATTAATTTCTTCATGCCCTTCTATGGTAAATATTACTACTGAAGATAACTTATCTGGAAAAATGGGTATTGGTGTTGGTGCAAATGGTGCTAAAGATAATTTTGCATTGATTTATCATTATATGGATAGTATTTCATCTGGAGATATTCATAGATTAAGACGTCTTCCTTTTAATTTTACAATAACTTTTCCTGGAAAATCAAAAGAAAGAATAACTGTTTTACCTTCTATAAATAACTCGGTATTAACACCAGATCAAAATGATAATATAAAAAATGCAATAAGAAAATATTTAAATTCGAGAGGTGTTCCAGAGGAAGAAATTAAAGAATAGCTAATAAAATACGACGAAGGTTCTGAAAATACTGCTCTTACTATATCTGCGATTATTTCTGCTGCAACAGATAATGCTAAAGAATTAATTTTAAGAAAAATTAATGCTGATCCTAAATATATGAAAATATATTTATTCTCTGCAATATTGAATATTGATTTAAGAGATGTTGCAGAATTAATGATTTCTGACGATATCGATTTTATATTAAATCAATGTAGAGAAAACATGTTTGATCCTACAAAACAAACATATATAAATAGTACGATTGAAAGATTCTTAATTGGACCTCGTATGCCAATTTTATCTGAAGACTCTTGGAAAGAAATTCTAAACAGATTGGAGAAAAAATATCCTGAATTTAAAAATTGGACAAAAGAAAGATTTATACAATATTTATCAGTTATTTATAAAGAAAAAGCCAAACGATCATATACTAATGAAGATGGGTAGTTAATACTTACTACATAGGAGTTTTTTGATGCTTTTACAGAAACACCGTTAACTAATACATATAATTGGCAAGCTTTAAATAGATTTAAAATAAAATTTTTAGAATACTAGTAGCATTATGATCCAGAAACTAGTCCACAAAGAATGGAAACTTTTAAAACATTATTGAAAGGTGGTGATGAAATAAGTATGTTAGCTAGATTTTTAAAAATAAACTAGGGAGTTCCTCCAGTACCACATGATTTTATTGAATATTTAGTAAAGCTAGAAGCAGATATAACTAAACAGTTTTAGAAAGCTGATTCAAAACTTTCAAAATCAAGCTATGTTCAAAATAATGAGTTATTAACGAACTTTGATTTAAAAAGATTTTTCAATGATGAACAATATAGGCTTACTGCTATTGCTTTAGCAGATAATTCTAAAACTTGTTTTAATGTGTTAGATGTTATTTGGCATTCTCCTCATATACGTTAGGCTTTTATTGATATATTTAATGGTGTAAGAAGTATTGATGCTGTTTCAAGTAGATTTGAATTGATGCGTAAAATACGAAAAGATTTATTAAATGCTGAAAAAGATCCAAAAACAAGTAAAGCTACTGTTAATAAGAGTTAGTGGAATTAGATAAATAGAGTTATTGATTCATAGATGATTTATGGATATCTTGTTCAATAGGATATATCTTTTCCAATAGAAAGTGGAACCATGACAGTTAGAAGATAGAACGATAGCCTAAAGAGAAAAATTCAAGAGGAAGATGAATTAATAAATATTTCTTCATCTGAATCGATATCTAAATTTAAATATTGGTTTGAAAATACTTTCTTAGAATTATTAAAGAATCCTGCATTATTAATAGATCTTGATCAAAGTGATAAAATGAAACTAGCAGATAGTGTTTTATTACATGATCTTGCTAATGGAACAACTAGAGATAGTTATTCTGGTATGGATATTATTGTAAGCAAATTTGGATTTATTAATTTCTTTGAAGTTGCTAAATCTGGATATAGTTAGGATAAATATAATTTGTATTTAAAAGAAATCCCTAAGATTGGGAAAATAAAAATTTTTGGAAGACCGTTGATTGATTGGTTTTTCATATATGACTTAATAACATCCAAAGATAAGCTAACTAGAGACAATTTAAATCCTATTCTTATACCTTTTGTAAATGATGAATCTACTTTAATTCCTGATTATTTTAGACAAATGGATGCTAAAGATAAAAGTAGAGAACCATTAATTCCTGTGTATACTGTAGAACCTTTCTAGAAAGCAGCTGCTCCTGTTGTTACTAGATATAATTATAATTCATATGAATATAAAGATTTTATATATGTTAGAATATATAATCCTGATACAGGCGGGTTCGATCTTTATGTAAGATCTGGAAATATTACATCGGAAGAATAGCCAGACGAACCTAACTATAATAGATTCCCTGGATTATCTTTTGTAAAAAGTCTAGGAAGCCATTTGAATAGTAACTATAGCGGATTACAAGGAATTTCAGATATGGAAATAAGTTTATTAAAACATAAAATTACAAAGAATATGAACTTAGAGCAAATAAAAGAAAAAGTTAAGAATCTAATGATGTCAAGAATATTATCTATTAATGTAAATTGTTCATAACATGGCAAACTGTGAAGCTATAATTAATGTTAGGGGTGGTGAAATATCCATCCCTATTTCTGAAGAAAATAGAAATAATTTAGAAAATATAATTACAGATTTATTTAACTCAGATCAATTAGGTGAGTTAATAGATTTGTTAGATAAATCCGGATATGTGCCTCGTGTATTTAATCTTTCTAATAATACATTAGGAACTGAAGTTGGAAATTCATCTTTATTTAAATTAATTACAAAATATTTAAATCCAAATCTTAACAATTAGGATATATTTGATGAATCACACTTTATGGATAATATTTTACTTGTAAATAATTTATCTGGAACAGGTTTAGATATGTAGATAGGTCAAGATGGAGAATTAAAATTTGTAATAGACGATTCTATTTTACGTAATTCTGAAACTAGAAATTCAAAGCTTATACAAGTAATGAAAATGTCTATAGCATATAAAGCATTATTGAAACAAGATCAAAGATATTCCGAATTGATTAAAGCTGTATAGAATATATTTGATGATTTATTAGAGAAAGCTGATAAATATACATCTAACACTAGACTAAAAATAATAATGAATAGATTATCTGAAATAGAAGATTCTGGAAGAAGATTATCTGAATTATTAGTTTATATATTTGGAGACATTTATTATAAATCAAACGTTGATAAAGACTAGTTATAGATTTTAGAGGATGTTATACGTGATACTATTACTCCAATTCAATCTTAGGCTCTTTTAAATCCAGATTCTTCAGATCCATCTGAAAAGTATTTAAGTAGAATCATAAAAGGTGATATTATTTCAAAAGAAGAACTAGAAAAAATTATAAAAGAAGATAGTTTAGAAGGTGATCCGTTAGAAATATTGCAACAATGGATTTATGATTTCAATACAAAATTGAGTTATAATAATTTATTTATAAGGATATAGTATGAAGCAACCGATCATTATAAATTAAAAACGTTATTTTTTGATCCTGTAAAAAATCCCAATATTCATTTATTAAGTCCAAATTTTTATGGATCATCTACTAGGTTGATAGAATATAATTTTGGATTTAATATTGTAGAACATTTAGGTCAATATTATGTTGGACAATCACTAATGTTTTCAACTGAAAAACTCAGTGAACGATTAAGAAGATTTGATAATCTTAGAGAAGCTAGAGCTTTTATTACTAAAGAAAGAAGAAAAATACGAAATTCAGATAAAACTTATTCTGGAGCTAGAACTACTATTTATAATTTTAAAAATAAAATATTAGTTTCGGGATTTAAAAAATTATAGGTAGATATTAAAAATTCTAAGCTTACACCTGGCAGTATGATTCCTATTAAACATTATCCAAAGGTAAAATTTATACATGATATTAGTATATTGAGTAGTAGATGGAAACCAGCTAAATTACCTACCAATTTATTTTGGTAGGATATGACTGTAGACGTAGATTAGTTTTTAAACAGTTTTGGATATTTTGATTTTTTTAAAGATAGTGCTTAGAAATAGAAATATTTAGAAAGAATGTAGGAAATATCTGACTTAGAATTTTTTCTAATGAGAGCTACTGATTTACTTTAGGATAAAATAGATTCTGGAGAAATATTAGAACTTTCTACTATATTCTCAGTAGATCCTACTACTAGATATAAAATAATAGACTAGGTTTTAGATGAGATGGAAGTAAGCGAATTTAAGATTTTAAAAGTAGAGAATGTTAAACAAGGAAAAAAGAAAAACCTGAGTACTGTTACTTTTAGTGAAGTAAAAGAGGCGCATCCTTCTCAACTTATAACCATCCCGAGGTTTAATATAAAAAGAGATTTATTAGCAGTAGTAAATCATCTTAAAGATCATTTTGGAGTAAATTGTACTATTATTAATGATGACGATATTAAAAATGGTATGGAAATTAATGGAAAAAAAGTACGATTTCCAGATAGTGTTAAAAGAGCAAGAGCGTTTATTTTTAATGGACAAATTTATGTAAATATTGAACGTGGAGATGCAGGAGATGTTATTCACGAATATATGCATTTAGCTTTAGGTATTTTAAAAGTAAGAGATCCTAAAACATATTATAGTTTAACTAGTTTAGTAACACAATTACCTGATTATTAGGATTAGATAAAACGTTTTAGAAAATTTAGAGATTACAGGTCTGAGTTGGATTTACAAGAAGAATTATTTGTGACTTTATTGGGTAAAGAATTCGGATAGCAAATTGTCATTAATTTTTATAATAACGAAAATATCGAGAAAACCTTAAATAGGTTTAAAAAAGAATTTCGCAATATAATAATTAAAGCGTTTGCATTAGGATAGGGTGCCGAAAATCTTGAATTAGAATAGATATTAACTAAAGATTTATAGCAGATAATTGAAAACTTTGGATCAATGATTTTTGAAAAAGAACCAGTAGATGCAAATGAACTTATAGAAGCAACAGAATCAAGATAGGTTACTAATTTGATTGCTAGAATGATTAGAAATTCTCAATTTAAAGAACATTCTGAAAGTTATATAGAAGAAATATGTGAATAATTATGGACTGTACATGGATTTTAAATATAATAGAAAATGGAGAGCTAACTGGCACTGAAAGTTTTACAGATTTTGATGCATTACGTAATGAAATAGCTGATAAATTTGACATTACTAACGAATCAGATGTAATAAAAAGTAAAGATTTAAGTCAAGAAGATGCCATTAAAAGATTAAAAGAATTAAAATCTACAACAAGGATTAAAAGAGCTACTTATTCAAAAAATAAAGACGAGTTATATGATATTCCCGATAATGAAGATTATATAGAACTACATTAGTTTATAGAAGGTGGAAAAAAAATAGACGGAATGACTCCGTTTACAGAACCTTACGATCCAGAAAAATTAGCTTCAACGTTAAAAAATGAAAACAAATTAACTGACGAAGAAATAAAAAAACTATTTGAATCGTTTGAAAGAACTGAAACTAGAGCATATTATTTACACATTCTTTTAAATAATTATTTTAATGATACTACATCTAGAACATTAGAAGGTATCAAAAGAGTTATAAGAAGTACATTTCCTTCAGAAATATAGGACGAATGGCTAAAAAGTGACGCTATGCTTTCTAATTTTTTAAGTTAGCTATAGAAAGTTAGAAATAAAATACTAACACTTACTGGTGTGAATGTAGAACATATAATTCCAAATGTAAGTTTAACAGCAGACTTAAACGGAACTTCTAAAAAATTATATGTAAATATAGATTTAGTAGCTATTGATAGTTATGGTGTACCTCACGTATTTTTATTTAAATCTTCTGCGAAAAATGAATTAGAATAGCCAGACGTAAAGAGACAAAAAAGAGATTACTATCTTGGAGCTATTAGACAAGTATTGGCATAGAAAGGATACAATATTAAAAATATGACATTAAATATTGTTCCTGTTTAGTTCTTTGAAAATGATGATACTACATTAAAAGAAATAGCATTCGGCGAAATAGTAGATAGAACTATTGCATTAAGAAGAGATAAGAGTTCTAGATTAGATCCTTATGTTGGAGAAATTTGGAGAGATTTAAATAACCTTATCCCTGTCACGTTAAATGAAGCTGATTTCAATGGGGTAATAACACACGATGTTACTAGTAAAGTATAGAAATTATTTCCAACTCATAATATTGTATAGGATTCTAGATCTAGAAAAGTTACTAATTTTATAAAAAAATATGTAGTTATATCTACTAAACCAGGAATGTCCTACGAATTTTAGGATAGGCATGGTAATATTTATTATGTAAAAGAAAGTTCTCCAGCAGAAACTAATACTGAGTTAAGAGAAAAAGTCGCTAAAGTAATTGATGCTGAAAAGAAAGCTGATATAAATAAATTAGGCTTATTTTTAAGAAAAATACAAAATGTAATAAACAATCACGCATCTCTTACATCTATATCTTCAAATAGTTCAAGTGCTGGCAGAATTAGTATGGCACTAAATAAATATGCAACTGATGATTGGGAATATAAAGCATTACCTAAATTAGAAGCTTTAGGAATTGGAGCTTTTCAAAACAAAAATACTGGACAAATTGATTTTATCATATTAACGGGAGAAGATAATTTAAATGATACTATAAATTTAGGTTTTGGAAATACAATACTTGGAGCATTTAAAAAGAACCATTAGATTTCTGGAAAAGTAAAATTATAGGCTACACAAGGAAATATCAAATTTATGGAATTGTTGGTAGCTTTAGATGAATGTTGGTCTGAATTAAAAGATGAACACATTGGAGAACTTAAAGTAATGAATCCTTTTACAGGTAATACCTTAAGTATTCAAAACTCAATGTTAATAGCAGATTATAAACAGCTATGTAAAGAAGCTGGAGTAACTACAAATATTGCACAGTTAGAAAAAGCATTTATTTCAGATATTGAAAACTTAAAAAATCACGTTATAACAACTTTAGGACATGTTGCAATAAGTGATTAGTCTTTATTACATACTATTCAAGAAAGAATTGAAAAATTATAGGTATTAAATAGATAGATTGTAGCAGAAGAATGTATGAAAATAATTCAGCTGATTACAGCTGATAAATCTCCTGGAGAATTTTTAAAAGATGGATATGCAAATGCTATAAGTGCTGTACAAGGTGATAAATAGAAATTAGAACTATTAAATTTGTATTTAATAATATTGCAAACTTATATGTATGCAAAAGGAGATTGGTATGGAATTCAAGAAATGCAAACTATTGGACAAGCTAGTAAAAATACTTTGTTTAATGGATCTATGACTGTAACAGCAGATGTGATACCTTATAGAAATGAAGCAAATTTAACTAATAGTGCTTTACAAAGTTTTCAAAAAATTAGAAGAACTTTCGTACATTTTAAAGACGATTTCTTTGAAAATCACGTTAAAAAATTATGGAAGGATAAAGGATATTCACAATCCCAAAATTTAACATTAGGAAATTAGTCTATATTATATAGAAACCTATTTGAAGAAAAAGATGGAAAATTAAATCCTAATTTAGTATTTAAAAACCCTGATACTGATACTACATTATCTGATACAGAGAAGAAATTTTTAAGAAAAGTATTATGGATAATAAATAGAAGACGTTGGGGATTAGAAAGTTATTCAGAATCTTCTCCAGAAGTTCAAAAAGAGAAACAAAAAAGAGGATAGAAATGGTATTGGGTTCCTATTCAAGAAGCTGCTGCTGGTTCAAAGCTAAATAGAGATCATCTAGAAGATACTATTAAATAGGAATTTAAAGAAATAGTATCTTTTGGAAAAGAAGCTAAAGAAGTTTTTCGAAGAGAAGAAGCAAACGTATATACTGAGTCTGAATATGAGGCTTTTTAGAAAGCAGAATAGAGAAATAAAATATTTATTAGATATACTGAAAGTGATGACGATTAGTATAAACGAACATAGTTATTGCAATCTAAACCATTAGGTTTTTGGGAAACTAATGTAGAAAATATTGTACTACAACATGAGTTAACTTATATTCGACGAGATGAACTAGATAAATTATTACCACATATTGCAGTAGCTAAATTCTTAATAGAAGCTTGGGGCAATTAGGCAGGATTAGATACTAGTGTTAATTTAGATTATTTAGATAATTTCGTAAAGTAGTCAATACATAATGTTACACTATTGTCAGCTTAGGAAAAAGAAAATACTCATTTGATCCGAAAAGCTAAAATGGCTGCAAGTTATTCTATGATTGTAGGTAATGTATTTGCTCCAATTCGTGATGTATTAGATGGATTATGGAAAGGTATTGGTATTTTTGTAGGGGATACTTGGGGTGAAGGAAAAGGTTTTACAAAAGCTGATTATATAGATGCTTATAAAGTTGTAATAAAGGATAGTACAGAAAGTTTAGCCGGTGTTACATTATTAGAATCTTTAAATGCAGCATTTGGTATTTCAGATATGGATTATGCGCAATTGGCTAGAAAAACAAAATCTGGTAAAGTTGGATTATTTAACTTTAAAGATAAATTATTCTGGACTACAACAGCTGGTGACTATACAAATAGAATGGTTATTTTAATAGCTAAAATGAAACATGATGGATGTTTTGATGCTTGTAGTTATGAGAACGGATTAAAATATAATATGAAAAAAGATAAACGTTTTTCTACTTGGGATGGTACAAAATGTACAGATTCGAAATAGCAAGGTTTATACTTATCCATGTTACGAGATTTCAATGAAGCTGGATATAATTTAAAGGAAGGTGATGCTTTACCAGAACCTTACGCTCCTAAAGAAATAGTAGCGTTAAAATCTTTTGCCGATAGACTTTATGGCTATTATGATCACGAGTTAAGAATTCAAGCAGAAAAGCATGCGTTAGGCTCTTTATTTTTACAATTTTCTACATATCTTACAGCAAACAAAACACAATGGTTTTTGTCACCTAAAGAGTATGAAACAAATGTTAGAAAACAAGCTACTGATGCTGATGGAAATCTTTTATTTTGGAAAAGAGTTATAGATGTTAACGGAGAAGAAAGTTTAATACCCGTTCCAGAAAGTGAATTAGAACCAAACGATCCTAGAGAACCAGTTATGGATGTTGCTAAATCTTACATGGAAGGAATATTTTATACATTAAGAGATTTTTGCAGAGATACCAAAAATTTAGGATTGATTGGAGCTTGGAAAAATGTTCAAGACTGTGATGCTAAACGTCAAAATTTAAGATTACTTGCATACAAGTTGTTAATGTGGGCAATTCTCGGAGGTATTGTTAAAACCTTACTTTCAATGTGGAAAGAAAATAGAAAGAAAGATAAATCTCCATATACTTTAGGTAGAGCTATATCAGACGAAGGATTTAATATGGTTTATCGAGCAATAAACGGTTCTGCTGATAACTTTAATTTATTGAATGTTTTTGGTGGAAATATAATGGATTCAGAAGTTCCTGCGTATGCTACTGCAGCTAACTTTGTAAAATCTACTTGGAAAGCTGGAAAGAATATTGTTACAGGAAATGAAGTAGGAAAATCGTTAGATGCGTGGATTTATACTAATTCTGCGGCATATAGAAGTACTAGTGGATTATGGAGAGGTTTGTAGAAAATGTCAGAAGCCACGAATAACTCATTAGCATGAAAAAAAAAGGATTACCAGACAAATGTCTGATAATCCTTTTATTATTTATATTCAAAATAAGGTTCTTTTTTACAGCCTTTATTTGGCAATTTAAATACTACAAAAAATCTTTTGAAAAATGTAAACGTGAAATCAAAATCTTCTTCAATAAAGAATCCAAATTTTTTTCTTTTTCTTTTTTTCATACTGTTTATATATAATCTGACCAGTATCTAATTCCTTTTAATTCTATAAATCCTATAAGTTTACTATGTCTAATTCCTCTAAATTTAGCTGGAGAATAATATATACGATTAGTTGGATATTCTCGTATTATATCAAAATCCAATCTTCTTCGCTTCTTTTTGGCCATTATCTTCAAGATAATTATAAACATCACAAAGAGCCATATCTTGAGTAGCAGTTGCTTCAATACCAAGTTTATCGAATAATTTCTGAACTCGATCTTTCTTTAGCTTACCAAATTCATATTTTAATGATAACCTACCTTTTCTAAGTAATGCTTGATCTATGTTTTTAAGACTAGTATTAAAGGTACAGAAGAATTTTAACTTTAAAGAATCACCAAGCATACCGTCAGAAATATTGAGAATAGGAGTGATCAAATTGTTATAATTTGTATTTCTATCCTTAACAACGGATTCACAATCCTCAAGAACAAATACTCCACCTTTACTATCGAGTAGGAACTCCATAAACTCAGTACTATTAATCATACTAAACATACTACTATCTAACCAATAGAACTTTTGCTCAGGATGATCCTTAATCATTTTACGTAGAAACGAAGTTTTACCAGTACCAGGAATCCCGAACATAAGTAAAAGAGAAGACTTATCACCTGTGAGTATTTCCTCAATTCTTTCATGCGGAAAATCTTCATTATAATTTATATCATAATCAATGTCAAGTTCATTGACAGGCAATAAACGTTTAATGAATTGCCCTTTATTAGAAACCGATACAAAGATGAGATTAGCTGTATCCTTTTTAGTTATTTGAATACAATTAGATAATTCTTCTGGAATATCTGGAGTTATATTAAAAATAGTCCCTTTATGGCAAATCCAATCATCAGTATAGTAAATTGTATTACCTTTCCACTTATAAGTTTCACATCCAGGAATCTTTTTAATAAGCTTACTAGTTTCTTTCCAATCAAATTCACCATTAATTAATTCCTCGTTATCGTCCTCGTCAATTCCATCAAAGAAATACATTACATATGGTACTGTACCATGAATTTCATAGAATAGACGATACATAAAAGCATCATCACTATATTCTTCTATACTTACATCATTCTTTAATAATCCATTAAAATAATAATTAATAGTATTCTTCATATTTCAAAATATAAAGGTTCATAAATCGGTTGATAATTCTCGTTAACAAGACTAACAGTTGCAAATAACGTATTTCCAAATCCCTTCTTCTTTTCTAATTTATGATTTGAAGAATGGATATGTCCAGACAACGCTATTTGTGGCTGTTTTTCTTTTATTATTTTAGCAAGTACTTTATTACCTGCTTTTACACCTTTTTGAAATCCTTCTGTTATAGTACCTAAATCTCCAGCAGCTGGAGCATCGTGTGTTATAACTATGTCACAGAATTTCGGCATCGTAGAATAATATTCTTGTAATTTTTCGTCACTGGCCATATATGCCCAGTTACCGAATATCTTACACCACGGACTGCCCCATATTTTAATTGTTCTATTTTCAAATATAACATTGGTTTCTGTGTTTTCTAAGAATTCAACTTTATTTTTTGTGGCTTTATATAACCTATCTAAAATCTCAGGTTTTCTAGAATATGCTATTGAATGATTGCCTAGGACGCCGATACAGTGGGTACACGGCAAGTTCTGTATCCAGTTTGATAGATTACTCATTGTCCACATTTCTGCTCTCAAAACGTCTGATTGGACCTCTAAAGGTAAAATGTCCCCAACGATAAGAACTATATCGCAGGGGACAATATCAGTAGGTAAGTAACCATGAAGGTCACTTATCGCACAAATTTTTATTTTATCCATTTATCTATAACTTCTTGAATATTTTCTTTTCTATCGTAATTATTTTCAAGATAATCCTGAGCTTCACTTGCAGATAATTGACTAAGAGAATATTCAACATTGTCAAAATCTTTTATAAAGCAATATGCATTTGCTCCAGAATGAATCCATAAACACTGATCGTTTCCTCCAAAATTTCTTATACCATTTTGAAGTAAAACTTCTTGACTCCAAGGATTTCGGAAACTTGAGCCATATCGCTTTTCATACTTTAAGTTATACTTCTCTCCATCCACCATCACTATCAGCAATATTTAAAGCGTGATATAAACAACCGTATTCAACAGATAAACAACGCATATAAATGTCTTCCTTATTAGGAATGTTATCATACATATTATCCATCAATTCTTTTGGAAATGTCCATTTAGAGTCAAAATAAGCATTAACATAGTCATTATCCCAATCAATATCAGCTTCAAAATTGTCTTTAAGAAACTCTCTAATATATTCGATATTTTTTGGATCTTCTGAGTATGCATAAAATGTATTTTCACAAATATTAGCCATTACAAATCCTTTTCGATTCTGACAAAATGCTTTTTATATACTCCAGGAAATTGCCTTTTAAGTTTCACTAATGCTTCTTTTGGATTGTTAGCATCAACGTAAACCATATCAAATTCTGTGTCTTGCTTATTATATTGAATATTATAAATGTACCTTTTCATAACCAGTGAATTTTATCGTTATACTTGTAAATTAACTCAGGAGTTTGTAATGTTACGTGTCTATTACCAAAATGTAAATCAACACTATTATTTTCTTTAACAGTATATATATCACCCTGTCTAATCATAGGATTGATATCATCTGTTATGTCAAAGACGTTTTCCAATCCAAGAAATCTACGCCCACTAAAATCAATGGGCGTAGAATTTTCTTTTATAATATTGAGGATTTCTTGTAACGTCTTTTCGATTCTATCAAGTCTTTCCTCAATAAGCATTTTACTTAATTATAGCTACACGAGAGCCGATAGCAGCATCTCCGTTAGTATTAGTTACATTAACACCACGATTCTTAAGATAGTTAGCAACAGCATTTGCACGCTCATTAGCAAGTTTATCGTTACGAACCTTACTACCTTCTGGACTAGCTGAACCAACAACTGTTACTGAACCTTGAATACCGTTCAGCATCTCCTTAGCTGTATCAGTAAGCTCAGCACTATTCTTATCAAACATCACTATAGCATAAGGAATCTTGGCACTAACCTCAACAATCTTTTCAACAATCTTAGTTTCAGGTTGACGGTTACGAAGCTCGTTAATTTGCTCATTTAGATGGTCAATATCGCCTTGTGTATACTGGAATGGACACTCAGTAAATTGCTTACCAATCTTATAAGTAGCGCCAACTTTTAAACCATACCAGCTATTACGACTGTCAAAACGAGGATGTTCGTTAGTCCCATAGCTATACAAGCCAGTCAAATTATAATTAAATTCGGGAATGAAATTAAGTTGAACTCGGTTAGTAACATTTACATTAATCTCACCCTGAAACTTAACGCCAAAGTCATTCATATAGTTCTTGCCAGGATAACCATGAATCCACATCGGACCAGTTGCTAAAACAAACTCAACAGTACGAGGCTTATAACCACCAAAGATGTTGCTCAAATTACCCTTAACGAGACCTGTTACAGTCATGTAGTTAAAGTTCTGAGACTTCTTTCCAGTACGTTCCCACTGAGCAAATCCTAACTTACTGCCGTTGCGAATACCGAAATCACCTTCAAAGGCAACACCAAACTTTGGTGTGATCCATTTACCAATCTCAGCACCAATCACTCCCTGGATTGTATGACCCCAGTCCTCGTATCCATTGCATCCTGGATGAGTTAACGCGGTTGCACCTCCATCAATGCGAACATAAGTATTATCAATAAACTTACTCTGCTCAAATGTCTGAGCGTTAACAAACATTGCTGCTACAGCAGCCATAATCATAAAAAACTTACGCATAAATTAAATAAATTAAAGTTAAACATTAATGCCTACGATGAGGCCTATTATCTCTTCTACCATCATATCTAGGTGGTCTAGGTACAGGTCTAATAGGTTGCCTATATCTAGGATACCTAGGAGGATAGTAGTAGTATCCATTGTAATAATAGTATACTAATCTATCTTGATAGTAATATGGAGTTCCATAATTTAATACTACTTCAGTAGTTGGAACTTCATCAGTTACTACACAAGATGTTGCACCGATTAGTAGAACTAATAAAATCAATAACTTTTTCATTTCTTATATTTCTCGTTAATATAATTCATATGTTGAACTAACGCAAGGTAACATCTTACAGCAATTACAAATTCTTTTGGCATCTTTTCAAACCATCTTGGACTAACCATTTGCTTTACATACCATAAATAACTTTCCTTATCACTGTACATTTTCAAACTCTTTTTGTAACGGAATAATCAATCTACGCATTTCTGGATGTGCTGCATCCGAGGTTCTCAACTTAAAGAAATCTTTCCAATCATCTATATATCCAGTCATGAATAATTCAGTTTTAGTAGCATTAGGTAATACTTCTCTAGCTTCTTGTGGAGTTTGTCCAGTACTAAGAAGATAAAAATATGCATTTTCAGAATCTTGTAACGCTTTTTCAAACTTCGGATTATTGATACTATATTGCGGTTGGATAAAAGTAATCTCATTATTAAACTTTCCTTTAGAATAGTTACAATATCTTTGAGATTCCATACTAAAACTAAACACACGATGTCTTGTTAATTCCTGTGCTATAGCTCTAGAACAAGTAAACTTTACAGATATTCTTTTCTTATGATGTTCGGTAGGTAGACATAAATATTCAAATACATCTGACGGTTTAGTTTTAAACATACCTCCACCTGTGAACATTTCTTCTATAACCCTATAATTAGTAGTTATATAAAATGCAGGAATACTTTCCATTGATACTCCTTCATAAGCAAGCTCTTCTCTATTTTCAACCACTTTAGAATAAGGATTCTTTTTAAAGATTTGAACTATATCTGCTTTTTTAAGATAATGATCATCATACATAGGAGAACCTACTACAATCTTAAGATAAATAGTTCCATGTTCTAGAACAGATAAATGTCCTTTAGATTTAATCATTTCAAAGAACTTTTTATAAGAATCTTCTGTTATTTTATCTTCCGATTTATAGCATATTCTTCCAGCCAATTCTATTTGTTTCTTAGCATCTTCTATGAGTTCTCCATGTAGAATGTATCTATCTTTATCAAGTTTAATTGTTGGAACTTCTTGTTGAATTATTTCAAAACTCGGATTAATTAACTTCATTTCTTTATATATTGATTAAATTCAAAATCTTTAGTTAACGTATAATAATGCACTATAAGAAAAATAAGATAAATACTCCAGAAGATTGGATTTAAATATAATATTCCTAATACACATATAATACCAGACAAAATGTTTAGTATTATAAACATATCAAAACCTATTTTATTCATTTAAGAATCCTCTAATTTTATCGAGAGTAGTTACTCCAATAAATCTATATTTTTCTTTTCCTTCATCATCTAATAGAATCATTGTTGGTAAATTTCTAATTCCGTATTCATCAGCTAATTCAAACTGTTCTTCAATATCTATTTCTTCTATAAGGATGTCATTAAAATCCTTTAGAATTTCAGATTGTTGCCTACAACTTGAACACCAATTAGCAGTAAATTTTAATAGTTTCATAACAATGTCTTCTCAAACAATTCTTCAGGTACAAACATATATTTACCCACAACAAATATATCTTCACTAATTTGTGAGAATCTATCTTGTAACTGACCTTCAATTCTCATATACCGTTTTGTAGTTATCTTGGGTTTGGCTACATACCCAGTTAATTTTTGGGTATGTACTGTCGTTTGAGTATTTTTCATTTTCTAGTAGTTTGATTTTATCTTCCAAATAGAAGATTGCTTTTCTTAAATCTTCAATAGCTTTATCTAAACTAGACATACCAGATTCCGATTTATGACCTGCCCGCAAGATATATTTTAAAGCATTACCTAGATCAAAATCTAGATGTCTAGTTATATCAATTACTTCTATACCACATTTATCCTTAAGCCAGGTATAATGTGATGGATGATTTACATTATCAGGCATCTGCTTTCTTTATAACTCTTCGTAAATCTCTACTTACCTTTTCTAATGACTTTTTCTGAGGTTCAGTAAAGTATTTCATCTCTCCATATTTCTGTTCAAAAAGAAAACTTAAAATTTCACTTAATAGTTTTTGTGTAGCTCTAGCATTACTAGAACCACTTATTGTTATACCTCCCATAAAGATAATACTTTATTTTCAAATTTACTAATAATTTTACGAATTTCTGCAAGATAATAACTATAATTAACATCTTTTGGAAATTCTTTAATCTTTGTCAAATCATTAACAATTCTAACTCCGGATGCTTTTAATAAGTTTTCTGGATTTCCACCAGGCTTTTGTTTAAATAGATAAGGTGCATTTTTAGCAACATAAAACCGATTAATTCTAGTAATAGCTTTATCTTCATATATCACTTTAAACTTCTTATCTACTTTCTGATAAGTTATAAAATCGTTAATGTCTTGACTATTCATTACCGTTTCTTCAGGAGGAATACCGTCTGCAAAATACGCATTTAATGCTTTAGGTATAATCATTGGTTGCATACCTTTACCCAAAGTTACAGTATCAATAAACAATCCTTTCTTTTTTAATAACTTCGGATTGTGGGTTTCTTTATACCCTTTACCTACTGCAAGATAATCATTAATTGCAAACTGATAAAATGCTTCGTACTCTTCAGTTTCAAGAGTTAGCTTAGTTTCTTCCTCCCATTTCTTAAGAATAGCTTGATAATCTACAGATTTAGGTATTGTATAAAGTACTCCATCTGTATTTAATTGTTTAAGTCTAGCACCAGCAGCAAGTAACATCTCTGTTAATCGTAAGAGTAGTAATTGACCATTAATTCTAATCTGCATTACAGTAAAAGGACTATATAACCAACTATGTTCATTCTGATAATTACCAGTTGCGCCATTTAGAGCAAGCTTATATGTACTATTCTTAATTTTATTACCTGGAATTTCTGGATGATGTTTGGCATATAATCTATCTTCTCTAATTTCACCATAGATTTCTTCAAATTCTTTACCAAGCTGTGGAGGTACTAAATGATAAGCTATAATAAGACTCGGGTATAGTGAATTTACATCGCTGTCAAGAAGAAGTTCTGTTTCAGGGTCAGGTATAATCTTCTCGGGATCATTTTTAGTATGGATGCCTCCAACTCCTACAGTTACTTCAACATTATCTAATAAGAAATGTTTTTCATAACCTTTACGACCAGCACTTACTTTCTGTTGTTTCATTTCAGTTAGTAAGTCTTGCAAAATTGGAGTATCATATTTTATAAATGGAAATATTACTTTGTTAAGATCTATTATATCACAAGGAGTACCTAAATCTTTAATATCTTTCCACTTCTTACCTGTCTTTTCAAGATATTTAGTTTTTAGAATTTCTGTTCCGATAGTCATACCGTCTTTACTTAATACAGATATTCCAAATTCCTTTTCGATACCTTCTCTTAATTCTATTTCTTCTTTACAGCGATTAAGTAACTCCTCAGTGCTATCAACGTCGTTGATATTATATTTTATGACATTATCAATCTCTGAAACTGGTAACCATCTATCAAAGTCTCCTTCATATTCTTGTACATTTCTAAACTTCATTGTGACTTGCATTTCTTTTAAGCCACAACGAAGTTTTTGAGAAAATAACATTGTAAGTAAATCAAGAGTTGGAAAATAATTCATATATTTCCATTTAGACCAAGAAGTAAAATTGTGATCTTTGCTATTAATTATTTCTTGACTTAATGTAAATATATCTTGACAGATTATATTATAAGTAGTAGATAGTGCTGCTTCCTTATTATCAATTAAAAAATTGATGATTGGATTATCATAGTGGATGTTATTGTACCCACAAATCATTTTACCACCACTTGTAAAGAAATCGATTATGTCCCAAACTTGATTTTTTCTTTCGGAGATTTCAAAGATCTTATATTCTCCAGTTTCAGAATTTTTTATAGTACAAGTAAATGCATTAGGAAAGACTTCAACATCATATACATATACAGGAAGTCCTTTAATTATCATTTTTCCTCGATTACATCTTCTATATCAACAATGTCATAATCGTCATCATATTGAGTATCTAGAACTTCAGTATCTTCAATTTGATCCCAATCCCAGCTTTTTAAATAGTCAATTGCTTGTTCTTCCGAATCAGCATGAACCCAAGCTCTACAACAATCAGTAACAGTACCTGACATTGTATAATCAATTTTATACGTCTTCATTTATTATATAACTTTCAAAAACTAGTCCATCCTTTTTTCCAACGATTTTATCACCTTCGATATAAATACTTCCATCAAACTCTGGAATACGAATTGCTTTAAACGGATGTTCTTCAAACCATCTTTTAAAGTATGGATTATAATCGTTGATATTATCTTCAAATACTACAGCTATTTGATTATTTGTAATAGAACATCTAGCTAAACGGTCATTGTTATTATAAAGTTCAAAATCAGTACCTTTAGTTTCTAATAACAACCAATCATCAAATCCAAATACTGACAGATTATGGCCTTTTTCACAATACAACCAATCATCTTTAGTTTTTTCTTCACAGCCATAAGCTGGTCCACGCATTAATAGCTTTGGACTAATAATAATAATGTTATCCTTATTACAAACCATTGACCTCAACTTTTAAAGTACTTGTGAAATATTCATACGCTAAGTCTTGAATCTCCCACATAAGATCTCGTATATTTAGATTATCTTCAACTATATCTTGAAGATCTTCTTTATCTATAAATTCAGAGATAGGAATAGTTATAGTTCCAAAATCGTGTACAATATCAACTGTTGAGTTATAAAGTTTATTTACCATAAGTTGTTATATATTGATTCATAATTAGGGTCATATACTTCTATATAATATTCACCAGTTTCATCTTTAGGATAAAATGAAAATTCGGGTAACGTTTCAGAATCTATAGCTTCATAATCACCTTCTTTAGCTTTTTTAATAGCATCTTCATCTGAATCTGCATAATACCATTCTCGGATAAATGTTTCTACCTTAGTATCAACGCAATAGATTTTTTTCTCATCATTCATAGTCTCTTACGCATACAAATTGGGGTTGTTGAGGAATTGAGCTACCTTCTTTACCTGACATTTCAAAGTATTTAATAGTAGCCATTTTACCTATAAGTTCATCTAAATGTTCACGATACCATTGTTTTTGAGCACGATCACCGTGAGGTTTTGCTTTAAACTCTTGTCCATCTTCTGTTTTCATTACAAAGCACATATCCTCATCACGAAGACCTTCAGATAATCCTACAATTTCGAACTCACTATCCATATATTCTTTCACTTTTATCATATCATTGCTGCGCTTGCCAGGACCATAAACAGCATCAATTTTACGAATCACAAGACCTTCAAATCCTTCAGCAACATATTTATCGTGATATTTCTTGATAGTTGACCATCCAGTCATTGGTATTTGTGGTAAGAATTGAATCTTAAGTTCTCCCTCTTTCCATTCTCGTTCTGGATCAAAATCTCCAAGAATTAAATCATATTTAGCAATATTCTGCATTAATTCCCATCTTGTTTTAAAGGTTAAATCTGGATTTGCAGTATCGTAAATATCGTACCAATAGAATTGTAACGGTTCAGTGGCAGAAATCTTTTCTATATGTCTACATAAACCACTTATTCTGTTTAGTGTCCAACCATGAACATAAATCTCGCCATCTAATATAATTGTAGGATTGTTTTCAAAGAATTTGATTAAAGTCGGATGATTAATTATATGATAAATAGCTAAGTTGTAGTTAATAGCTCCTCTTGACGATGTATGTACTTCACCATCTTTATAATAGATAAGGCATCTTACACCATTAAGTTTTCTTGAGCCATAGAAATCTCTATCAAAGAACTTATTAGCGACCTTATCAGCTTGTTTAGCTAACATAGGTTTAATTATACCATCTTGACCTGTCTTAATATCACCTAAAGCTTCTTTAATTTTAGCTTCATCTAGAATATCTTCCCATTCTTTATAACCTTTATCTAGATACTTTTTAAGATGAGAATTGAATTGTAGTACTGTTTGTTCAGTAACCGTTCTTCCAGCTTTACCTTTCTCAACTAAAATATCTGGTTGTTGAGTTTGTTTGCCTCCAAGTTGACCGGTAATCCTACGAATAACAAATCCATTATCCGTAGGACTCCAATCATAACTTATTTCAACAACTCTAACCTTACCTTTACTGTCTAAAGATACTAAAGTTTTATTCATACTATACAATTTTCAAGTTGCGAACATAAAGCTACAAAGTATATCAGATTAAATAAAGTGAATTCCCCTAAATCCTTTTCTATTTCATCAAATCCACTCTTGTTTTTACATTTTAAAATTGTAATTTTATCGTTTTCATACTTTATTACAATTTTACATACAATTTTTTCGGATTTTTGAGATATCACTTCACAATAAATATTGTCTTTATCTATAGGATGCATTATTAATAAATGCATTTTATCATAATCTATACTTTTAACAATTTCCAATAATTCTTGTGCTTCCATTTACAATTGTTCTTTTAGAAATTTGTTTATATTTTTAACACTATATGGAATTTCAAGTAATCTTATTCCATTATCGTGACAATAATTTCGTAATTCTGTATCTCTTTTTACTTGACGTTCAAAATCATCCATAGATTTATGAAAATACGGTGTATATTCATAATGTTGTCTACCATTATATTCTATGACAGTACCATCTTCTAATTGAAAATCAAGAAATACTTGTCTATGTGGCAATTTAAGTGGAACTTGTTCTTTATACTTAATCTTAGCTCCGTTTAAATATTTGGCTACTTCTTTTTCTCCGTTAGATCTTTTGCTAACATTCTTTAGAAGAAAACCTTTAATAAAAGTTCTTAAAGTATAATAATACTTTGATTTATAATATTTAAAATTCATGAATCTCAAAATAATACTCTTGTGTATGTGCATTTACATATATTAAATCATACACTATATTGTTCCAACAAAGAATTCTGGTATTTATAGTCGTAAACATCGGATGTTCGAACCAAAATCCAAATAAATCTTCTGCTACTGCTTGTGGACAATA